AACTATCTTTGTTAAGAACATAAACAAGTTCACTAAGAGTTGAATATTTAGAATCATCTTTTAATTTAAATAAGACAAACAAAAGAAGTGAGTAAATATCTTTCTCATCTAATTCTTCAAGTGTTTTAATAAGATAACTTTTTTTCATAATTTATTTATAAGTATCCTCATCATAATTAGTGTATGACTTTTCTTCATAAGCACTTGCAATAATTGAATCAATGATATCTTCTGGTAAATTATTTGATTGTATTACATCATTAATATCACCACTCATTCTTGCTCTAATTTTATTTACAAACATTCTAACAATATCAGAATAGTCACTACTTAATTTCCAAAGAAGTGGTGGTTCTTCCATATTTTTTTGATATTGTTTAACTATATAATTATCAGAAATATCTTTACGAGAGTCTTTCTTTTCAAGTATGGTATTTGGTAAAGTAATACTATTTAAGAAAGTTAATAAACAAGACATATAAAGATATTTACACAATAATTTATCTGTTTTATAAGGACTTTCTTTAATAACTTCTTTTGCTATTTTAGGAAAAGTACCAAGAATTTCATAAGTATCTTCAACTACATCATCATGATTATAGGATGTTCTTATTGTATCTCTATATGTTTGTTGATATGCTTGAACATCTTCATCACCATCTTTTGTTACTTGTTCAAATGCTTCATTTTGATAATCAACTTTTAAATGACTTTTACAAGATTTTGCATAGTTAAGTACTGATTTAATTTGAATACCCTTTTTCTCTTTCTTTAAATATCTTGCATAAATCTTTGTTGCAGAATATTGAGCATACCCATCATAATCTTCAAACTTTTTAAAGTAATTACTTTTACAAGCTAACATATAGAAAATTAAATACATATACTTAAACAACTTATTATCATCTCTATTTGGAGTGTAGAATTCTTCATCAAACTCTTTAGCCATTTGAGTATATCTTTTATTTTCTTCTTTTGAATATAACATTATTGTACCTCACTAACACCTAATTCATTCTTTACAATAACTATTTCACTATCATAAGGAATACATAAATCACTATGGTGTGAAATAATAAATGTACTTTCAATATCTTTTAGTTCTTGAGTAATAAAATTAATAACTTTATCACAACTATCAGCATCAAGATTATCAGTAATTTCATCTAAGAAAATAATATTGCTAGAGAAATTCAAGTGTTTAGATAACATATCTCTAATTGCAAATTGAGTAATTAAATCTACTCTTTGTTTTTCACCACCGGATAAGTTCTCATATTCTTTATTGCAAAAAGTAATATCAATGTTATTACCATCAAGTTTAAAATCAATTTCATCAGTATTGAAAATCTTAGAAGCATACTCTTTTGCTTTCATATTAATATAATCAATACTATTACTTAAAAGAATACCTCTAAAGTCTCTCTTAATATAAGTATTAAATTTGTTAACTACTTCAATGTGTTGATTAACTTTGTTTTTAGCATCAATACACTTTTCTTCTTGTGTGTTAACATCTTGTAATTTTGTAGTATATTCTTCAATTTTCTTCTTGCAATCTAATAATTTTTCATCATGTGATTGCATATCTTTCTCAACTCTAATAATCTCTGATTTGAGATTTTCAATGTCTCTAGATAAGACATCATTTGAATAAAGTCTCTCTTCTTCAACAATTGCTTTTAATCTAACATTAACAGATTCAGTACTTGACTTAAACATTTCTTCAACTTTATCACTTGCTAAACCATATTCAGTTTTATTTGCATCAATATCAGAAAGAGTTGCTTTTAAATTCTCTTTAATAGTTTCTAATTGTTGTTCTTTAACTGATGTATCAGGTTTAATAACATTAGGAATTTTTTGACCACAAGTTGGACAAATATCTTTAATGTTCTTCATATCAACAATTTCTTTTTCTAATTGTTGTGATTGAAGAGTAAGAGTTGTCTTAAGAGTTGTTAATTCTTTATCATACTCAACAAATTGAGAAAATAATTTATTCTTTCTATCATTCTTAATATTTGTTTCTTCTAACAACTTGGCATTTAATTGATTCTTTTCATCAACAAAAGAATTTAGTTTTTCAACATTAGTATTAAACTTTGTTGTTAGTTCATTCAATAAATCTCTTTTTTGAGTCAATACAGCACTAAAATCAGTTTCTTGAGATAAACTTTCTAATTTGTTATTTTCAAGTGTTAACTGCTCAGTATAGACACCTCTCTGTGTTGTTAAAGATAAGTATCTATCTTCTTCTTCTCTTAACTTAGTATTTAATTCAGACAATCTAACATCTAGTCTTTCTTTTAAGTCTTGAATCATAAAGTCAGACTTTGATAAATGTTCTAAGACCTCTTTTCTTCCTGCAGGAGTATTTGCCGTGAATTTATCAGGTAAACCTTGACCAAGTAAAATAACACCACCAATAAGTTCTCTTGTTAAATCAGGAAGTAATTCATCTAAGATTGCTTGTGATTCTCTAATACCTTTACCACTCTTGTCTTCATTATTAACAATGACTTTAAGATTTGTACCATATGTTTTATCATCTTTACTTCTAATAAGTGTATAAGAATCATTATCAACCATAAAATCTAATGAGACATAGCAACCATCATCAAAATAGATATTACTTAAATTAGACTTAAGGCCACTAATAGTTTCACCAATTAAAGCAAAAGAAATAGCATTAGCAATAGTAGATTTACCTGCACCATTACTTCTAGCTGCATCTTTAGGATTCTTATTAATACCACTAATTAAACAATAACCTCTATCAGTTAAATCAATTGTAGCATCATTGAAAGAAAGAAAATGATGAATATGTAATTTTAGAAACTTAATTGTCATCTTCTTTTACCTCAATTAATTGATATATCATACCACAAAGAAAATCAACACTATAATATTCATCTTCTAAAAATAACTCTTCATGATGATATTTATCACCTTTGCCCCACCCTAAATAGAATGTCCAAAAAGCACCCTCAATTACATCCAAATGTACACTTTGAATTTCAAACCAACTATCTTTAGGTAGGAATTTTCTACATCTATTTTCAATTGTCTTAATAAAATTATTTGTAAGTTCTAATTTCATTTACACACCTCATTTAATTCTTCTACAATAATATTAGTATTGCCGTACTTTTCAAGAATAAATTTTTTAAATTGTTCTAAGTGGTCAGCACTATTAATACCTAATGTTTTAGCAACAGCATAATCTGTAGTATTAAATTCTTCACTATATAAAATAAATCTATATTCAATGACATCAGTTAATGTTTTAATAACATCTCTTGCTTTTTCTTCTAATTTATCAAAACACTTAATAGAAAGAACTGCATTTGGCTTTAATCTATATAATTGCTTGATATCTTCTTCAGTATTAATTTCAAGTTTATAAAAATTTAAAGCATACGGATTTTCAATAAATTCTATTTGCAATGTATCAGTATCTAAAATTGCAACATGATGTTCATACTTAAATGCATCTTCATTGAAGTTTTGACCACATAATACACCTAAATTGAGAATTTTATCTTTAACAACCCAATCACCATTATGTAAATGACCATTGATATATAAATCACAATTCTCTAAAATCTCATCAATTTTAAACCCTGTTGTAGATAAGTAAGGTCCCATTTGAAAATCTTTAATATCATTGTGAGAAAATATAATTAATTTTTTATTGTAATCTCTATCTGTTAAATATTCTTTTAAAGGCTTTCTATTATCTTCTGTAATATATGGTAAGAATAGTAAATCAGTAGCATCATCTAAATGATAAAGATATGGAGTGTCTTCAATAACACCTATTTTATGAAGTGCTTGAGTAGAACTATATTGAAGAGATGATTCACCACTCTCATGATTACCAACAATAAAATGTTTTAATCTAGAGGACTTATTCCACTCAATCTCACTTAAGGATGTAATTTCTTCTCTATCTAAATCAGGTCTATCAAAAGTATCACCTAAAAAGATTTCTTCAACACAATCATGTTCTTTAGCAACTTGTTCAGCCCAACTAATAGATTTAATGATATGTTCAAGACGAGTAGAGAAACACTTACCTCTACTTCTTACAATAGATGAATATTTAGATAAATGGATATCACCGACAATTAATAATTTCATACAATTTATTATACAATTAAATTAACCAAAGAGCAACAATGATAAATGTTCTCCATAAGATACCCCAAGTTGATAACCCAATGAATGTAGTAACACTTGTAGGATTATCTTCAGTACTAGATGCCACACTAGCATTTTTAATTGCCATGCTAATGAAACTTAATCCCATAAAAATTGTGCCTAAAATTCTAAATACCATTATTTCACACCTCCTTCAATCTTATCAATTACTTTAGTCCCCCATCTACTGGCGGTACCTTCAAACCAAATCCCGTCGTATTCTTTATTTGGAAGACCTTTTCTACTTCTATAATTTTGATAGTGATATCTAATAGCACTAGGAATAGTTACAACAAATAACATGAAAGGACCAAAGATTAAGTTTTGTAAACTATGCCCAAATTCATGTCTTCTTGTATGTTCAAACCACTCTTCATCAGGACATTTAGTTGTGTAACCACCACAAAGAGCAACTGCACCAAGATTTAATCCACCCCAATTGCCACCAATTTCTACAATATATGAGAAACCATTTCTATGAACTTTACCATTTAAAAATATGATAGCAAATAAAGTAACAATAAGTCCAACTAAAGTCAACAATAAACCCCAAGTTAAACTAATAAACCAATAACCAATACATTTTAATACTTTCTTCATACTTATCCCCTAATATTTCATCTCATTAGTTATATCTACTAATTTCCTTGCAAATGCTCTCTTTTCATCTGTCAAACAATTTTCCTTTGCATCTAAATCTAATGCAAATGAGATTAGGTCCCAAAGCCAATAAACTTCTTCCCCTTCTAAAGTTAAGTGCAATTCTTTATATTCGTATCTCATAATACCTCCCTAATAAGATAATACTGAACAAACTATATAATCAATAAGTCTTTGATTACTCATATCAAGTAACCCAGACTTTAACTTGTAATCTAAACTTGTAATAAATTCAAATACTTTAATAAGCGAAGTAGCAGAATATTTACCACAATTATATGAGATTGCTTTATATTGTTTCATTGACATACCAAGAGATTCAGGAGTTGAATTCTTACCTAATTGTACATCAATAAGTTGTTTAAAGTTTTTATGCAATATTGTAATTAAGCCTGTACCTTCAACATCAATACTATCAATATCTTCTAAGACACTTATGATTGTATCTTTGTCTTTCTTCAAGATTGCATTTGTGAAGTTAAAGATTGTTAAAGGACTTAAATCATTATAACCACCAATATCAGATAATTCCCTAAATACTTGTTCTTGTTTAGAAACATCAAAACATTTAAGTTTTTTCATCTCATTATCAAGTCTATAAATATTTTCATTGTTTTTACCTAAAGATGCAGTGATGTCATATAGCCACTTAATCTCATTATCATTTAAACCAGGACATTGAGATTTCATATATGCTTGAATTTGCCAATCTTCTAACTTAGGAAATTCATAAGTATTTTCATAATCAAAGGCTAATTCATTACAAATAATAACAACATCTTTTATTGTGGTTAAATCAACTTCTTGAGGACATTCAAACTTTTGACATGAATATACCTTAAGAGTATTTGCAGTTTCACTTAAATTAAAAACATCAATGTCATTTGTATAGACTTCTTCAAAAGAATTAATATATTCTATTGGTAATTTTCTAACTTCAGATAGTTTATTTACATATTGAAATGCTAAAAATGGATTATCAACCCATTTAAATATATACAATCTATCAGTAGCAACATTAAATGTTAATGCAGTTTTAAAGTCTCTTAAATCTTCTATTGTGTGCATCTTACAAACTCCCAAAGATTAGTTAAGAAATTCTCAATAAAGAATTCTTTGTTTAGTCTTGAATCTCTTAATCTCTTTTTAAACCCTGATATAAAATTATACATTTCAAAGAGTTCATTAGAATAATTTTCATTAATAAGTTTCAATAATGTTTGTAACAAAACATTAAAAAATACTTGTAAATCAAATTTATCAAATTCATCTTTTAAATTTATTTTTTGTGTGATACTTAATGTATTTGAATAGTTTGCTTTATGCATTTTTGTAATGATTGTCTCACATAACTCTTCTAACTTAGTTAAATCACCTGAATGTAGAGATAAAACTTGACCAGGTGTTGTACAAACATCTAAAATATGAGAAGATTCTTCATTTGTAGTAAAAGGTGTGCTAGAATCACTTGAAAATGGGTCAAAATCAAAGTCTTTATCAAGAAATTTTGCTAAAGTGCTTCTTGAATAGGGTTCAAATTCAAAACTAACACATCTATTTGAAACAGTTTGAAGAATCATTGATTTATTTGCACATAATAATACCAAATATGCATATGAAGATGGTTCTTCTAAAAACTTTAATATAATATTTTGATGTCTATCAGTTAAAACACTACAATCTATTAAATACATTGCAGGTATTGGTTTTGTTGCAATCTCATTTATAGTATCTAAAGAAATAATCTCACTAATATCAATTAAATCAAGATTAAAATACTCAGCAAGTTCTTTTGCAAGAGTATGTTTACCACAACCTACTTCACCACATAATAAAATAGAATGAGGCAAAGTTGTAATAGTGTATGATTTTAATTTTGCAATTAACTTATCTTGACCAATCATTAAAGACTCCTACAAATATTAATAAGACCTACACTAATTGTTGTTTTAGGCATAGTATCATATCTTAAAGAATTTTTAATGTCAAATATTTTAGACATTAACTGATTAAAGTATGCAGTACTACCTTCAAAACCAACAACATACTTAATACACATCTCTGAATTATTTGCTTCTAATGATAATGGGATTTTTGTTAAGTTAATATCTTTAAATAAGCAATATTTATTTAAGTCTAACACAAAATCTAAATATTGTTCAATGAATAGTTTTAAGTCACCACCACTATTAAAGCAATCTTCAACAATTCTTAATACTTCTTTCTGATTTCTTTCTACTAAATTATTTGTTAATTTAATAAATGTTTCATAAGAGAAGTTACCTAAACTTTGTATCACATTTGTTATACATAAGTCTTTACTATACCCAGCACATTTCTCTAACATTGCAATAGCATCTCTCATACCACCACATGCCAATTTTGCAATATAATCACAAGATTCATCATAGTTTGTAAAACCTTCTTGACTTGCAATATATTTTAATCTATCTCTAATCTTATCAGAAGAGATTCTAGACAAGTTAAATCTCATAACACGATTGAGAATAGTTGCAGGAATCTTTTGTGGGTCTGTGGTGCAGAAAATGAATACTGTGTACATAGATGGCTCTTCAATGCATTTTAAGAATGCTTGCCAACCTTGATTTGTAATAGCATGACATTCATCAATAATAATGACTTTATATTCAGCATCTAAAGCCCTTTGTTTAGAATCATCAATAATTGCTCTAACATTATCAACACCATTGTTTGAGGCAGCATCCATTTCAATTGGAAGACCATTACCGTGATTTAATTCTTTTGCAAAGATTCTCGCTAAAGTTGTTTTACCATCTCCAGAAGGTCCACAAAATAAATAAGCATGACTAAATTCATTAGTTGCTAATTGTTGTTTTAGAATCTTCACAACTACATCTTGACCAATAACTTCACTAAATTGTTTTGGTCTATATTTAACTGCCAATGCTTCACTCATAATCTTGTCTCCTCAATAATCTCTAATTGTTCAGATGGTAACCAACCTTCAAAGTCTTCTTTCATATCACACTTATTGATAATATCATAATATACACCATACACATAAATCATCTTACCAACTTTTTTACTTACTGCAAACTTAAGATATTCATGTAATGGATATTTACCACCATTCCAATTACTTACCAATAATTCATTATCAGTAGCATTTAAAAGATGCTTATCTAGTTTTACTATATACAATATATTATACTCAAATGTTTTCTCAACATGCTTTTTAATATGAAAAGTATGATGTAAACTATCATACTCTCCAACTTCTGCTTCATGTACTTGTTCTAATTGTTTTAATATTAATTTATTAATCATTTTTCTCTACACAAAAAGTTGCAATAATATCGGCACAATGTAATAATACACATAAATTGAACTTTGCTAAGATTTCAGACAAATCATTAACAGGGTCTTTATCTACTGCAGAGTATTGATACATTAAAGCCATTGTTTCTTCATTTGTTAATGGAATAAATTGACTAGCAATTAGGTATGAGATTGTGCCTTTATTGCCTAAAATCTTTCTATCTTTTGCATCTTTAACTTTATATGATTTTGTAGAAACCCAATCAAAGTTACCAAGTTCATCATATTTTTTACCATAATTTGAATAGACTTTTTCATTTTTAATTGTTTCTTCATAAAAATTAATTTTATTTAAATCATGAAGAAGGCCAACAATAATTAATGATAACTTAGAGTACTTATCCTCAGGAATGAATTTATCACAAAGAGATGATAAAGCACGATAAACATTTAATGAATGTAAACAAAGGCCACCTGGAAAACTACAATGATACTTTGTACTTGCAGGTGCAGTAAAGAAGCCATTATCATCTAAATAATTGATAAGACCTTCAACATCAGCACCCTGTCTACCGCCATTTGCAGCATCTAAATCCCAAAGAATGTTACAAAATACTTCTTTGTTTTCTTTAATTTCATAAGCTTCTAACATAAATTATCTCCTATTCTAACCAAATCTTTGTATGAAAATCTTCATCAGCATGACTATAAATATATTCAATTGCTTCTTCTTCAGTTTCAAATGGAATTTTAACTTGAGCAACAGCATCTTTCAGTTCAATTCTTAACTCAAAACATGCATAAGTATTACTAGCCATATATTATCACCTCTACTATATTATACAACTTGGTGGACACAAAGGGACTTGAACCCTTAACCGACGGTTTATGAGACCGTTGCACTAACCGATTGTGCTATATGTCCATAGATAAATGCCACATGTTTTTACTTCGGTCAAATGTGGCACACCGTGAGTTCTTTATAGTGACTCTAACTTATTTATCTTTCTTCTTCTAATGTTACCTTTTTCATCAGTATAGTATTCAACATTAGCATTCTTATTTTCATAAGTTTTTTTGTAATGTCTTTTTCTATATGGTGGAACAAAGTAGGAATTGTTTGTGTATGGACCATCAAGTAAATTATTAATTTGTTTTAATGTATCTAACTTACTCATAATTATTTACCTGCAATGTGTTCTAACATTTTTTGATGGTTTTCTTCAGTAGTTACAACAACATATTCAGTAACTCTATCACCAACAAAATCTTTGAGTGATTCTTTTAAATCTTCTTTTGTCTTTAAATCTTTCTTTAGAACATTCTTATCAATAGATGTGGTTGTCTTTGTAACAACTTTAATATATTGACTTAACTTTAGTTCTTGTAACTTGGCTAACAGTGCCTTTTCATCACCATAACTAAATTCATTCTTTTGGAAATAATGAGCAACTAAGTCATCACCATGAAGTTCAACATCATTATCTTCTTTCATAAGTGCTAATAAAGAATCTTTATTTGCATCAACACTTGCAGTTAACGCTTCAATTTCTTCTTTTAACTTAGTCATTTGTTGAGTCTTTTCTTCAATTTCTTGACTCATGCTGTAAATGTCATTAATTAAAGTTTCTTTTTCTTTTTCATGATTAATCATACTTTCACCTCTTATAATAAATTTATAGTTAGTTTATTTTTTGGTATAAAACTCATGCAATTTAGTTTAGTTCTACAAGTACATATTTTATTTGTCTTAGAACAAATCCATTTAGAACCACTTAAAGTTTTAATAATTTTACAATGTTTACATTGTCTACCAGTCATATTTCTTACCTCTTGGTTTACCTTTTTGATAGTACACAACTTTATTTAATCTTTCACAAAATGTTGTATACCACTCATCTTCAATTCTATGTTTACCCCAACCTCTATGTAGTTTCTTAAGTTCTCTTTTAATTGTAACTTCTCTATCTAGAGATTGGTTGTAATGAGTCTCAACATTGAGACATTTACCTAATTTAAAGTTATTATAACAAATCATCTACCTTTGCCCAACCAAATGAATCACAATAGTAGTAAACACCATCTAATTCAACAACATCTGACATTGACAATGAATGACCTTTAAAATCTTCAGGTCTGTTAATATTGAATTCAGTAAATAAGTCTTCTAATGCTTTGATTGGTTTTACATCTTTAGTAGAACCTTTATAGACTACTTCATAATCACTAAGTTTAAAATTATGTTTTTTAGCATAGTCATAACTCATAAATGAGTATTCAACTTTTCTAAAATCTTTAAGTTGTAAAATTTTGTACTTCATACTAATACCTCACAGTTATATTATAATGAGATATTTTTTAAATGTCAACAATCTTTATTATCTTCTTCTAATTTATCAACTAAGAACTTCATTAACTTCTCATCTATGACAAAATAGTTATGTCCGCCAGGTTCAAATGCAAATGCTATACAACCATTAAATACTCTTTGTGTAAATGCTTCATCTCTATTCTTTGCAATCCACTCTTTCTTAATAGAGAATGATTCTTTTTCACTGGTTGGTGTTTTACATTCTATAAGCAAAGATGCCTTAGAAATTAAAACGTCAGATTTATTAAACAAACCAGCCCCAGAATTTGGCTGAACAACTCCTCCAAGCATATCTGCAATTTGTGATTCTTGTTGTGATGAATAATAACGCGTTGAATTTTCATTCTTTGTTTTTTGCTTCATTTTTCTTCCTCTCTAAAGTTTTTCTTAATGATTCACTTGTTTTCTTTTTACTTTCTTCAGTGTGATGACGCCCTAAAAATCTTTTTGAATGTTTTAATGCTTCACACAATTTTAAAGATTGTGAAATCTTATTTTTAGTTTCTAGAGATGCTTTTTTACCATAGTTTGGATTATTTTCACCCTTGAATGATTTTCTATTTTTTAAAGCCTTTTTATAATAATCTATGGGTCTTTTTGCACACACCATCTTATACACACATCTTTTAGAGCAATAAACACCTGAACCATATTTTTTACTTACATAATAATCAGTCATTACTTTTCCACATATTGGACATGTATGCTTTTCTAATCTCCATTTGTAAATGAAATCTTCTTCCTCTTTAGTTTTCACGCTCTTCTTTTGATTATTAATAATAAACATTTTTTCATTTCTACTTTTAAGTGCATTATTATGTTTTAATTGTTCATCTTTTGTAAATATTTTTGCTCTTTTATGACAACTATAATTATCATTTTTACATGACCAATGAGTTCCTCTTCTTATAAAACCAATAATTCTAGTAGATACATTAAGTAGTTCACTTATATATTTCTCAGAATAACCTAAATCTAAATAATTCTTAATCAATGAACACTTTTCAAATGAGCATTTGCAATTTCCATTTCTCTCTTCACTCAATCTAGTTGAAAAACCACCATCACTTATATTGTATCCAATATCAATATTTTTGGCATCATAGAGTTTAATCCAGTAAATCTCCCTCTCATCCATCAACTCTTTAGTCTCAACTTCTTCCAAGAGTTCTACTTGAAAATTTTCTTTACCATATTTTTTAATTGCTCTTTTAACTAAATCGCCACTTCCCAAATACTCTCTAGTAAATTGTGAACTCTTATGTTGACCAATATAGATTTTACCATTAACTAAATTGGTTGTTTTATAGATATATCCATACATATGCTAAATCTCCTAACTATTGTTCTCATTTAATTTAGCATTTTTTAATTGAGGGTAAAACTTACCACACTAGAAATCTTGAAGCACCTGAATTTGGTTGTTGAGTTGCATGTAATTTTTTACATACATCTTTTTCTTGAGCATCACTGAAAGTTCTTGTTGCCTCTTTATTTTTAGGCATCTGATTTTTTCTCCTTTGGGTCATCTTCCCAAAAATCATCATCATCTTGAAGTTGTTCGTATGTTTCAATAAGTTCTTTTGCATTTTCGTACTCATTTTTAGCTGCAAAACTTGAAACATACATAATCTCAGCACTATCTAACCAAACAGGGCAAACATCATCTACAAGAGCATTTGCAAATTGAATGGCATAAACACCTTTTTGCTTAGGACTTTCATGAATAGATACAGCATGTCCATCTTCTAATAAAATTTTTAATTGACTAAACAATGTTTCATAAAACTCTTGTTTATTTTCATAATTCGCTTTTGAGAATACAATTTTATTTGTCTTATTCATCATTACTCTTCTTCCTTTGCAAAATCTACATTGAATGATTCACCAACATTAATATTTAACATCTTTTCAAATGCAACAATATTAGGGTCATCTTTTTGTGATAACTTGTCATAGACTTTATCATAAATCTTATGCCAAATATCTAAATGTTCTTCTAAATAAGGTTTAATGTTTTTCTTACCTCTAATCTTAATAGGTTCACCATTTTCATCACACATTGGTTCACCTGTTTCAGGATTTAAAACAACAAAGTTACCTTGAGATGGGTTAGCAATAAAACCAAAATAAGTAGCAACATCAATTGTATCTTGTAAGATATCAACACCTTTAGTATAAGATATGCAAGTTCTACCAAGTTTTCTATCCCATGGGCATACTTTAGTCTTTAACACAGCACATTCCATAATATAACCTGCAGGAGATTCAGCACTATTAGATAATTCATTTAAATCTTCATCAAAGAATTTACCCTTCTTTAACATAAGTCTAACTGAACAACTATGTTTCCAACCTCTACCACCACTTGTAACTAATGGATTACCATAACCACCAATGTTTTCTCTTAATTGATTAATACCAATAAGAGTACAATTATATTTAACAAGTAATGAAGTAACTCTCTTAACAAAGTCACCTAAAACTTTTGCAATACCACCCATTTCTTTCTTTTCAAATGATTCACCAAATACTTGTTGAGAAACTAACATTGAAAGTGAATCAATAACAACCATGCCAACTTCACCAGTTCTAATAAAATTAACAATGTCATCAAAGATATTTTCTGCAGGTTGGTCTTCCGGTCTATAACAAATTGTTTGAACAGGGTGATTATTCATATCATAACCTGTTTTCTTAGCCCAAGAAGGGTCAACAGTACATTCTAAGTCAACCCAAAGAATCTTTCTAGGGTTATCTTTATTGTTCTTTAATTCTTTCTTTTGGAATGATGCACAAATTAAATAAGCAAGAGTTGTTTTACCACTACCTTCAGCACCACAAATTTCAACAATCTTTCTTTCAGGAAAAGAATTATATAAACAGAAGTCTAAACCAGGACTTCCTAAAGATAAAGTACCATAAGATGTTAAATCTTCAACACCTAAAGAAACAACATTATCACCTTGCTTCTTATTAATCTTTTTTAAAATTTCTTGTAAACTTAATTCTTCAGCCATTATTCTACCTCACAATACACATGTATATTATTATCTTCATATTCATCATACAAATAATTCCAATGTTCTCTTTCAAGTTCCTTTACAACATCAGAAGCATATTTATCTTTTAAAAATGTTCTTAATGATAAATCTTGTAACATCCCATATTCATCAATCTCATCTTTAAGCCATGAATCTTCAATGTCCTTAACAAATTCTCTAGCACCATCTTCTAAATACCAACTAAGAGGATTGTAATCTTTTTCATACTTTTCTTTAAATAAATATTCAATTATATCTTGAAGTGAGATATCTACATAATAAGTATAATCAAATGAATCATCTTCAAGTGGATATTCAGTACATGAAATAGAAGCACAATAAGTTAAACTAGTTCTCATTAATTGTCTCCTTAGAACCATACAAGTTCAATTGCATTTCAGTTTGTCTGCTTGTAATTAATTTTCTATATTTATTCATAGTTGTCTTTGATACCTCCCAACCGTTATTAATATAATTTTCAACATCTTCAAATTTAACATATTTAACAACAGACTCTTTAAAAACTCTAAACCTATTTTTTGTATTACTGTCATATTTCTTATTTCTTTTTGTTATATTTGGATTACCTTTAACCCAACCATCATTAAGATAATTTTGTAAATCAACTAAATTAACTGCCTTAATTTGATTTTTCTTATGAATATATACTTTACCCTTATTCTTCTTCCCTGATTTTCTTAGACTCCCAATTTTCCAACCTTGTTTTAAATATTCATCAAGTTCCTCTCTAAATATATACTTAAATACTTTTCCATTATTTACAGTTATTTTATTTGCAATTGATTTATTGCTTTTACCAAGATGACTTTCAGACATTCTTTTTCTGACTTTTTCTTTATATTCATTATCTTGCCACTTCTTCTTGCTTATTATAGATAATTTTTCTATTGTTTCTTTTGAATGATGCTCAATTGGACAACCATCACCACCTGTAGTTAAATTATAACCAAATTCTTTTTTATTAGATTTATAATGTCTAATCCAGTACTTTTCTCTATTATTTAATCTTTCTTTAGTATCGCACTCTTCTATCAACTCAACTTTGAAATTATCAATACCGTACTTATTCATTGCAAGATGTAAATACAACTTATCATCTTTAACTTTTGCGTGATGTTTATGTTCACTAAACCTTTTAGTAATTGACTTCTTTGTTTGACCAATATATACTTTATTCGTCAATATATTTGTTATTTTATAAATGTTACCATACATATGCTAAATCTCCTTATTCAATAAATTTAGCAACCATTCATCATGTCTTGAGCAAAATTACAAAATACTTGATGTACTACTCATTTTCATTTCTTCAGTTTTTGTAGATATTAATCTTCTAAGACAGTCACACATATCTTGAGCAGAGGCTACTTTATTTTTAACTGTTCTATAAGCACTATCATAAATTGTTGCAACAACAGATTCATATTGTGCAGAAATGTTTGCTTGTGCTTGAACTTCAGCAACAGTAACTTTACTCTTACCTGCAGCATCTTTCAAAGCACTTTGATTAATAACACTTTTTGAATAAACTTCTTTTGATGCACTACTACTCATATCAGCATAAACACCTAATTGTTCAACTTTTTCTTGCATAAAATAAACCATATTAGTTAATTCTAAGTAGTATCTTTCTAGTGTAGAAATAGTAACATCACTATCTCTAATGCATTCAACATACAAATCACTCATAAGATTATCAAGACCTTCAGAATACTTTTTAACAACTGCAGCACATGTATCATTAAAATATTGAACATTTGCTTCTGTATCATTCATTATCTTGTTAACTTTATCCACATCTACATTATTTAAATATGTTTCCATAATTTAGTTCCTCTCAATATTATACAATTAAAATTGAATAATCACTTTCCATTAAAACTCTTTTCTTTATAGATGGAATTTCAATGTAATCATAACCATTAAGTTTGTTAATATTAACACTTTTACAACCATCTTGTTTCATCTTTGTAATTGTATCTAGTGGTACATAGATGACTCTATCATGGTCAATAAACCAAATAACAACACCAATAACCACATTCTTACAATGTCTATAACTTAATAAATCTTCATATTGAGTTAAATCACTAAATGGAAAAGTATTATCATAATGACTTTTTGTTTCAAGCATATATAGTTTATCTTTTGGAAAACATAAAAAGTCACAAGGGTTCTTAGCATTGCCTTTATAACCTGATACATTATCTCTAAGTCTTAAAATAAATGTTTCAGGAAAACATCTCAACCAATCTTTTTTAAATTGTCTCTCAAAATCTTTACCTCTATTTACTCTACTCATGTTTAAATCTCCAACTAATAATTTTAGGAACACATGTTTCCCAATCTATGACATGATGTATTCTCTGATGTTGCTCACCCATCATTGATATCTTTACACTTGAAGGCATACACATTACGGAATAGAATGACTTCAAATATGTACCATACTTCAGATAAGCATCACTGTTACCACCTTCTGTAACTTGTGTTTGCATTTGTACTAAATCAACATTACATACTGTTAGAAAGAGTTTTCCGATAGAACCAAGTGTAGTATAGGTATTAACATCATCATTCATTCTTCCAATAAATGTAAATGGATTATCTACTTTGCAGAAAAATGAATTCATTGCTTTTCTCTTTAATTTATTTCTCCAAGCAGAACCATTCAATCCACCAATCAAATCTCCACCTTGAGCAAATGCTATACTTAAAGCCTTAGATTCTTCTAGATATTCTAACATGTATTCACACATCTTATCTAGATTCTTGATTTTATATGTTAAGAGTTTGTTATCTTCTTCACATCTAATTTCAAATAGTTTATAGTCATCTTCTAACTCTAGAAAGTATTTTAAGTTAAGTTGCTTTGCTAATTCAAAGCAAACATTTCTTGCATACACAACTACTTTATTATTTTTAAAGTTATCACATATATCAAATGTATCAGCAACTTTTTTCTTGTCAAATACTAAAACATGCTCAACACCAAAGTTATTGATGTAAGCATCTTTAGTAGAATCTTCATTGTCAAGTATTATATAGTATTTACCAGTGTACCCTTGAGACAAGATTGTATTTACTGTATAAACTTTATCTGGTCTACCATTTGAAAGAATGAAAATAGCAAACTCATCTAACATTATTGTTTTGATTTAAATTCCATAGGTGAAACTAATTCTGATAAATCATTTGTTTCTCTAATGACTTTACCAAGATAGAATGTTGAACCATCAATATGTTCTACATATAATTTATCATCTTCAATAAAGTAACATTCAACATGAGGTAATAATAAAGTTGTATCAATAACTTTACCATTTAAGACTTCAACATATCTCTTTAAAGAATATCTAATCATCTTTCAACTTCACCTCTAATTCTTTCTTTTAAATAACTACTGCTATATTTATGTTTTCTAGATAAATATACAATGTCTTTACCCATTTCAACAAGTAAGTTTTTATTTTCAAAATCTTTACCTTGATGGTCAGTACCTAAGAAATAAATATCAAAAGGAATACTTTGAAGCATATCTCTAGCATCTTCACAATCTTCATACGGAATTACTTCATCTACACCTTTAATATTCTTTAATTGAATATATCTTTCATAAATTGTTTGAACAGGGCATTTATAATTTGGACAACAATGTAAAGCAACAATTAAATAATCACATTTAGATTTTGCTTCTTGAATTGCAAGAATATGTCCAGCATGTAACACATCTGCTACCATAGGATAAATACCAACTATTTTCTTTTTTTCAGCCATTACAATCACCTCTTTCTATTTTATTATACAATTTATCTTTTAAATTTACTGCTTATAATTTTTGGAACTGCTAAATCCCAATCTATGATATGATGTAATCTTTTATGAAAAGAACCTACTGTATATATCTTTGTACAACTAGGACAAATCATAATTGAGTAGAAAGACTTAACATAAGTACCAAATTTTAAATAAGAGTCAGTTAAACCACCTTTTGTTATTTGAGTACCAATTAAACCAAGATTAACATCAACAGTTGTAAAGAAAAGTTTACCTATAGAACCTAACTTTAAATAAGTATTGACATCATCATTAAATCTACCAAAGAACATAAACTCATTATCAGATTTACAAAAGAATGAGTTCATCGCCTTTCTTGCTAATTTTTCTCTATACACAGGGCCGGTAGTTCCAACACCACCAATAAAGTCTCCTGTTTGTGCGAAGCATACGGTAGTGCATTTGCTAGTTTCTAGAAATTCAATATATGTATCAATTACAGCATCTAAATCTCTAATATACCAAGTCTCTAATTTTTTACCATTTGGTTCTCTATGAATGAAATTTGTATAATCATCCTCTAATTCTAGAAAATATTTATAGCCTAAATCTCTTGCAGTTTGGTGACAAATGTTTCTAGCAAATACAATGGTCTTGTCATCATCAAAGTTGTCCATAATGTCAAACTTCTTTAATGCTTCTGCTTTATTGAAGATGATAATATTTTCTTCTCCAAATTTTTGTTTATATAAATCTATTTGTGAATCTTCATCATCTAAGATAATGTACCACTTACCGGTATATCCACAACGATTTAAAGAGTCAACAGTAACTAAACTATTGGCTCTACCGTGACTTAATATAAATACTACAAAATCATCTCTCATTATTTTCTAAACTTGCTACTAATAATCTTAGGGACAGCAACTTCCCAATCAATTAAGTGGTGAATTCTTTTGTGTGATTGTCCCATTTCGGAAATTTTAACACAACTTGGACATAACATTACACTATAGAAAGATTTAACATATGTACCATATTGTAAGTATGCTTCAGTAATACCACCAGCATTTGCTTGAGTTTGTGGTTGGTCTAAACACATATCTCTTGTAGTAAAAAATAAGTAACCTCTTTTACCATAATCAACATATGCATTGACATCATCATTGAATCTACCTAAAAATTGGAATGGTCTATCTACTCTACAAAAGAAACTATTCATTGCTTTTCTTGTTATTTGTTGAGACCAAACAGAACTACCTGTACCACCTAAGAAGTCACCAGTTTGTGCAAATGCAACACATACTGCACCTGATAAATCTAAGAAGTCTAAGTATGGTTGAATGAGTTCATCAAATTGAGTTACATATCTTGTCTTTAAAGAATCATCTTCTTCATATCTTTGTCTAAAACACATGTAGTCATCTTCAAGTTCTAAGAAGTATGTAAGACCTAATTCTTTAGCAATTCTATGAAATACATTACGAGCAAAAGTTGGAACACCTCTACCTTTGAAGTTATCCATAATATCAAATGTTTTACCTGCTTCTTCTTTGTTGAAAATAATTATATGTTCTTCACCAAAGTTTTTAATGTATTCATCTCTTTGATTGTCTTCATCATCAATAATGATATACCATTTACCTGTGTAATTAACTTCTTTTAAAGTATTAACAGTTCTAACATTATTGGCCCTTCCATGAGACAATATCATAATTGCAAAATCATCTCTTACCATAAACTACCTCTAATATATTATACTTTAAATTTACTACTGATAATTTTAGGAACTGCATTTTCCCAATTTATGTTATGATGAATTCTTCTATGACCAAGTCCCATCATATCAATCTTAACTGATGATGGAGATACCATAACACTATAGAATGACTTAATATATGTTCCAAGTTCTTGATACATTTCTGTATTACCACTACCAGTCTTTTGAGTTTCTTGTTGGTGCATACATAAATCTCTAAAAGTTAAGAAGAGCATACCTCTAGCACCTTCAGTAACATATGTATTAACATCATCATTCATACGGCCAATAAAAGTAAATGGTCTATCAACATTACATAAGAAAGTATTCATTGCCTTTCTTTTGATAACATCTTTCCACATTTGACTACCTGTTCCACCAATCCAGTCACCTTGTTGACTCATTGCAATTGTAGTAATTTGTGGGCATTCTTCCATATATTCAATCATTGCATCAATTATTAAATCAAAATTATTTAAAATATATGCAGTTAAAGAAACACCATCAGGAGAATATCTCATTTTAAATTCTGAATAATCATCTTCATATTCAAAGAACCATTTAAGACCAAGATTTTTTGCAATTTCAAAACATTTATTTCTAGCATAAACAACAGAGTTTCTACTCTTATCTAAAAATCTATCACAAATATCAAACTCTTCATTTTCTGCTTGTTTAATTCTATCAAAAACAATAACATGTTCTTCACCATAAAGTCTCTTATATTCATCTATAGTTGAATCTTCATTATCTAGAATTAAATACCACTTGCCTGTGTAAATATGTTCTTGAAGATATTTCACAGTATATTGTGCATATGGTCTACCATGTGTTAAAATAAAAATTGCAAAATCGTCTCTCATATTATTTCCTATAACTTGAACTTATAATCTTTGGATAAGCATTGTCTTTTGACATTTGTGGAATATATTTACCTTTCCACAATTTTGGCAAACAATAACTTGGTCCAATCATTGTTGAATAAAATGCCCTTGTGAATGAAGATGAGTTAGCATAATATAATGCCATACCATCTTCTTTAGAATCACCACCCTTTTGAGTATATTGTGGTGCAACTTCAACTTCAACAAAAGCAGGTGACAAGAATAATTTACCAACAGAACCATACTTAATTGCAGTATTAAAGTCTTCCATTGGCATATTCCATCTAATTTCTTTTTTAACATCTCTAAAGAAAAAGTTAGATACAGACCTTCTTGTCAAATAACCACCAGTAATAAAACCTTCATAACCACTAAAGTAGAAGTTTGGAGTTCCAAAACCAATGCATGTTATGTCATTATTAACTAAAAACTCTAAGTAACATTCTAACACTTTATTGATATCATTAATCTTTGTTCTTAAAAGTTTCTTATTGACATCATCAACAGGTCTGAATACGAAATTATTAATGTCATCATCACACATAATAAATGCATCAAGACCAAGTACTTTAGCAACATCTTCAATAAAGTTTCTAGCATATAACACACATGCACTTGGAATATTATTACTATCATGACCACTATCAGTTGTAATCATATAAGATTCTTTATTGAACACAAGTAATTTATCTTGATAAATCTCTTGGTACTGCTCGTATAAAGGGTCTTCATCATCAATAACTATATAATAGTCACCATTATAATTAAGGCCCTTGAGTGTGTCTAAAGTTTTACACACAGAAGGGTTTTTATGTGATGTTATAAACAACGCATACTTAATCATAATTAGTCTTTATTTGCAGGAGTTGTTTGATTATGGAAATCTTTACTCACAGGGGTACCTGTTTCTTCCATAATCTTTTTAATGTTTTTACTTAACTTAACATAACCATTAGCAATAGCATCATCAATATCAATGATAACTAAGGCACTTTGTTCCATAAGTTCTTGCATTTCTTTACTTGCATGAGCATAGTAATCAGCAATTTTAGAGTAAGTAAACACTATATGTCTTGTTGCACCTAATCTAAGGAATTCTTTTTCTTCTTCACTAACATTTGATGCATTAATATTTCTAAGTAATTCTTTATACTTAGTTAAATTCACTAATGAATCTAATCTTGGACATTCTGCGCTTGGAAGATATTGTGGAACACCAACTTTAGTAGTGTACTTTTTATCTTCTTCAGTTTCTTCAACGCCAAATAAGTTAAATAAATCGTCCATAAACACCTCCAAAATTATCTAATTTGTTTTTGAGAGAGAACATTTTTAACATTGCCGAAAGAGATAACAACAGCTTGATTATCACCAAAACTTAAATTAAAGACTTGTGAATCAAGTGTAGAAAGCATACTCTTAACAACCTCTAAATCTAAATTTGCAACATATGGTGTTTCAACATTACCAGATGTATATGCAACAACCTCATTATTTGTTCTTCTATGGTCATAAATAGTGACACAAGTCTCAGAGAATTCAAAGATACCGATGCCTCTATTTAAAGTATTTGTTGTATCAAACAATAATAATCTATCAATTGCATCTAAAACATCTTTTTTATCAAAAGTAACTGTATTGTCAAAAACTTTATTTGCTCTACCTCTAATAGCTGCAACAGGGAAAGAGTTAACTAAAGATTGGTCATTTGTTAAAATAGATGTAATTTCAACATTGTCTTGAGCAAACATAACTCTTGTTTGTGCAATACCGCTAACATCTTCAAAACCGAATGTAACATTAACATCACTATCTTTAAATAATTTAAAGAGTTTAACTAATTTTGGAGTTAACATAACTTTGATTGTTGTTGGTAATGCAAATGAGTTAACACATGCACTAGAATTTGTGAATGTTAAACAACCTTCTTGGTCTAAGTAATAGAGTTTTTGAACTTGTTTTGTAGCATTAACATTAATTTCTCTACTATTGTTATTTAAGATTGTCATTAATGTTGCACCTGGAACAACAAAACTAGATGTTGGATTACTAACTTTAATTTTTGGTAACACAACCATTGAATCAACATCAAACTTTAATGGGAACTTATATGTACCATTTGCTTTAACAACAAGAGCAGAATCATTAGTTGTAAGTTCAACTGTCTTTGTAGTAATCTTACTAATTAATGCTAAAAATAATTTTGCATCAACAACAGCATGAATTGAATCTTCATTATCTAAAGGTAAAGACACTTTCACATAGTATTCACCATTAGTAACATTTAAATCTAAAACTTTGCCATCAGCAACTAATTCAACGGTGTCATTAAATGCAACATTCTTTAATGCAGAGTCAGTATCAACAGCACCGACAATGCTCTTGCAAACTTCTTGGAATTTTTCCGCTTGTAAAATCATTTTTTTAACTTCCTTTCAATCATTATATTATACAACTTATTATTCAACTAATTTTCTAATAAATTGTTCAGTAGATTCAGTATGTTCACTAATAAGTTTAGCGATTGCTTCTTCTTTTGTCAAGTTATTTTTATTCATATATGAGTCTAATTCTTTAAGTAACTCTGCTTGATATTCATCTTCATACCAGTGAGATACATTATAAGCATCACAACTCATTGGAACATTCATATAAGGTTTTGCAGTATCTACCATAACTTGAGTTAATCTCTTAGCAACTTGTTCAGAGTTTTCTTCAGGACATTCACCTAAAACTTCATCATGAATTGTAATTAATAATTTAAAACCTAATCTATTAAGTTCTTCATCATTATCAATGTTAATCATTGCTAACTTAGTTAAAGTGGCTGCACCGCCTTGAATAATAGCATTAACACTTTGTCTTTCTGCTTGTGCAATAAATGAAGAATTATTTTTAATGACAATATCATCTTTCAATGCTTTTGAGATGATTTCATCTCTTTGTTTTCCCCACTTTGCTTTTGCTAATTGTTTCTTATAATCTTGAATCTTTAATTCTAATAACTCATCACTTCTATCTTCACAATCAATAAAAGGATTAAAGTTTTTTATAGAGTTATTATCTGTAAGAGATGTAAACTCATATTCAGGTAATAAGATGTCAGGCAATCTCCTTCTTCTACCATACCAATCTTCTACATACCCACATTGTTTAACACTCTTATGAGTGTCATTAATCCATTTTTCCACCTTTGGGAAGGCTTTAAAGAATTTATTAATGATTTCTTGGGCATCTTCTCTAGATTTGCCTAATTGTTCACCAATAGAGTTGGCCCCTCTACCATATTCAAGGCCTAATAAAATTGTCTTTGCTTGACTTCTTCTTTCTTTACCATCAACTTGTTTCTCATGAGTGATAGGATTAAACTCTAAACACTTCTCATAAGGGACACCAAAGGATAAAGATGCAATAACAGCATACAAGTCTTTACCTTCTTTATATGCATCAAGCATACTCTTGTCTTGAGACATGAAAGCAGTTAACCTAGGTTCTTGGGCCGACTTACGAATAGTCACTACCAACTATTCTATATTGTTTTCTAGTTTGTATTGACTTTTTCATAGCACCACCTCCTCTCTTTATATTTTATACCACTTTATATTTTCTATTATTTTAGTACAATTATCTTCTTTAGAATGTTTTTTAACTGATGAGCAGCTAGGGAGATATGTAATAGCCTTTCCTTGAATTGATGCTTTTATCTTTCTTTGTAAAGTTGTTTCAGCATATTTATCCCCAAATGGTTTATAATTATTATACCACCAAATAGTTGCATCTCTAATTGTTTTAAAATCTTTTCTTATTTTATTATCAATAATACAATAACAACCCACACCTCGTGAATTAAATCTATTCATTTGTGGCTCATTTGTTGTCATCATTTCTTGTCCACATCTTTGAGCATAACTTCTCTTCTCGTATTTTAACCACCCATTGTTTAAATATTCTTGCAGTTTTTCAGGTCTAACTCTTATTGTCTTACTACCCTTATAAATATACACGAGTGTTTTTTGGTTTTCGGATATCTTTTTTCTTATTTCACTAGAAAATAATTCTCCTCTTTCTCTCTTTTTCTTCATTGTAAGCGATATTTTGTTTCTCACATACTCACTTCTCATAGAGTTTTTATGTCTTTCTCTATACACATCATTATACATAGGATTATGAAGACTGCACTTCTTTCTACATTCCTCATACTCTGATTGTAAAACATCTAAATCACTATAAGTAAAATGTTTATTCATATAAGATAGAGCAATAAAATTGTTATAAAAGAAAGTTTCAGTTGATGAACATAATGCTAACAATAAATGAGCAATAAAATGGTCCTTATATTGTAAATTTATATAATTCTCCTTTGAATTATCAACATCTAAATTATTTTCTCTATAATAAAATCTTGGAATAATGTGATGTTTTTGAGTTTTAAATTTTTCTCTTTTAGTTTCTCTGTTTGATTCAATAAGTTCTACATACTTATCTAAATACTCATTGTCAATACAAAGACCAATATCTAGTAATTTTTCTTTAAGTGTCATATAAATCTCCTTATACTTCACTTAATTTAGCAAGTGATTTTTCGGCTCAAGATTAAATATAAATAAATATCTTTGAATTTTCAACAATTAAAGACTTGACAACATCATAAGAGTTTTCTGAATTGAGTAATTTATCTCCAACTTTTAAATCTTTGGCTTTAACCCATAAATCATTAAACAAATTAACTTCATCATAATAATCTACAACATAACAGTTGTCATCACATTCTATAGTATTATACCTTGTACTTGCTTTAAACAATAATCTTATGTCTTTAGCATGAGAAGGGATTTGTTGTAAGTTTGGGTCTTGACTACTAAATCTACCTGTATCAGTGCCACATTGATTAAAACTACAATGTATTCTATTATCATAATTAACTTCTTGAGAAAGACTATCAACGAAGTCTCTAACTAACTTCAATAATTTCTTTCTCTCATTAATTAATTTACAAATCTTAAAAGGCATTTGGTCAATAATCTTTTCACCGGTACCTCTAGGAGATTTCTTATCAATTGCAGGAGATTTTAAAACATCATACAATAAAATTGCTAATTGTGTTGGAGATTCTAAGTTAATTGGCCATTCAAGTTGCTCATTTTTTGATTTTTGCAACTTACCTGATTTCATTACTTTATTATTTGCATCTTGAGATAATCTCCAAGTATCAACTTGAGGTTTTAATTGTTCAAGTTCTTCATCTATAAGTACTTGATATTCATCAACTTTTTTGTGATACTTTTCACTTAATCTCTTTGCATAATCTTGGTCAATTTCAATACCTCTAAGTTCCATGTCTTTAACAACTTTGACTAAAGGCATTTCAATATCTCTAAACAATCTATACAATTTACTATTTTCAGGTTTGTTAAATTGACCTACTTGATACTCATATAATTTATAAGTCATCATTGGGTCCGTAGCAGAATATAAAGCAAACACATGAGGAGGAACTTGTTCATAGTCAACACTACCAAATAAATGCTCAATGTCATATTTATCATGGTCAGGGTCAACATGTAATTTATATTGAACTTTCAATTTTGACTCTTCATTTTCATCTAATATTCTAGCTGCAATTTGAGTATCCCAATAAATAGGCAATTCAATACCACAAGTACATTGAAGAACTCTAACATCAAATGATGCATTATGATAAATACACTTAGTATTTGCATCTTTAATTCTTTGCAATTCTTCTTTAATGTCTTTAGTTGTCAATTGATTACTAAGAAGATTACCATCAAGGTCAACATGACTAATAGGAATATAAATTTGTTTCTCATTCTTAGTATATAAACATGGACCAACTAATTTACATGTTAAAGGGTCAAGACTCTTATTGGTTTCAGTATCAATAGAAATAAAACCATTTTCAATTGCTTTATTAATGAATCTATGTAATTCTTCTTTTGAATAAAGAGTTACAGTATCTTCAGCATGCTTACCTAAAATTCTATAGACTTCTTCTTCAATTGCTTTCAGCCTATCACAAAGAGGAAGTTTTGAAGAACTTTTTTTGCTCTTCTTAACTTCCTTTGGATTATTAATATTGTCAAGTATCTTTTGGGTAGAATCTTCTATTTCAAATTCTTCTCCCCATAAACCTTCACTAATCATTATTCAATGTCGTATGTTCTTCTTGGTCTTGTAAATGTAAAGCCATCAGAAGGTTGTTGAGGTTGTTGTGGTTGTTGCACTGGTGTTGATGGCATATCATCATACTTTGGTGCAGGAGTTGGAGATAAGGCTTGTTCAACTTGTCTTTCTTCTTCAACAGAATTGAACACAGGTGCACCACCAACTTTAATACCATTATCTAATGTAGTTAAATTATCATTGTTTTGAGATTTTTTTGGCATTGGGAAATCACCAGATTGTAAAAATTCTTCAATGTCTTCTTTACTTCTTTCCATATAGGAATGATGTGCTAAATCAAAATCTTCAAAAGCACTGAAATCTTTAACATAACCATTTGCTTCTGTATATTTCATAGGATTTGCATATTGAATATCATAACTTGTATCAATACCACTACCAATTCTTGTAATAGTAAATAAATTATTACATAAGTCACCATATTCATTAAATCTTGCAGATAAAATATCAGCATATTTCTTTTGGAAATTAGCAACTTCAGGAGAAACTTTAACAACTTTACCAGTTTCATCTTGAATATAATGTAAAAGTTTAACAAAGAATCTTGCTTTAATTGGTGTACCATTTGCACATAAAGGACATGCATCCATTGGGTCTTTAGCACTTCTTAAACAAACAACACTTCTAGTTCTATCTTTAATCTTAACTTCATGAATTGTTGTAATTTCAAAATCTTTTGGTGTTGCAAACATAAATCTAACAATTGCTTTTTCACCTGGTTTTAATTTAAAATAACCAACTTTTCTTTCTTTCTTTTGGTTAGATGTACTCTTCATATCAGAGTATGTTTCATACGAATATTTTGGCATAATCTTCTCCTTTTAATCATTATATTATACAACATTATTTACCAGTGGAACCAAAGCCACCAATACCTCTTTCGGTTTCATTTAATTCATCTACTTCTTCAAATTCAATAGGAAGAGTAAACCCTAATTTGATTTGGCCAATCCTATCTCCAACTTTATACTTTTCTTTACCTGGAATTACTTCATAGAAATAGGCCAATACTTCACCTCTATAGAGTTCATCAATAGTTCCTTCACAGTTACTTAATATAAGCCCTGTTTTCCAAATTGAAGAACGAGGCCTAAAGTCTAGTGATAGTTTAACTTTGGAATCAGACACCAATTCTTCTAGATTCAATCCCCACTGTACAAACATACCAAATATTAGAGATGGTTTTCTAACTACCTCAAATGCAAGACCAATACCATATTTCCAAATACCGGGTTCTACTTCTTCACATGAAGTTGCATAGACATCATAACAAAAGTCTTCATCATGAACCTTCGTAGGGGTTTTTGCTAAGTCATTTAATTTTTTAATTTTTACTATCATATAACCTCCTTTATACTGGTATATTAAGTGCATGACATAACCATATTGCTTCAAATAATGCTACTGCAAATGAGACAAAGAATAAACCCCCTTTAGCAGGTATGCATTTTATTTTGTCATCTCTATATTTATATACAATAACACTAAGAGGAATAACAACTGCTAATCCCAATATTCCTACATAAATCATTTCAAGTACAAATTCATTCATGCTTTAAAAACTCCAATAATTCAGTTATTGTATTAAATGTCTTTTTAACTTTACCATAATAAATATGTTCTTTAACATATACTGGATAACCTTCTTCATAATGGTCAGGAACATCAAATGCTTGAGCTAATGTTCCCTTTTTGGTTATATACCAATAGGATAAATTACTATTTGGGTCATATAAATCATGATAGTCTAGATTTTCATACGGAGCGATTACTTTTCCGTTTTCTAATAAATAATAATTGACTCTTTTTTCCATTATTTATAGCCCTCTATTAATCATATAATACAAAAGTTACTTCTGGTAAATGAATATAATGAGTTGCTTCCCATGTTAATGATTCTTTTATAGATTCAACATAAACTTTAGAATCAATAATGTATTCACAACCTCCAATACCAACTTTTTTATTTACTTTTTTACCATCTTTTAAATAAGTAAAATATAGATAATCTCTTGATATGCCAAAATATTTACCTTCTTCTAGTTCAACAATATTATTATAAGTATTATGATAATTGTCATAACCAACACAAGAGAAACCAATTGAACCAACTATGAATACTACCGTGAATAAAAAAATTGAAAAATTCTCTTTAATCTCATTATTGACTACAACTAAAACACAACCAAATATTCCAAGTGCTGTTAAAACATATATAATAATTAATATAGCTAGTGTCATTGTAAATTATCTCCTGAATGCTCTTTTTTCCATCTCTCAAGCATTTCATCAGCTTCTAAATTTGAATGAGCATAATCATAGTGACCATCAGGGAATTGAACTTCTTTCATAACATATTCATCACAATCAACAAATTTGAAACTACCAAGTTCATCACCAAAATTCCAAAGTTGTCTAACCCATTCTACAACAATTGCTCCACAATCTTCATGATAAACATGCATATCAACTCTATACTCTTTAGATTCAAAATTATCTAATAAAAATTGAATAAACTTAATATGTAAACCGGCTTCAACATCTTTAATGCTAAAGTATTGTCTATTATAATCTCCCATAATATTACCTCAAAATAGTTGGATATTCTTTAGATGTAACATAATAAACTTTACAACTATTGCCGATATATTGCTTAAAGTCTTCTTTTGACATTTCAATTCTATTGCTATCTAGAATCTTTGGGGATGTCCAATGGTCATGTGTTAAACCATCATCCCATCTCCACTCAGCGTCAAAATTATCATCAATTGGATATAGAGTTCTACCAATATATTTCTCAGTTCCGTCTTCAACTGTTTCTTTCATAAATGTAATTTTTTCTACATTTTCACGCCCTGTTGGATTATAATACTCTAAAACTACTTCTCTATAGTGGTCTTGTAAGTCTTTCTTATAATGTTGCCAATAATCTGAATACCAACCATGTTCTAAATGGTCATCTAACTCTTCATCAACAAAACTTTGACTAGAAATATAAACAATTTCTTTTCCGTCACTGTGATAACACATACTAACAAGATAAGGATAATATGGAAGTAAGTCTAATAAAGTATCAAAATGAATATCAATAGTTATCCAAATACCTTTTTTATTTAATTCTTTTAAAGTATATTCTTTACCCCAATAAGTATAAGTTAAATAAGTTTCTTCTCTTTGACCATTTTTTAATCTTTTATCTGGAACAATTCTAGTATGTTCTTGATAATCAAAATCTTTACAAAGTTTTTTAACTTCTTCATGATTCCAGAGTGTTAAGGTAATCTTTTTATGTTGATGCATAACACCACCAGTTGCTTTCTTAAATGCTAAGAAATCTAACCATTCATCAGAATATAAGACATGAACATTTTCATCTCCAAAGTTAACTGGATTACCATCTTTATCAAACCAGCCACCCATACCACCAATGTGGTCGCACAAATCGCATTTGCCACTGAAAACAGACATACTATCTAACCACCTCTCTTAATAAATATAAAGAAAGAATGAGATTAGTTAAACCTAAAATCATTCCTAAACATGCAATAAAATCAATCATTTATTAATTCTCCTTTAAGCTTTTGGCTTCTAAAATGTTCTTTTGGAACTACTGAGAAATATTTTCTCTATTATATTATACAATAAAAAAAATAAAAAGACCACCAAATTCTTTTTGGGGCCTTTAAGAACTCACGTTGTCTCTACGCCTATTACTAGGAACCGCATTCCAGATTCTTTCTGGCTTTGGTATTATAATGGTCTTCTACATTATTTCTAATGCTCCTGAATGCGGTAATTACCATTAAGCCCGGCTGGGAACTCCACTATTACAAGTCAGGCCCAATAATAGTTTCATCGTTCTTTAAATTTTGAGGGCTTTCTCATTCCCTCTTGCCCGAATGTCATTCATTTCCCTGGCAATTAACAACAGCGGTCTTGAATCATTGTCGTGCATAGCGGCTTAGTTCTCCTGGAGTTTGAAGAGTTTGCTTTCTCTTTATTTTTTAGTTTAGCGTATGAATTTTCACATTTTTGGTTAAATTCATATGCTATTCTGGGATACCGTACCGAAGTACGGGCATGCGGCTCTTCGCCTTTAGTAACTTTATTTAAGGTTTGCTACCTTAGTAGCATTTCCAAGAAACATCATTCCCTACCCTTAGATAGAGCGACAAACTTTCTTGTACCTAACTAACTTTTTAAGACTAAGAGCCCTTTAAGAAGAGACCTATTGCTAGGCTGCTATATCTTACTTGTAAAAGATAGTGAGCATTTAACCTTAGATTCGCATCTAGTTTTTCTACCCTTAAAAGGTTCTTAGTCATATGACTGACCCATATATCAAAGTCCATTTGGGCCTATATTAGATATATGCTTAACAGCCTGTCTAATCATTTAATTTAGCATATTTCTTTGATAAATGTTTTGCAAATAAATCATAAAAATACCATTTATTCTGATTTACAAAATCATAACACTCATTAAAGTCTGCTTCTTCCATATTGTCTGGGCTTACATATTTATCTCTGCACTTGTTCTTTTCAGTAGATAAGCAATCAAATGTAAGTTTAATATAATCATCTAAAGTCCACTTTTTCATTATTCAAAGTCCTTATTTAAAACTGTAAGATTTACTGAGCAAAAATATCTTTTGTCTGATTGCTTACTTGCTAATTTAATTGCATCATCTGGATTAGTTGCTTCTACCTTGAATAAATCAAAATCTTTTGGGGCAGGTAATTTATCAAATGTATCAGTTCCTAAAATATAAAAAGTTTTCATTATTCAAATCCTCTATTATTTAGCAATATATAATCTAAACAGTAATTCGTATTCTTCTGCTGTTAATGGACAATTTCCTGCTTCTGAATCTAAATGAGCATTGTAGTCATTAACATCATTTGAATTATGTAATAAACAAAAATCAGGTAATGATATTCTAATAATTTCTCTTGCTCTTTCTAACGCTGTCATAACTAATCTCCAAGCATTTTAATAATTACCATTTCAGTAATTACTTTATTTAATTTTCTTTTGCAATCTTCACAATAAGAAATAATTTGTTCTTTTGTATTTGGTCTTTCAGTTCCCCAATATTTTTCAAAAGTTAATTTACCACCAAAGATAAAATAGACTTTTACACAAATTGGGTCACTATTTGCCTCAATACCTACAATAAATGGATATTGGTCCATTAATTCTTCCCACCATAATTTTTCATTTTCAACTTTATTTTCTGGTTCATTAATCATAATATAATTCAAGTTCTCCTTTGTCATTCATTTTTGCTACATAGATAAGTCCTTTATCAGTCCAAATTGCACCATAGATGGTTAAATGTTTCAAATTGCAACTTGATGTAATAGTTTCTAAATTGTGAAATGTCATTTTATTTTCAAGACAAACGAACTCATCACATAATTCTTCAATAGAGTCTGCTTGTTTGATAATTACCTCACCGATATTATCTCTTAGTTTTTGTAAAATTTCTTTTTCGTGCTTGTTTTTAGGTTCAGGAATATCATTTTCATATATTCTTTCTCCACTAATTTTATCTTTCGTTCTAATGTATTTCATAGTAATACCTCTTTTAAAAAAGTCTAGTTCTTCTTTTGTTAAAGAATTTTTCTAATGCCTCTAAACCTTTAATCATAAATACTAGCCTCTTCATCTAAATCTCTAATACCAATAGCATCTACTAATAAATCATATTCATCTTCAGTTAATTGACAATAATCAACAATGCCTTCATTATAGTATTCTACAGGAGATGAATAACCATCTTCTTTCCAATTATGTTCCGCTCTATTTAAGCTATTAAAATCAACTAACTTTGCTCTAATAATTTCAACTACTTTTGTACATTGAAAAATCTGAGTGATAACATTAGTATCAATATGATGGCTACCATTACTATTAGCAACTTGTTGAATCTCATCAATTAACTTATAAAATATGTTCATAACTTAAACCTCTCTTATATTATACAATTTTTATAATCTCTTGTCTATTGTACATCTATGGATATCTTTTGTATCTTTTAATAACCCTTTATCCATTAATTTAATTAAATTAACTGGTTCATAATCAATTACTTCTGCACAACAATTTAAATGTTGAGAATCACCTTTATAATGTTTATTATGAACATGACCATGAATATTAAACATAATACCGTCAGGGACCGATATTGGCTCATGTGATAAAATAACTCTATCATTAATCATTAAAGGACCTTCATATACTTCATCAAAGAGGCCATTAGTAATTACTTTATCATAAAGATTTCCTACAGGGGTTGGGTCCACAACTTGATAACCATGTTCTTCAGGTATAAAATCTTTTGGAAACTCATCAATAAATCTAGTATCATGATAAATCTCTTTTTTATAATTAGAAGCACCTTTATCATGATTACCCATAATAAGAACTTTATATCCTGCTTTTAATTTTTTAACACATTCAATATTACCAACATCACCAAGAATAATTAAAGTATCATTTTTACCAACTTTAGAATTAATATTTTTAATTTGTAATTCATCTGTAGTTTTAACTACACTTTGTAAAAATTGCTTATATGTATAATTAGTAATTTTAGTCTCATTAAATTGTTCTTCAGTAATACAAGAAAATACACCTCTTAATTTATAAGAATCTAAATCTGAAAAATGTGGGTCTGAATAAACCCAAACAGTTCCATTCTTTTTTAACCATCTTTTTGCTATTTCATCATATAAATGCTTTTTCATAATTTAAATTCCTTTACAATAGTACCTACTGGAACATATAATTTGAAATAAGGGCTATATGAACCAGATTCTTTTATATGATATAGACTTGGTGTTATACTATCATCTTCATCAATAACTGTATCTTCACTTCTCACTTTATCTAAACGATAACCCTGTGAAGTCTCCTTATAAAAATAATAGTAGTTTACATCTTTAAGAGTACCAGAACCTAGGACGAAATTTCCTTGAATCTCTGAATTCATTTTTAAAGATACAATTTCAGTAACAAAATTATTATAAGATTGTCTTTTATATCTTCTTAAAAAATGAGTTCCACCAGTAATAAGAGTTGCATTAATTAAACAAGATACTAAGAAACAACTAAGGAATTTAAGTACATACTTCCATTTACTTTTTTGTAGTTTCTTTAATTCATTTCTATTCTCTTCTTCATCATCATGAAAAAAATCATGTTTTATCTTATATTTAGATTCTCTTATATCCCAGTTATAACTCTCTAAACTCTCTGAGAGAGAAATTAAAGACAATACTATTCCGACTATACTTATAATACTTATTAATACTATAATAAGAATTCCCACAATATGATTAATCATACTTTGCTCCTTTTACTTAAACTCATAACTAAATACCTTTTAAGTTCATCTGTAATATCTTCACATTGATAACCATCTTCATTATCGTATACTTTTTCTTGGATAAAAATCTTAACATCTTCTCCAGAACTTCTACCTAACAATAATAATCGTAAAACATATTCTTCTAAATCACTCATCATATTGCCTCCAATTAAATTTTAAAAACAGTAAATATACTTTGGTGACTTCTTTGCTTTGAGTTCTTCAAATGCTTCATGGATTCTTTCCGCTTCTGCAATAAGATATTCTCTATCTAAATCTGCAACTTTACATTTTTCTTTGAAATCTTTTAAGTCAGTAAATTCAGGAAGTTTTGAAGCAACAACGAAGTTAATTGTTTGACCCTTGCCGTGAGAATCTTTTTCAACTTTACAAATTAATGTATTATATATATGTTTTTTAATATAAACATTTGTTCCTTGATATTTAATTTGGATTTGAACTTTATAACCTCTTGCTTTTAATATTTGTCTATAGTTAGTTGCTTTCATACCATTTAATCCTCAAATCTTTCTTCTTTAACTAACGGATGTTTTTCATCATAATCAGGACTATTCCAATCAATGTATCCATGTTTATCTTGTGGGTAGTAATAAGTCTTTCTATAAACAACTTTACCATCATCATTAATATGCTCAAATACTAGATTGTCAACATCAAATCTACCATTGCAAGTACATTTGTATGTAAGACCGTCAAGATTATCCCACCATTCTAAATAGACATTGTAGATGTCAAAGTCATGGTCTCTTAAGTATTGAAAGAATTTTTCAAGTCCTGCTTCTAATTGAGGGGCAATGCACCATCTTAAACTTTCAACAATACCAATAACCATAGAATTAATATTGTTAACATTACATGCTTTATCTAACTTTTGATATTTTACTAAGCTATCAAATGTCCAGCCATGCCAATAACCATCATATTTATAAAGTTTATTAATAGCATCTTTATAATATTTAGATAAACATGGTTCATTAAACTCAGAAGAACAAAAAGTACTAGAGGATGAATCATATCTATCTTGCTTAACAGCATATCTAAACCCACATTCACCTTGTTCTAATAATTTAAATGCTTCATCTAAATATTTTCTTGCTTTTGGTAAAGAATAAACATCTGCTTCTTCAACATGTAAAACATATTCATTATCATCACTCTTATCTTTCTTTTTAGGTGTTTTATATCTATTAAGCATTATAGGGGTGCTAATCTTAAATTGTTCTTCTGGATAAGGGAGATATAGATGCTTACGCCATTCCTTCATCCATTTTCTATAAGTCTCTTTTTCTTCTTCAGATAGATTACTTCTCCAAGGAAAAGGTTCTGGTACTTTGTAATTATTTTCATATGGGGAACAACTAAGTTCCATACAACCTCTAATATATGTCCAATCACTCATAATGTTATACCTCTCTATATACTATGTGTTCAAATCGTAGCTGCAATCAAAATAGTCATACTCATATTCATTATTACGATACAAATATTTTAAATTATCTATATATGCTGTTGCATCTTCCTGAATCTTCTTTGATGCTTCATCATTTGTTGGATAACTTAGATTAAAAAATTCACTTTTTAAATATTCAATATCATCATCAATACGCTTAAAGACTGATGCAAAGTCTTGTAAATTTGTATCAATTTGATTTTCTGATGATATTGTAAAACTAAATTGTTCAGTATCCAAATTAACAGTTATAACAACTTTAAATATTGTTTCAGTATTTGTTGTATAATCTTTATAAAAACTTAATTCATTTTTTAAATCTCTAAAGAAATTATAACATGTAAAATCTCTAGAAAATAATAAATCTTTAATTTTATCTTCATATAGATTATCTTTAATTATTTTAGTATAAACTTCTAAATATTGTTTAATTATTTGACTTGCTACTTCTTTATTAGCAATAAAATTATAGCGTAAGCCTGTTTCTCTTGCTAAGAATCTTAAGTAATTATTTTGTTTTTGTGTTGCTGTAATTTTATAGTCTTTTGGAAACTTCCAAGCATCTATACTACTTAATTTATAGTCAACTGCTCTACTACCATCACCGCTAATTTTACAGTCTTTACACCTACACACACCCCAAGTATTATCAAAACCATGATACTCATCATAGTCATCTAAACACGAAGGGCCATCATCATGATAAGTTATTTTTAAAAGTTTACCGCAATTAGGACAAATAGCTGTTTTATAATCTAAATCTGTATAATCTATCATTACTTTTATACCCTCCTTATAACTATTCTATGTATATTATAAAAATTAATCATTTAAATGTCAACAATTATTTTGCAATAACCACTCATCACTGGATACAATAGGTAGTTTATTAAATTCTTCTTCAGTTAAATCATTAACATCTTTGCCTCTAGGAATTAAAATAATATCAACAAATACATCTTTTCTAATATTTGTAAGAAATCTTTTAATACCTCTATCTCCAGCAGCATCTCCATCAAATGCTAAATAATAATGCAGTATATTACTTGCATTAAGAATATCATATTGATGTTGTGTGCCTGTTCCAAGCATTGCAATCGCAGGGATATTCCAAGACCAAAGAGATAAACAATTAAATTGAGATTCTACAATAGTTACTTCTTTTAGATTATTTCTTTTTATCACATTATATAAATAAATTGGTTTTTCTTTATCAGTGTCAATAATGAACTTTTTATTTTTGACACTTCTCTTTGTAAGCATATATAATTTATCATTTTCATCCCACACAGGAAAAACAATGCAAGAAGTATTTGTGTCATACCTAAGTTTAAACTTTTCACAAACTTGTCTTGAGATATGTCTTGAATCTAAATAAGGATGCCACTTTTGAAAAGTATCTAGAATTGATTCATCTAGATACGCTTTTTTCTCTTCTTGATTAAATGAGAAGTCATACAAATCATCATTTCTAACTTCGGTAACAATATCACCAAAGTTATCAACTAACCATTTCTCCCCATATGCTTCATCTTTATCAAAACACTCACCTATAAACTTAGATAATCTACCGCTAAACCCACAAGCAAAGCAATGAAAATAACCATACTCTAAGTCACTATGTTTAGATGCATTAATATAACAATCAGGGTTCTTTTCCCTGCCTTCATCATGATGTGGACAGGTTACTTTAACTTCATCACCTTTAGATTTAAAATAACTAAGCTTACCATTTGTTAATTGGTTTTTAACTTTAGTAAGTATCTCTTCAATAGAAGCACTAATAACATGATTATTGATTACTAATTCCATTAGAAACAATCCTCATCAGTAGTAAATTCTTTAGCATATGAGACTTCTTCAAATCTATCTTCAACATTTACAGGCTTTCCGCCAATACCATCTTTAGCATCTGGTATATAAGTGAATTTACCTAAGTTTAAATCAATATGATATGTTAATACTTTACCATTTTCACTATCTCTAGATTTAACTAAATGAAGTTTCATAATATCATCTTTCTTCTCTAAAAAGATAATCATTGTACTATCTTGACCAATTCTATCAGATTGTGCAATTTGAGTAGTATCAACACCGTTCTCACTTGCAGTTCTATTTTGTTGACAAACACTAATAATAGGAATTCTCTTCATCACCTGTAGATTCTTCAAGTCTTTAGAAATATTACTCATCTTTTCAACAGGAGTTTTACCTTTTCGTTGGTCTTCTAATAAAGATAATTGGTCAACATATAAAACATCTAAATTCTCTTTTTCAATAAATAATCTCAATGCATTTACATCTGCAGGACCATTAATCATATTTGGAGTTAAAACTTTTAAAGACCCATTAAACTTTTCAGGTAATGAATCTATATATTTTTTATATTCATTTTGAATTGCAACATTACCATGTGTCAACCCACCATTTGAAATATTTCCAATAAGAGTATCAATACGATAACCAACTTTTCTTTCACTCATTTCACCTGAATAAATGCCAACATTTAAACCTTGTTTACAAGAAGCCACAGCACACTTTAAAAGAATCCATGACTTACCATAATTAGTTCTAGCTACAATCGTTGCTAATTCTTCTTCTCTATCAAAACCACCAACAATTTGGTCTAATTCAGGAAAACCTGTAGAAATATAGTATTTACCAAATTCTTGAGTTCTTTCTACATAAGCATCATATCTACTTCTATCTTTTAATAAATCTACACAATGTAATGTAATACCTTGTGACATGTTCTCAACTGTATCTTTAATTTGCTTAACAGCATCATCAACTTTACCTTCAATTAAAGATGGTTTAATTTTATTGACAACTTCAACAATCTTTCTTGTATTGTAATCATCAAATAAAGATTTAATTAAAAATTCAGGTGATTCAGTAACATTAAGTCTTTCAATATGAAAAATTGAAAAGAAAGTTTCAACATCAGGTATTTTACCATATTGTTCTAAGTGGTCTTTAATAAATCTAAATTCTTTTTTAAAATCACTAAAATATTCCTCAGTTAAGTTATTAAGTGCAATTAAAGAACTATCTTTAGTTGTTAAAAGATAGTTTATAACTTGTAATTGTGGAATTTGTGTCATATTCTACCTCCCAACTAAAGACCTCTTATCGGCACCTACTAATTCAACATCATCAGATAATAAGACAATTCTTGAATATAGTCTATCACCAATAACTTGATGTAATTCTTCATCATTTAAATTTGATGTATAAATATTTGCTTTACCACTATCAATTCTAATGCTAATAAGGTTTAAAATATTTTCATGTTCAAATTGTGTCAACCCTTTTGTACCAACTTCATCCCAAATAACAATATCTGCATCTAATACATGGTCTTTGATATATTGCACATAATCGCTCTTTTGAGAGATGTTATCTTTAATTGCTAATAAATACCTTGGAACATTGATAAACAATGCTCTAGAGTCTTCTATTGAAGATTCTAACCATATATTTGAAAAGTATGCTTGAACAAGTCTCAATGCCCAACTAGTTTTACCATTACCTGTAATAGAAGAGTGAATGTATAAATTACCACCTGTTGACACGAAATTCATAATATTCTTCTCAATAGTTGACAAATATTTATAATTTGAATCATCACTTTCATCTGCATCTAATAAGAATGTTACTCGTTGTCTTTGCTTATTTGAGATTAAAGCATTATCATAAAGTTTTGACAATTTAAAGTTTTTTACACAAAAACTATCATCACAATGATAGCCAGTATCATTACAAGTATCTTTTAACCAACAATTTTTACAAATTTCTAAATCTTTCATCATCTTATTATACATTATTTTTTATCAAATCTTAAGTTATTCCATTCTTCTTTAGAACAGTATTTAGATACATCTAAAGTACTGTGCGAATCAGTAGAAGCATTAAGCCATGCCGTAACAACAAGATTTCTATTGTAATCAATACTAAAATCTCTAATGTCTGTACCAGGTCTAATTACTAAAATTAAGTCTTGTTTACCTGTAGTATGAACTCTAACACAATACTTAGTAATCATCCAATATCCATCTCTACCTTGAAGTTCTACTTCAAAGGGTTCTTGAGGGAAGTTTCTAATAACCTCTAATGCAGTTTTAACTTGTTCCATTAAATAATCATGACTTTTATCTTCTACATTATCTAAATGTTCTTGAAGATGTCTTGACAATTGATAGTCATATAAATGTATTTGTAAGTCTTTCACAGACTCTTGTGTACCATGAGGAAAATATACCTCTTTATGAAATAATAATGTTTTTATCATATTAATATTTTTTATCGCTTAAATTATTTGAAGATGCAACTTTTAATTTTGTTGTTCTTACCGATTTTGAATTTTCTAAAAGTTTTTGTTCTTTCTCATAAGAATCAATTGCATATACACAATTTGTCCAACCTTGAGATGTTGCTTTTGCAATTATATCTAATGCTTTTTGAACATCAGAACCTGCATACTTAAACAAAGTATTTTGAAAATCTAAAACTGTTTCTTTAATAACATATTTACCTTCATCATAAACAGACTCTAACCACTCAACTAGTGCTTTATGAATATTTACATTATCATTTGATAATAAATTTAAAAGTGCATATTTAATACTTTCTTTTTTAAGTTTCTTAGAGTCAGTTTTATTCTTTGGAAGATTTATTTGCTTACTTATCTTGCTTAACTCTTTAGAATCTTCTTCAGCAATTATTTGCATAAAAATCTCAACATCAAATCTTATTTTATCGGGGTTTTCTGCACTTGTTGTAATCAAACCAACTTTACTAAGAGATGCATCACAAAGATATTGCTCATCAACTTTAATTGATGTCTTAGACTTCACATAATCTCTATTTAAAACAAAGAAATTATTCTCATCTAATTTCTTCTTCTTTCTTGCTTTAGCATAAATATCTAATAACTCAGCACAATAAACAGCATTAGTCAAACCAATGATTTGTGCAATAGTAACATTAAAAGTTAAATAACTAGATGGACTAACAACATCCGAAAGCATTTATAATAACCTCTCTATCTTGTTGTAAATTAATTAATGCATGTTTAACTAATTCACCTAATACTTTTTTATTATTATGAGTTAAAGAATCAAGTTTTGTACTTAAAACATTATCTAATTTATATCTATGCTTAAATGACTTAATATAATCTTTTTGAGACATTCCTGAAATAACTTTAGAGATATTAAAACCTGCTTTATTGAAACAATCATTGTAACAAACACTATCAATAATCATAGCACTTAAAACGTCTCTTGATTTTAATTTATATTCAACTAAATCTTTAATTGCAGACATCTCATCTTTATCTTCAACAAATAAACATTCGGAAGAATCTCCAAATATTTCAACAGATTCTTCAACAGAAAATGTCATATAATTAAGTTTTCTTGAGTCAGTATTTGATTGTTGAAATGCTCCTTGCATTATAGATGTAATACATTGATTAATGCACTTTTCAGCACCATGTTCTTCTTTACTAACTTTCTTTGAAGAATCTAACCAACTCTTATATTTAAATACTTTTACAAAAGCATCATAGAGCATACTTACTGCATCATCAATTTCAATCTTCAATGATTTTGTCTTGTCATAGATGAATGGTACCATATACCAATATCTTACCATTAAAGCACTTAAACAACTACTCATCATCTCTTTATTATTAAGTTTTTCATACTTAACATACTCATTTGCGAGAAACTCAATATCATTAAAATCTTCTTTTGTACCTACATGAAAGAGTGGTAATCTTTTTGCATCTTCTAAAAATAATTTATATGAATCTTTTAACATAATTAATTTACCTCCAACTCAATAATTATAAACTAATAATTATTTATTGTCAAGACCCCAAAGTTCTACAAAATCAATATTATATTTCTTTTTTAAATCAACTTTATGTTTAACTACATTACCATTTTTACCCTTAGTATATGTATGAATTAAAGGGATATCTTTTTTAGTTAGCCTACATTTTTTAAGTTCTTCTTCATTTGGTTCATACTCTTTTTTAAAGCAATCAGGACACACATACTCTACCCAACCATAGGTTCTGTATCTTGCAGGTTTACCACAAAAGAAACAATACCCCTCAGATACTAATTCATATTTATCAAGGACTGTTTGAATTTCATCAGTAGCACTAGCATATAATCTAAGACTACCCCATTTTTCTTTGATTTGTTGCCATTGTAACATCTTTTTCCAAGAGAGATGCTTACAAAGTCTTTTTCTTGATTCTTTACCTGCTTGTTTGATTTCTTCGCTCATTTGTTTACCGAAAGCAATTCTCCAACCCTTTGGAATACTATCATATTCAGTAAATGCATAACCGCAGAATTTACCTTTCCAAACATTATAAACTCTATAGAATGGATACTTTAATAAGAAAAAGAAATTCTTCCAATGCCATAAAAATGATATATGATTAATAAATTGATTGTGACCTAATGCATAACCAAGTTTTCTAAAAAATTTCTTTACCTTTTTCATTATTTAATAATCCTCCAATTTGGACATGGAAAGCCATTTACCATATCACTTTCATACTTATCAACATACTTTTTTAATTTTGTGTAATCATTTAAAATCTTTTTAATTAACTCAAAAGTACTAGAATCCATTACCATAACCACTGTTTCTTGGTTATCACCTACATACCACCACTTTAAAAATGTTTCTGATTCTTCTACTTGTTTTTGTTCAACCATAAGACTATCTTACTCCTTCTTTAAATATTATACAAGATATTATTATAAATGTGAACTGATATATTCATTATCTTCAGCATCTACACACTCTATACTTGTTACAAAAATATGATTCTTATTTCTTTTAATAAATTCAACTGTTTGTTCAGGATAGTCAAATCTCTCAACAAATGATTTGCCGTTGCTAATGTCAATAAAATAAATTGTAATCATAAAGTTCTCCTAATATGGTAAATAATCTTCCATATGATAATCTAAAGAATAATTATCTAAAAGTTTACAATAAATATATTCTTCAATGTCTTTAAATTCACCAGAATTAACTGCATCTTCAGCCTCTTCATAAGAAATCCAAGTTGCATATTTATTACCAATTTTAACATAAATTTCTTGACCAGGCATTAAATCTTTAAAGTCATCAAAAACTTCATACTCATATTGAGATTGAGTATAATAATATCTTATTCTAATAGTCTTAGTATAAGTAGATTTGCAATCTCTTAATCTAACAATAACTTGTTTCATTATTTTACCCACACTTTCTTTATATATTCTAGAAGTTCAATTGCTTCTTCAAAACCTTCTCGTTTTCCAAAGCAACAACCTTTTTCAAAAGCATCTAGATAAGGTTCTGTTGACCTTCTTTCTTGGTCTTTAATACATGAATTTAAATCGTCAATCGCATCATTAATGATTTCTTCAAATTTTTTCTTTGTCATATTAAATTACCTCTAACTTTCGTATATATTATATCATTATATCAAAAAGAGGTCAATAAAAAAGTGGCCTTTATGACCACTTTTTGACCCAGTTTATATTTTAGTAAATTAGAAGTTGAAGAAACTTCTAACTAAATCATCAAATGTAACTTGTTTCTTACCGTTATCATTAACATATGTCATATGATAACCACCATATGTTTCAGCAAACTTATCTCTAAGTTCAATCCACTTCTTTTCAGCATCAGCAATTTGTTTAAATGCTTGTTCTTTAACATTTTCATATTCAAGATAAGCATCTTCAACTTCTTTTGCTCTTGCTTTCTTAATATCAGCTAACTTAGTTTTTTCAGCTTCTTGTTCAGCTAATGCCTTTTCGGCTTCTTCTAATTCTTTGACAGTTTTATAAGACATGCCGGTCTTTTCACTTAAATACAACATTGATTCAAATTCTCCTTTTAATTTTTTAGTCCATTTAACTAAAATTCCTAACCTATTAGTTAAATAGCAATCAATGAATTTATATACCTGAGTCATCATATAGAAAACTCATTGGTCACTTAATTTAGCACACTATATTATACAATAAAAATCAATCAAATGTGCTTGAAAAATAAAAATCAAGCATTTCTGCTTGATTTTAATCCTTATTATCTTCTGAAGTAATAATAAATCTTGCTGGGTTTCCAACTTTTTCTTTTCTAAATTTATAAGTAGTGTTTACCCAAGATTCACCATCTTTGGTTTGCAACTTTTCAAACAAGAGTTGATTACTCCAAGGGAATTGAAGAACACCATTATTAGTTTGATGCCATTCTTCAACAGGTCCTTTTGGCATAATGAATCTACCGATTTTGTATAAATCTAAGCAATTGAGAAGTTTAGTTGACATATATTCTCTACCACTATACATACCTACTTTAAGGTGATGTTTTTCATGAACATAATTAGTGATTCTAACTACATCATCATGGTCACTATCACCACCCATTAACCCAAATACACTGATACCTGGATGGTCTTTAATTAATTCATCAATCTTCTCATTAGTTAATTCTTCACCAACATCTTTTAATAACCATGGCTCACTGCACCCGTCACAGTAGCCTGGACAGTTACTAATATTAACACATAAAGTGATTTCATCTGGGAATTCACTCATTGTTACAGCAACATCATAAACTTTAAGCATCTATTAATCTCCTTTAATCTAAATTTTCATAGGCTCTCTTAGAGGCTTCTTTTTGTCTTATCTCACTAAAATTACTAACTCTCTTAAGATAACCTATGACTCTGGTTAAGTAGTCAACATTTTTACTACCGCATACAGGACATTCATGTAAATATCTTTTGTCAATATGACCACACTCATTACAAACTGTATTAGGACAATTAAATGTAAAATATTGACATCCTGCAGTTATTGCAATATCCATTAACATTCTATATTGTTTTTTAGTTAAATGTTCATTCAAGTTACAATGATAAGCACTACCGCCATCTAAACACCCACTAAAATCTTTTCCTTGTAGATACATCTTTGTAATAATATCATATGAAGCATCTTCAACTGGGTAGAAATATGAGTTATAACATTCTCTATTTGCAGGAACCCAATAACCATCTTTTTTATCCCATTGATAGTTCTTAGCACCAAGATTCTCTGCTGGAACTTGTTCTGTATTAAATTTGCAATGTTCACTTCTATCTTCTAAATTCAAATTCTTAATTGTTTCTAAGATATCTTTTGCAAATTGTTTATATGCTTCATTATTTGGTTTAGTTTCAATTTTAAGATATTCAGCTGCTTCTAAGAAACCATTAAACCCAATAGTTAGATATTGTTTATCTAAACTAATATAACCAGCCTTATAAACAGTTAATAAATCATTATTGTATAAATCCCAAAGATAATCATTGTAAGCACTTAAATATTTATGCACTCTCTTAACAATAGGAGTTATATATTCAGGTAAAGAAACTTTTCTTCCTTCTCTATCCCAATTTTGAACAATTCTATTGATATTTAAAGTTATAACTTTTTTAGAACCTGTTTGAATACCACCAGCACCTAAAGTATAACTAAATACATTTTCTTCAATAGCATTTTTCAATCTACAACAACTTGAAAGAGCATCAGCACTATCACTATTGTATAAGAAGAATGAATGACCTTCTTGCCACATTTCAGCAGTAAAATCTGCCATCTCTTCATCTACATATTTATGAGTATTTTTATCCCATAACAAGTTCATGGTTTCAACAGGGAAAGTAATTACTGCTTTAGTTCTTTCTTCATTAAACCACTTCATATACATCTTTTGAAGTTCTTTAGTTGTTTCCCAACAAGGTTCATCACAATCTGGGAAGAAGAAATCTTTAAAAATACTTTCAAAATAACCTTTATCAAAATATGCAATATTAGTAAATGGAGATTGATAGTTTCTTGCACCTGCAGGTTGGTTTACACTAAATACAAATTGTTGGAACCAATCTTCAATCTTATTTCTTAAAGTAAGTTGTCTATTACCAAAAGATTCAACAACTTCATCTAATCTTTCAATATAATCATTACCATAATCAATTCTTAAGAAATGGTCAAAGTATGGCAAGAATTCAGGAACAGCAACAGCACCTGCAAATTGTCCAGCAATTAAGAAGATTAAATTAATAATACCGCCTATATAACTATTTGCATGTTTTGGGGCACTGCTTGTACCACCTAATGTTTGTAATCCATCTAATAAGAATGGATATAATGAGATAGCAATACAGTAGGGCATTATGCTGGACTCATCATGCGAATAAATGATATGATTTTTCAAATCTTCTTCATAAGCATTTGCTAATTCTTCACTTAAATATCTCTTAGTTAATGCTCTATTTAAATCAATTAAATCTTTTTTACCTAATTCTGTTTGTAATGTTGCAATACACTTAGTTGTTACATTAGCATTGGCATCAAATTTACTTCCTGTACTAGCATTACTTGCCTTCTTATAATCATCAATAAAAGCAAGTTTCTTATCAAGTGTTCTTTGGTCCATAATATATTAGCCTCTTGAATTAATATAATCTAAACATTCTTTCTTTACAAATCTTTGTCCATCAACTTCTAATGTTGGTGTTGCAGTTATGCCTTTTGACTTCATTACTTCTAAATCTTTAACAGATTTATATTCAATATTATTTCTATTTAACATCATCTCAACAGTTTTACACATACCACAACAATCTTGATGATAGAGAATAATCTCATTATCTTTTACTTCGTTTTCAATTGTTTCTACATAATTGTCTAACTCTTTACCAGTAAGAGTTGACACAAAAACATCTTCATTCATGATGCAACTTCCTTTCTAATTATTATACAAGACTCCTTGAGAGTTCATGTTAATTTAGCACTTATAAATCTTGCAAATATTTTTGTAGTATATTCATAATTGTCTCATCTTTTTTGTCATCTATAACATAATCACTGATTGCTTTTTTAGTATTTATTGCTTGTGCTGTAACTTCATCAATTGTATCTTTACAAAGGAGGCTATAAATGAACACAGGCTTCTTGGAACCAATTCTATGAATTCTATCACATGCTTGTTCAAAAAGTGCGTAGGTCCATGGTAAATCAATGAATACCATATAGGAGGCACTAGTAAGTGTGAACCCTGTTCCCATCTTTGAAATTGTACCTATAAAAACTTTATACTTATCATCATTTTGGAACTTATCAATATTATTAGATACATCAATATCTTTCATATCGCCTGTACCGATAAGTGGATTATATTCTTCAAGTAATTTTTGTAGTTTATATACTGGTTCCTTAAATGTTGACATGATAACAACTTTATTACCATTACTAACAATCTCTTCAACTAAGTCACAAGCTCTATCAATTTTACATGAAGCAATATCTTGACTTGTCAACACACTTGGACATGTCGTAGCTTGTCTTAAACGAGTGGTTAATGCTAAAAGATTTGAAGTGTTAAGATTAATTTTATCACAATTCTCTTTTGCTAGTTGTTTATATTCTTCTTTAACAGAATTCTTCACACTCTCATAAAATTTATCTTGAGAATCTTCCATAGTCAAAGATTCTTCAATAAAATTCTTTTCAGGTAAATCTAATAAATCTTTTGTTCTTCTCAATGAACATGAATCAATTTCATTTTTAAGAATATCTAAATTCTTATAACCAATAATTCTACCTTTAGTGCTATCATCAAAAATACAATAAGTATTCTTAAATCTTGTAACACCTCTTTTCTTTTCAACACCTATCCAAGCAAGAGGTACATAAGCATCTAATGGCTTATTTAATAATAATGTACCTGTCATTGCAACTTGTTTATCTGCAGATAACTCTAAAAGATTGCTTCCTTGTTGAGAATTCCAACCTTTTGCTTTATGACATTCATCAAATAACATAAGACCATATTTATTTGGACCTTTATTGATAGCATTAAGAATTTTATCATTTCTTAAACTTTCAACATTAATAATTACAAAAAATTCATTTATAGGTTGTAATAATTGTTCTGCTCTTTTATTAATAGTTTCCCAAACTCTATTACCTTTTTTATTAATCCTCTCGCCTATAATAACACAAGATTCATTTGAATGTTTTTGTATCTCTTTTCTCCAATTGTCTCTTAGAGAAGCAATACCACAAATAATTAAGCAGTGTTCAATCTTATCTTGTGCTTTAAGTTCTTCTGCAAGATAAATCATTTGTAAAGTTTTACCTAGTCCAGGCATATCTAAAAGAAGCCATTTATCATTATTTAAACCGTATTCTATCCCTTCTTTTTGATATTCATAAGGGTTTGTCTTATAGTTAAGAGTTATGTGTCTTAAATTGTCTTTTTCTGCTTCTTCTTCTACAATTAAATCTATATCATCAAAATAGATTAAATTATCTAATAAATATGAAAGTGAAGTTATTGGTACTTCCCATAAATGAGAATCAACATGAAAATAATAAGTCTCACTTGACTTAATTATATTTACAATTTCTTGCTTATAATCAAAAAACAAGTAAAGAGACTTAAGACCACTTAGTTTCTTTGCTTTACCTTCAACTATACGAATCATTATTCTTCTAAATCAATTCTATCTTTAAAAATTTCTACTGAATATTCTTCATCCCATAAGTCTTCAGAGAATTGTGTTATTGTATTAATTGATGCTGTTACAATAAATTTAGTATCACAATAATCACAAATATATTCTGCACTTAAATCAGGTTCAACACCTTCAATAAGGATAATTTTTCCTTTTGAATCTTTAATGGCATTTCTATTGCCAATAAGGTCATCACTCATAAAAATTTCTTCTAATAAATATTCTGCCCCGCATTTAGGACAAACAATTTTTGGTGCCATAATATCTCCTTAACTAAATAGAAGTTAATATTTCCCAAACAATATCAATAACATCATCATGATATACATCACATAGTTGTTCTACAGTACACATTTTTAAATTGTCATCTTCTAAATAATCTAATATCAACCATTTAGTAATTCCACAATTATATAGAAAGTTTTTCAATTGTTTAGGATTTTTATTTTTTAATTTACTTAATGTCATACTATATTATACAAGTTATTTTAATAAAAATAAAAAGGTAGTTTTATTTTTACATGTGTGGCACAAACTACCTGAAACTTATATCTCAACCACAATATATTATACAATATTTTTAATAGTCATTAAGATTAAAAGATATGTCTAGACTTACACCTGTTGGATAACCATTACCATCCCCAACTATAAAATATAAATAAGTACCTTCAACTCTCCAAGAAATTGAACCATCTGATGCAGAAGAGTTTGAAATAACATTTCCAACACAAGTTAAATAATCACTAGGCGAAGTCATACAACCTGATGAAGAACCAACTATTTTTGCTAGGTTATTTAATGATATTCTATGCCATAACCAGCGGGACATGCTCTGATTAGGGTTATTTAATTTAAGAGAAATGCGAACAGACTCCCCAACTCTTGACCAAGTAACATGTTTTCTAGCACCTGTATCTGCAAAAGCATTATTCCAGGTTGTTCCATTACCACTCTTAACGAAATCAGAATCAGTTATACTTTTAGCACCATGAGTAATTACACCTTTTGGGTCTCCTTTAAAAACTATCGTGCCACTATCTGTTGATAAATTAATAGTGGCACTACCTAATTGAATTAAAGTTCCATTACCAGCTATCTCTGTGACACTACCTCCTATTGCAGTATACCCTGTAAGATAAGGAGTAGCCACTGAAGCACTCAAATCAGTGCCAATATAAATATTAGTTGAAATTCCACTATACCCACCTAATATGATACTAGATGTAGCTTCCATAAATATTTGAGAGCCCATTATATGGCTTAAATAAGCATTATTAATATAAGCACCTTTATAATATTTACTTGAAGTACCTAAATTATAAGTATTTGTAGCATTTGGATAAATACTGTGAGTATTAGCAGTACCATTTAAAGAAATATAACTACCTGCTTCTAAATTTAAAACACCAGTATAACCACCACCAATGATACCAGTATCTGCTATAATATTTATGTCACCAGGATTAAGAATGTCGTTAACATATAAGGATTGAAATCTTGAACCTATAGAGCCTAAGTTATAAACATCATTTGCGTAGGGAAGTATATCTCCTTGAGTATAAATAGAACTAGCATATAAAGAAAGTGTTCCACTAGTACCTATAACCATCTGAGATGGTCCAAATATAGATTGAGTTATAATACCGTTGCTATAAGCCACTAATTCATTTGTTGCAATAAAACTAGCAGATATAGAATTAGCAGATATAGAACTAGCAGATAATGTATTAGTACTAAATGATTTAGTTATTGGGGTAGAAGAATTACCATTTTCAATTTGATTTGTTGAAATATTAAGTTGTGAACTTTCTTCAATTGCCCAAGCATTTGAAACTCTTTTAAATAATTTTAATTTATATGTAAAACCATCTTTACTATCATTTTTACCTAAGAAAGTTAAACCTTTAAAGTTTGTTGAATCATCTAAAGTTTCACCTGCACTACCACCATTAGGAGTTAGTGTTTTAACACTTGTACTTTCATATGCAGAACCAAAATCAGCAACATTAATACCTGCCCAAATTTCATCACCATTAGCAGGGTTTGTAAATAATGCTTGAATATCAGAAACATTTGCAACAAAATAATAACCGCCTAAAATGATATAAGCAATATTACCATCAACATAAAAATAATCTTTATGTAAATATGTAACTTTATTTGCTATATTAACAAAATTTTCTTCAGTTGTTAAGAATGAACCTGGGTCAATTGCATGACCACTAGCATCTTGACCTCTAAATGCAGTTGGAAATACTTTAATTTTATTATTTGATAAAAATGCCATAATTATCTCCTATATCACTTAATTTAGCACTAATGCTTATTCACCGGTAACAGTTGCATTACCTACTTGTAATTCCCACACAACAATAATGTTTGAATCTCTATCAATATCTTCATAACCAGTATCTACATAATACATAGCCATTGGTTTTGTTTGTTCAGTATAATTTTTATAATTATATAATACAAAATAATTAGGAACAATACCTTCTACAAAAACAGAGCCAGGAATTGTAAAAGTTAATTTTGCAGTACTTAGATTATTAGCAGTATCAGTTTCAATGCTAGATGAGCCTAAAGGAATTAATCCTGTTAAAGAATCGGCACTTGCTAATTCAGTTTCTGCAGACTCCTCAGATGTAACATGAAATACCTGAATATATTTTGGAGATGAAGCAGACTCATATACACCAATTAAACAAGTAGCAATAAATTCAAATAATCTAAATGTACCATGATTATGTCCATTAATAACATCAATTACTTTATCATCTTTAACTAATTTAATTGTAACATTACCTGAATATGCTAATTGAAGATTGTTTTTATTTTGTTTCTTTTTTATCTTCTTCATAAACTATTCTCCTTCATCTTCATCATATGGCTCAATTTGCTTACCACTAGCAATCTTAGATGTATATGTTTGAGCAAAGCCTGTAGTAGTTTCAACTTTTTCTTTATCAATTGTAGAATCATCTGGTCTCTTAACATTGAATTGTGGTTTTGCAATTCTACCAACTAAGCCTTCTTTAACATTGAATGTTGTAAGAGTATCTCTCATTGAGATAGAATTCTTCAAAGCATCATTACTAGCACCATAAATAAATCTATAATCAAAACCAACAGGAAGAATATAATCAAATATATCTTCTAATAAAACTAAGTCTTTTAAACCATATGGAATATAAATATTCACAACATGATTATCACTATCAATTCTAACTTCAGTATAGCCACTAATGTTTTGAGCATTCATTAAAGTATAAACTGCTCTTTCAATAGCATTCTTTGTACCTTTATTTCTAACTAAGTCAATAAACACATCACAAACATTCTTTAAGTCTTGAGCATTATATTGATGTCTTGTTTCAAAACCAACTGTTTTTGCTAGTAAAGGAATTAATCTATCGTCAAGATTATTACTTGTTGGAGCACCTGTAATTAAGTCAGTGTTCATCTTTGCATAGTTAAAGATAATTTCAAAGGCTCTTCCGAGAAATTGAAAGTCTCTAGATTGATTGTAATATACTTCAGGAACTAGATTTTTTGTCTTAATCATTGAAGTTTCTCCTATTGTCTAGAACTCTTTAACACATCAACATTACTAGTCTTAAAGTCAATTTGTGAGATTGTAAATCTATTAGCAATATTATTTGCATCATAGAATGCATATGGAGACATTAAGTTTTCAGATTCAATTGCTTTAGCATTATCAATCTTGCAATTATAATAGAACTTATCGTTCTCAAGTGCTTCCATTAAATCTTCTGTAAGAGATTGCTCAGTAACAGATGAATTATTAACAGCATCAGCAAATTCTTTAAGTGCTAATTCTTTATTTAAACCAGAGATGAAATCAAGAGTTCCAATTGTAAGTGTACCAGAAACACCATTATTCTCAATAGTCATTCTCGCTTGACCACTTGTACTTGTTCTATGTAATTCAATAATATTAATACCTTCATTTAGGGCAACTGGTGAACCATAAGTTTCATCCGTATTATAATGTTTACCATTATATGGACCAGTAGCAAATTTTACTTGTGCAGTAGAACCACCAGTCTTGAATAAATAAATCATAATAAGACCAAATTCATCACTACCATCTCTAGAAATTAATGGTAAATCAAATGTATAAGTAGTACCAGAAGTATCTTGACTATCTAATTTATATGTTGCATAACCTTCAAGATTTCTTAAAGGTGTTTGTGGCTCGTTATCCCCATCTAATGCAACTTCATAGCAATACATAGTTACTGGATATGTAGGTACATTACCACTATCAGTTTTAACAGTAACAGAAGTATCAATTAAACCACCATCATTATGCATTTCTGTATTAAGATTAAAGTTTTGTCCATTTGTATTTAAAATAACAGGATTACTAACTCCATCAAGAGTAAATGAAACTGATTGTCTTGTAGAAGTTGGTGTTTCAAGACCATCATTAATAATTTGAGACTCATCTCTTGTTACATTAACATGTAGTCTTGTTCTTGCTTTCCATCCACCTTCCGAAATGGATAAATTATCAAGTGTTTCTGAAGGGTCACCATCAAAACCATAATGAATAATTACATCATCAGGAACAGGAGTTAGTTCATTACTATTAATAACAAAGGAAGAGATTGAACTACCTTCTTTAACAGTAATACTAAGTGTATCATCTTCAGTTAATGTTAATATATTATTTTCAACGATTGTAAATGGAGTAGTAGAAGAGAAACTAAGTGTTTTCCACTTATCTTTTAATGCTAACATACCCATTTCTAAAACATCAGATAAATCAACAACATCAGCAGTAATTGTTTCTAAATTTGTTAACTTTGAACTTATCTTTGTACCGCTACCTAAAGTAACAAGTTGTGTTTCAGCTGCATCTGTATAGAAGAAGTATTCACCTTCTTTTAAGATTGCTTCACCGCCAGTTGTACTTGACCACTCATCACTTGTGAATAATCTATTTGTAGAGTTATTTCTTAACCAATAACATTTAGTCTTTTTATTTAAAATTACTTTATTGACTTTAGAAATTTCAATAGATTCTTGAGCAGTTAAAGCCCAGAAAAATTCTGTTTGGTTATTATTTTTAGTATTAACCTGTTTAAAAGCACTTCTGTTGTAAATAGAGTAATCACTTGATTGATATGTATTTGGAGTTGCAAACAAATCAAAACCAACAGGTTTAATGATTTGGCCCTCTACATACATTTCACATTTCCATGTATCATTTTCAGTGAATCCCATATAAAGAATTTCACCTGCTTGTAATTGATAAATAGTATTTGCCTTAATAGGATTATTTACATCATGAATAGCACTAATAAATCTAAAATAACAATATGCAGGATAAGTTAATTCAGTAATAACATTTGGAGCAATAAATTGAACTGCTTCATTCTTATATAACGGAGTAGTAACATTTGGTGTTAATGTTAAATTAAGGTCAGTTTTAATGCTCTTAACATGTTCATTAATCATGTTCTTGCCTGAAATTTCTTTTTGACCTAATTCAAATTCAAATCTATCATCATAATCAAATAGAGAAACATTGCCATTTAAAATATTCTTTGCTAAAATATCAACATAGAAATCAGAACCATCAACAGAAACTAAAGGAACTTCTAAACCATTTCTCTTTAAAATATATGTAGTTAATTCAGGTTCCATTAAACTCACATAATTAATTCTCTTATCTGCTTTTTGAATGCTTTCAACTAAAGAATCATAAGGAATTTCATAACCATAATCAACTCTTCTAGCATTAAAGTCTTCAATTAATTGATGAATGACATTTGTATCAATTTCAACAACTTCATAAGCATTAACTTTATAATTAGTTGTTAATCTACCATCTAAAGATAATTTATTCTTGATAGCATAAATATCATTTGCTTCTAAAGTTTTATAGTCATGAGAAATTGTTTTATTTTCTTCAATTGCTCTCTCAATTTCAGATGTAACTGTTTTACCTGCAGGAGTTAATGGCAAGAATGAGTTGTCATACACTTCTATATCAGAGTATGAGAAAATTGGTGCTAATGGATAGCAACATAATTGATAAGCATTTAATTTAGTTGCATCAGTAACATTAATTGTTGTTTCACCTAATTCATCATAAGAAACAACTCTCTTTGTATAGTTAATATCATTTCTTCTATCACTAACTTGAACATTAGAGACTAGCGGAAATACATCATCTGAATCATAAGCATTGTAAATAGCATTTGAATAATCCCTACAAGTTGTTAAAGTATTGAAAGTACCGATTGTCTTCTTGAAGTTATTATATGCTTCATTGATTGATTCAGGACTTGCACCATTAATTGTTGCACTGTAATTTCTAACATAAAGATTATCTTCTGCATTTTCATCAGCACCTTTTAATGAATTCCAGCTATCAGAGGTGGTACTATCTAAAGCATTAATTGTGTTAGCAGAAACATTACCATTATAACCATCAGTTAAGATATATCTCACATAGAGACCATTACCAATTAAAGATGCAATATCTTTTGGAAATTCAATGTAAGGAAGTTCTCTATTTGAATCATAACCAAATTTAAAACATCTAGTCATTGGTTCTACATCATTTAAAGTTTTTTCAACTCTCCAAAATTCACCTGTATATGGATATTCTAAAATAAAGACACCATTTTGAGCAACATTTGTTTCTGGGAAATAGATTCTATTATTATCATCTAAATTACTTAATTGAATAAGTGGTTTATTTTCATTTGTTGTAACATCACCACTTGTATTAACTTGTAATTCTCTTAAATAACCTTGCATGACAGGACATGTTTGAACATCATTTTGTTTACTTAAAGTACAATTTCTAGTTGCAATAAAAGAAATAGCAGTATCTTCATCTTTGCTTGTAAATACTGTTTCTAAAGCAGGAAAAGTAATTGGGGTATCTAACTCACCAACATAAGTTAAAGTAAGATTTGTGGTAGCAGCTACAAAATATTTCATTGAGTACCCAAGCATACCACAAAGTTTTCTCATTGAAGAATCTTGAGTACAAGAAGTAATAAAATCTTCTAAGATATTTTTATCAATGTTATAATTTAATTTATCTCCAATAAAAGCAACAAGTTTAGTTAAAACAACACCTGGGTCTGATTCATTAGAAGTTTCAGGGTCCCATCTATTGGTAAGATTTTGAATTTCTCTTACTAATTCTGGATAAATAGTTGCAAAATCTTTATCTATGTAACTTTTATTTGAAATTCTTAATTCTTCATTTGTAATCATATTCTACTACCTTTCTTCATCTTTAAACAAAACAAGGTCATACATATTTGTTGTAAAGTCTAAATTATTAATTGCTTTAAATTTAATAATAACATCTTTTCCTTGTTGCTCAATTTTAATATCTTTTCTTTGAACAGTAATTTGAGGTGCAAATGCTAATAATTGAGTATATATTTCATCAATCAAAATATCTCTCAACACATAATTATTTTGGTCAAATATAAATCTTTTCAACCTAATACCATAAAAAGGGTCTCCAAAAAGTTCACCCTTTTCGCATTGTAAAAGTAATCCAATATCTTGAAGAGATGCTTTATTAGAATCTCTTTCAATATTAGTACTACATTGATTAAACATGTGTGGAAACTTAATTGAATTCATATAATTTTCATTTTAAATTTTTAAAAATCTATCACTTAATTTAGCATCTTTTTATTTTAATCTATAGACATCCATTACAGATGAGGATGCTGTAATTGTTAATGGTACATTGCTTGTGTTACCTACTTTATCTATTGTAGTCGGAGATACAGAAATTCTTTGATTGTCTATAAGAACTTTGGTATATAACCCTACAGGACCAGTTATACCTATTGAAGCTGTTGATATGCCAATAAACTGAGAATAATTAGTTATATGAAATGCTCCATAATACTTTGTACCATTAATGGTCACATAAGATGAAAAGCTTTTTAAATTAATAAAGTAAGTAACTCCATATTCTAAATCATATGTATCTGTATTTGTAGCTACTTTTGTGTAAGTAGAATCAGCTACTATAGTTTGATTATCTATGTATTCTTTAATTGCTTCTAAAGAATGACCATCTAATAATTTATTTTCTATACTACCCATAATTACCTCCTATATTATGAAACACTGCTAGTGCCATTTAATATAGCTAATGCTTCTGCTTTTGTATATACACCGCTTAAAGTTCTATTACTTATTATTATAGTTGATGCATATAAACTACTTGCATGAAAAGAAGCAAAACTATTTGTACTTACCCAATTTTGAGTTGCTATTTCCTCACCATCATAATAAGCACCACCACCACTAGTATCAATATAAAGAGGTCCACCACCAGTAAGTAAATTTACATCACCATCATAGAAATTAAACCCTTGGAAATTTGTACCAGCTAATAAAAGCCCAATATTATTTCCATATATATCTTCTGCATAAAAACTATTTGTTCCAAGATTAACATCTTTTGAAGCACCAGAATATGGAACATAATTCTCTGCTATACTAGAAGAAGTAGCATATTCAGATAAATTCATATTAATGACAGAACTATTACTAGCATTAGCTGTAAATGTACCGATAGTAGAACTATTTAATTGAATTGTTAATGTAGCATCATTAATTTGATTAACAGTTGCCACTTCATTACCATTATAAGTAAATTGGCCTACTGTTGTTAGAGCAATACCTGACCTACCATATTTACTAGTATTATTTATTTCAAAATACCCTGCAGTACCAATACCAAATGTTGTATATTCACCATCCCAATATAAATTAGCACCATCATTAGTATCTCCAATATAAACATTAGAAGTATTTACTTCATCAGCATAAATAGCAAAGAATGGATTACTTCTATTACCAAGCATAGCATTATTTACACTTGGAATAATATTACCATAAAGACTTGTTGTGCCTGAAAGTAGAATATAATTATATAAGTCCGATTGTAATGCTAATACACCAGATTGACTTGGTAAAATAACCGATGCATTACTTGAGGTTGTAGAATTTGGTCCAAGAGTTGTGTAATGTTGGTTACTTCCATCACCTGTATAAAATAATATATGAGTAGATGAAGAAGATAAGCCTAAGTTAATAGCTTTATCAAAATCAACAAAACCAGTTGCATGAAGCATTCCAGTTGTTAATTTTTTATTACCTAAATCAACAGCTTTTGTTGCACCACTATAAGGTACATAATTTGAATATAAATCTTTAATTACACCATAAGTGCTAGAAGTAGCATATGGAACATGAATTTCACTTACATTAGAACTAGATGCAATACTTAAACCACTATTAAATCTTGGTTCATGGTAATAGTTTGACATAGCTATTTTAGAGTAATAATAATTATTACTACCTAAGTTATATACTTTTGCATATAATTCTTTATTAAATTCAACAAAATCTGGTGTGTATTCTGTTGCTGAAGATAAAACTGAATAAGTTCTATTTATAAGGTCTTTTGCTAAGTTATAATAATCGCTATCAAATTTATAATTAGAATCAGGTCCAAATATCGGAGTATTGTTTAAATATTTACCATAAATAGAGGTATTATAACCAACATCGGTATCTCCTAATTCTAATTGGTTTTCATCAGCATAATATTGAGGTGAAACAGCAATAGGAATTAAATCCCTTGTACTTATAGTTAAAACCCCATTTTCATCTTTAAATCTAAAAGCATAGAAATAAGTATAAACTGTAGCTAAATAAAGATAATAATCAAACCCATCCATATGGACTATTTCTACTGGATAGCATTCTAAATCAAGTTCACTAAAGAATGGACCTCTAGGAATATCAATTTTAGTATCCATGGCGATAACAATGTCTCTAAAATCAGATGTTAATGTATATACTTCACCCTCAACACCTGCAACATCCTCATTTGAGAATGTATGAATTGACATCTTTTTATTTAAAATATTTTGTAAATCAGTTTGATTACTTAAAGTACCTTGAATATCTCCCCAATTAACTGAAGCAGGACTATAAACAATAGGATTACCAGTATTTGGAGTTAATGTTAAATTATTGCCAGAGACAGAAGCACTAACAAGATAATTGTCAGGTTCACCACCACCTCCACCAGACGCACTGATGACATTATTTTCAATTGTGATATTATTACCAGGAATTAATGTATCTTGCTTAGAATCAAATTTTCTAAATGCACTTAAAATTTCGGAGTAATCAACATCTCCAATAGTTGTATTCTTAGGTAATCTAGCACTATTTTGTACATCAAGAGATTCTAAATTAGCATGACCTCTTGGTTCATTTTCATTTAAAGATAATTTACCTAAAATAACAACTTTCTCTGCTTGATGCTCTTCAAAGCCAACATAAACAACATCTCCTACTCTATATTCTTCAGAGATTGCTGGATTATCTGAAAGAGTTGCTATAATTTTACCTGTCCTAATACCTGCAGACTCTAAATAAGGCACTCTAACAGCATAAGTATTTGAATTGATTATTCTTTCTAAAATAATTGCTTTTGTAATCATTCAACTCTCCTAGATAAGTTCATCTAAGTCTTCTGCTTTATCAACTCTTAAAAGACTTAAAGTGGTTCTAAAACCATCATAGCCAACATTATCAACTTGCTTTGTAACAACATATAGACCAGAACTAATATGTCTTCTTCCATAGAAATATACATTAAGTCTAATATGTGTCATAAGAATTGCAGGTCTTAATAAACCTTTAATAGTAATTTTTGCTTTAATTGGAAATTCTGTTACTTTTGTCCACCAACTCTTTTCTGCCTCAGTAGCAACTCTATAAGCATTTGAACTTCCTAAAATTGGTGCATATACTTCTTCTAATTCACCTCTATCATTAATTCTTTGTACATATTGGTCTGTATTTAATTTTTCATAGAAATTATAGAAAATTGTATAACCTTCATCATCTTCAACATCAAAACTTGTAACAATGTTTTGAGAAGGATAACCAATATCTAATTCATATGCTAAAGGCATATTTTTTGCATGTGTAACATAAACAATCTTAAAGAATGGTCCTTTAAATTTTCCACTAACATCATCTTCACATACTAATGAATACATACCATCTTTTGTCAAACTAGAAGATTTTGATGCCTTCATGATATTAACTAAGTATAATAAGTACTCAATTGGTGAAATATTTGTTCTTGCTTCAACATCAACTTCAACATCAGTTTCAGGAATAAGACCTTCTTGTTCAACTAAACTTTTATCACTCATTCCATAAAAAACTTCTTGAAGTCCATAAGAACTATCATATAATAATTTTTTAATTAATGCACTTGCTTTATGTCTACCAACCCAGTCAGTACTTGTGAAACTAAAAGCACCAACACTTAATAATTTACCTGTACTTACAGCACTAACAACATAATCAATTTTAGAAGATGATGCTGTCATTCTTTGTCTAACTTTAAGAATAATTGCTTCTTCATCTCTATAACAGAAAGTAGGTGCAGATAAATCACCATAACTAAATTTAATTTTTCTTGTTTTACTAACACTACTAAAAACTTTATAGAAGAAGTTAGGGTCATCTGCTTCTGTCACAGGATAAGATAAATTTAAAGTATATTTATTGACTACACCATTAATCTTTTCAATTGTTAATGATTGAACATAGTTTGGATATTTAATTTTATTGATTGTAAAAACACCACTAGCATCAAAACCATTAGTACTTACTTTATCATACACACCAAAAGTATATTTACCAATTGTGATTTTGATAAATGGAGTTTCAACTCTACTTGTATTTGATAATAAGTTAATTGGTTTTGTTGCCATTTAGTTTTCCTTTACACTTGTTTGAATGTGATATTACTTAAAGACGGAACTTTAAGTGTTTTATATTTACCAAATAATTTGATAAATGGGTCTTGAATCTTATTATAGTCAGCAATAATCCAGAATAAGTCTGGTCTACCATAATAATGTTCTGCTAATGAATCTAAAGTGTCTGATTCTTTAATTTTATGAAGAACAAATGTTACATTGTCATCTAATTGAGAAGTAATACCATAGATATATTTTTTATCTTTAGAATGATAATAGAATGGAAAGGCTGCATATCTAGAAATATAAGGATATGATTTTTTTGATTTATCTTTTAATACATCCATAATAGTCTCCTATTCAAACTTCTCTCTAAATGCTCTTGTAACACCTCTAAATGAACCTTCTTTTGCAACACTAACTGCATCATATGGTTCAACTTCATAGACACTAAAGTTAAGAACTACTTGAGCATATCTATCATCATCTAAAATTGGTTTTTGATATTCAATAGAGACACCGCTATTGACAACACCTTTAATGAAGATGTCTTTACCAAATTTAATAGCAATCATTGGAGGAACAACACTCTTATTTGTTGCTTGATATTTAGGTAAAGCAATTGCCTGTAACTTTCTAATTAAAGACTCAACGAAATCTTCACCATCTTCAAGTCCCCATTTAGCAAAGTCAATGTTCATATCTTGCACCATATCTCTATGAAGATGTAATTGAACTTGAACTTCTCTAGGACCACTGTGACTATAAGTGAAGACAGGTGCAGTTCTACTTAATGCATTTTGAGAAGCAAAATTTGAACCCATCTTGTCCATTACTGAATCAGGCCATTCAGGTAATAATAACCACTCATCTGTGTGATATAAGTATAAAACATTTGTAATTGTTGGAGTTGTTGCATTACTAGGCATAAATACCTCCCAAAGCATCTAATACTCTTAATGCTTTTACTTCTCTAGAAGACTTATCTACTTTGTTATCAAGTTCATTTTTAAGTGATTGTAAGATACTTTCAACATCTTTATCCACATAACATAATAAGTCTTTGTAAATATCTCTATACATGAAATCACCATCATGACCATGTGTTGAAATATATTTATAAATCCACTTGTTAATATCTTCTGACCATTTACCATAGATATCAAATGTGAAGTCTTTATCATAACCAGCAATTAAGATTTGAACTCTCTTAATATTGCTAATAATTTCATCAATATGTGTAATTACATTATCAGATAAATATTCTCTTAATCTATCAGATAATAAATATTTTTCATGTGTTTGATATGCAAGTAATTTAAGTCTTGTTAAATAATCATAGTTGCCAACGGCATTTACAACTGGAGATACCCAATTATCACCATCGCTAAACAAGACAGTAAATTGATGGTTTACTTCACTATAGTCACAACTATCAACTAAAACGGAATCTGCTTTCTCCGTGTCAATATCATTGAAAAACCAAGTATGTGTATCACCATTCACATAAACACCACCAGGTATGTGTTCAAAGAATGCATTTCCTAAATACTCACCATCTTCAGTTACAATAACATCAGAGTTCTTTCTATAATCACCTTCTAACAATACAATGTTATCAGTATATGATGTAGGAAGAATTATAAATAATTTTAAGTTATCTTCTTGTTTAATTTGTTCTTCTTCAGTTAATTCAGGTGAATGTAACAACACAGGTTTACTAAATGTTAATCCTGCATCATAAGTAACAAATGTTTTTGCTTCAATACTATCTGAAGAAGTTGAAGGTTTATCTGTCATTTGAATATATTTATTGTGAGAATAAAACCCATAAAACATTGAAATACTATTTTGATATTCAAGAGACAATGTGTAATCAGTATTTGCTCTCACAGGAATCATAAAGATATGATAATCAGCATTTGTTGTAACTACATAATTACTAGTAGCATCTGCATAAATCTCAATATCAATGTTAGAAGCAGATTGATTACTAAAGCAATTATACATAGGCATTAAATTTAAACCTAAATAATCTTTAATAAATCTTAAATATTTACCAAGATATTCATGAGTATATGAATCATAGTAATTATTTCTAATTTCAAGATGTTTAGTAAGATTTAAAACTTCATCATCATATTTATAATCACAAACTTTTTTATAGCCAGTAACTTTATTAGTACCATCAACAGAAGTAGCAATACGAATCTCTTCAAAATCTCTATCTATATAATATTCACCAACATAAAATTTACTATCATCTTTCTTAACTTTACATGTAGGTAAATTGAAAGAATGAAGCAATTCTTTTATATGACCAACATATATATTATTATCATTAAATTTAATCATATCAATCTCCTAGATAGTATAACCATAGTTATTATGGTTCAAGTCACTCACTTCAAATTCACCATCTAATCTTTCTCTAATGTCATTCAAAACTTGTAAAATTGAACTAACATTTTTATCAATGTTTGGAAGTAATTCTGCTTGAGATTCATCTGTTTGTGGTTGTAATGTCTCATTATTTTGGGCACTCTCCATGTTTCCTTGTAATGTTTGTTGATAGATATCTCCACCAGCTGCACCGCCAACAAATCCTGATGCAGAAGTTGCTAAACCACTAACAAGAGAAGTTAAACCACTACCTCTTGAAATAGCAGTATTACCTTGATTAATACCTAATTTTGTAAGCATTGAAGTAGGTGCTAATGAAGAACCAAGGCCACTAATGACATCACCAATCATGCCCAAAGAGCCAATACCAACAATACCTAATTTCATTAATTGTTCAACAGTGGCATTCATATCAAGCATACCACCTGTACCAACAGTTAATGCTTCAATGGCAGGAATATTGATACCCCCTGTAGTTGATTCAATTAAATCTGCAACTCTCCAAATAGCTGCTAATGCAGGATTAGATGCAATGCTAGATGCTAAAGAGAAGAATGAATTATCAAATAAATTTTGTACCATTTCTGCAGTAGAAATTCTTCCAGGTAAAGCAGCCATTTGTTGACCTAAAGCACCATACATACCACCAAATGATAGCATGTTATTGTTAATGCCTTTGAAACTACTTGAAAGTTGTTGAGCAGCTCTAATATCAGAAATGTTAAGACCAAATGTTTGTGCTAAACTAGACCTTACAACATTGTTTTTATTTGAACCAATTTCAACCATGTAATTAGCAATTGCATTTAATAATGTATTTGTATTAGAAGCATTAAGACCATTGTTTAATAAATTACCAATATCTAAACCACTTCTACTAGCAGCTATTGTTAAAAGACCTTGCATAGATGAATTACCAAATCCTTCAACATTACCACTTCCTAAATAACCTAATGCTTGTGCTAATTGAGTTGCAGTATTTTCTGATAAACCAGTACCAACTAAAGCACCTAACCATTTTTGAACAACATATTCAAATTCAGTAGAAGCCTGCATTGTCATTTGAGAAGATGCTTCAACTAATGCCTCTTCAACACTATCAAAAGTTGTACTTAAATATTCTGTATTTTCAACCATTTGATTCAAGAATCTAGTTAAGTATGCTTCCATACCTAATCTAGCAGCTGTTGAATCACTTTGTTGTAATCTAATAATTCTTAATAAAGCAGAATTAGAAGCATCAAATGTATCAGCAATATCTTCTTTAACTGATTGTAAGAATGCTCTTTGTTCAACATTAGCTGCAATACCAGCCTTAACTAAAGCATCTAAGTTATTTAACATTGTTTCAGTTCTTACATAAGGTTGTATGCCGACAGAAGAAGTTAATCTATTCTCTAAAACACCAAATAAGTTACCTGATGCAAACTTAGCTGCATTATCCCCCGCTCTTAAACCACCAAGACTAGAACCTTGCAATCTAGCATTAATTCCACCTTGATATTTAGCATATGTACTAATACCATTATTAACTGCATTCAAAGTAGCACTCATAGTGGCTTGCATTGCTTTATTTAATGCAGTTTGTTTTTTCTGTTCTTTTAAAGTTTGTTCAGCAAGAGCTAACTCTGCCTCTCTTCTCTTTTTATCTTCTTTTTGGTCAGCAGTAATATTTCCTTCTGCTTCAAGTTTTTCATAAAGTTTTATCCATGCTTGATTGTCTTCTTTATTTTTAACTGCTTGGTCTTTCTTTGCTTGTTGAACAGATTTCTTAGAGTCTTCTACTTGTTGCTTGTAGATTTTATTTTGCATCTCTAATCTTTGCTTATAATCTGCTTCATTTCTTTCTTCAATGAGATGCTTTTGATACTCTTCAATATTTTTAATGCCAGCCTTTCTAAGTTCTTGCTCTTCTCTAATCCAATTATTAATTGCTCGCTTCATTTCTCTTTCTTGTTCAGCGGCAACTTTCTTGGCACCTTCAAGTCTTAGTCTATTTGCAGTTTCAATATTCTTTTTCTCTGCCTTGAAAAAATCATCCAATGTCTTGAACTCATCTTTACTCATTAAACTAACATCTTGTTTTGTGTCTGGCATATTTCTACCTCAACTACTTCTTGCTATTTCTCTTTTCTTGAAGTGTTTGTAGTTCTTTTTCTACTGCTTTTTGTTTCTCATTATATTCATCTAATAAGAATTTAATCAGTAATTCTCTTTCTTTTGGAGTTATCTTCAATACATCAGCATAAGATGTATTCATATTTTTACTAATAAGATAACACTCTTGAACTACTCTCTTATATCTTTCAGGACCATATGGTTTACCACTTTCAGTTAATTTCGGGTCCAAAAAATTCTGGTTGGAGGCGAAAGTTAGTGACAACTTCATATCCACAATTTGGACATTTTGCAACTACTGAAGTGTCTAACCCTACCTTTCCATTAAGTTCATTACCTTTATTTAAGATATACAATGTATCTTTCATAGGTAACTCTCTTACAAATTTTTCTTTAGCAACATCATTAAGTTGTTTATTATCAACTTTACCAATTAATGACATTACTGTAAACATAAACTCATAATTTGTATTAAGTTTAGTTTTCTTTTTCATATCCTTTGCTTTTGATTTAACAGCATCAATCATTCTAGGTGTTTGTAAACTTAACTTAATAACTTTCTTTGTTTCAGGAAGAGTAATTTCTAAGTCAAGACCTTTTTCTTCATCAAATTCTTGAACTGTTTCTGTATCAAGATTGACAGAAGAACTAACAACTTCACCACAGTTAGGACATTGAATGACCATTTTGTATTCTGGTCCATAAGTAACAACTCTTAACTTGTGTAATAAGAATTGATAATCACCTAAACACATATCATAAGAAGAAATTGGTAAATCTTCTATAATACATGCATCAATGATTTCAGCCATTGTTTCATGCTCTAATTCATTATATGCCAACCTTTTCATTTCTTCTTCAGTTGTCATACTTCTTAGAGTAACTACAGGGTTAAATTTTTCTGCATAGAGTAACCCTTTTGATGGGAGTGTAAACTTTTCTTGAATTGTGATTGAACCCATAATTAGTCTTCCTCCACATCATTTAATTTAGCAGCATCTCTATATCTCTGTGCTAGTATTAATCTCACCATAGCAGATATAGAAATTGATAAATATTCTGCTTCTGCCTCTAGTTGTTTTCTTAAATTGTCAGGGAGTTGAAATCCAATAATTTTTAAATCTTTTTGTTGTTTATATTCATCTGGTAATGATTGTCTATCCCCCTCACCACCTTGCTTCACATTATATCCAATTGAACTATCCCTGGCATGTAATGTTTCAATCCAATACTTTTCTCTTGCCTTTAAAATATCATTAGTTGAACACCACTCTAAGATTTCACGCCTAAAATTAGATGTTCCAAATTCTCTTAAAGCGACCTTAATTTTTGAACCGCTTCCCCAATAATTCTCATCAACAAAAGAACCTTTTTTCTTTCCTACATAAATCTTTCCATTAACTAGATTTGTGATTTTGTAAATATAACCAAATTTTGTATTAACAATATCATCCATATTATATATTTCCTTTCATTAAATTTAGCATTACAAAAATTTAAAAATAAGCACATAAAAAATTATATTTTTAAAAATATATTTTACATCTTTTTAATACAAAAACAAAAAAGAAGTCAGCTAAGACTTCTTTTTTCTTTAAGAGTAATAATTACTTAATCAATTATTCTGCTTCATCAGGAAGCATAGGAATTGCTTTATCATAAATGATAGTAGCAGTAACTGTTTTCTTATCATTGGTTTCATTGCTGAATGGGTCTTCACTAAGGCCACTAATCCAACAACCAATTAATCTCCACTTTCTAATAACGTCATCATAGTCAGGAGAGTATTCATATAAATAACAATCATGTTTATAGTTATTCATTCTATGAACTTTTTCAGTTCTAACATCATAAGCTTGTGCTTGCCAAGCCAATAAAACTGATTTTGTTCTAGCACCCATAAAGTCATTTAAGACTAATTGATGATTATCAAAGGTTGGAACACCAGCAACATGCATAGTGTTGTTGCCTCTCTTAACATCAATGACACCAAGAGTGAAATGTGGAACTGAAGAACTAACAACAGAAACTCTTAATGTTTCTTGACCATTTGTGATGTAATTGCTTTCTTCTGTTAAGCCACTTTCTTTAACGCCCGCTCTTAAAATTCTATCAATATCTGTAACAACAAATTCAAAGTTATTACTTCTTGCAGGTTCATAAAGTTGTGGATTATCAGCAAGATGATATGTACCCATATTTTCTGGCATATTGTATCTCTCCTTTTAACTATTCAGTAACTGAAATTTCATCAGTTAATTCAATTGTGATATCAAAGTCTTCAACAGCTTCAATTGGAATCAAAGAAATTTTAGCACAAAGTCTTGCTTTCTTATTAGTAGGAATTCTGCTAATCTTATAATCTAAAATACCATTACCTGTTGACATTCTATCTAATGTTGGAAGAATGTAAGAGGTGAAGTTTGTCCAAAGAATTTCACTATTTTGTTCAAATGTATATTTATTTGCAGCATTGAAGGCCACTTTAGCAACTTCAGTAGAAAGAATTCTGCAATTTAAGAAGGAAGTCGCTTTTGTAACACCAGCACCAGATGTATCAGCTTCATTATCTCTCAATGTTCTATTACCCCAAATGAGATGACCAAATGGTCTTCTATAAGCAATTGGATTGATAGCCACACCAACATTATCGCCTGCATCATCTAAGGCAACTTCGGCATTTTTACTTCTTGCTTGGAGCATTTCAATATCAGAACTATTATATTCTTTAGCAACGGCAACTAATTCAGGAATAATACCTCTGAAAGAACCAGCAACAGCATACCACATTGGATTTTCTTTAACACTTCTTGCAAAGGCACATAAGTAACCAAATGATGCAGGAAGATTTTCAATTTTTTCAATAGCAGCATCGCTCATGCTATTAAGGTTACCTGTCCATGTTGGAGCAAAGGCAGCTGCAAATGTAGATGGTTCTTTTGTTGAGGTAAGGTTTAATGCTTTAGCACTTGTATTAATAGTTTCAATAGCAGTTCTATATTCACTAACAGCATTATTTTCAGTGGCAATATCAATTAAAGCAACAGCATCACATCTTGTAGCAGCGCATTTAATCATTTTAACACCGTCTTGAATACCTTGGAAAAATTGACCTGTAGTTAAGAATCTGACATTATATAAGTTTTTATCAGTTAAAATATCCCAATTAATAACTGCATCACTTGTTTCACTATCAGCAACCACACCTTCATATAAAACATGCATACCAAGAGTTAATAAATGATAAGCCATTTTAGCACTTAATCCTTCTGCATAAGTACCATCATCTACTGCTTTCTTAAAAAGTGAAGCATTTGTAAATAAAACAGGGGCAACTGCTTTATCAGCAGGACCTGGAATATAAACAACATTTGGAGTTTCAGTTGAACTCACTCTGCCAGTATTATCAATTTCTGTAATTCTAATTTTTGGCATTTTTCTTTCTCCTTAATTAAACTTGTATATATCTAATTGTTTAAATATAATTTATCATTAAATTTAGCAATTAAATTTATTTCTCTAATATATCATATGTCTCTAGCACTTCTGTAGGATTATTCTTCACTTCTACTTGAACACTAGAGATGACAAGATTATCTTTTACTGGTGCACTGAACAGATAAGCATTGTCAATTGTGAGATGCATTGTATATCTTGTAAATTGTCCAGGAACTAATCTCTCTGGAATATCACTATTGTCTTCAACATCTTCTTCAAGATACACTGTAGATTCATGTAGAATCTTACAATCATTGTATGGAATTTCAATAGTGACATTTGGATAGTTAACGAAGTTGAACACAAAATTTCTCATGTATTCATCTGCTTCAGCCATGTGAGCAGTATAGATATCAAGTTGATAATCTAACTTCATTGGAATGGCATTTAATTTAATCATTGACTTCATTGGTACAAAGTTACCATCTTTATCATATGCTTTAATTTTCATGCCATCATAACTTAATGGTTGTTTATTCCTATTCAACACATTAATTCTTGTTTTTCTAGATAATGCTATAAGAGGTAATTGGATTGGCCTATCATTTGCCTCATCAGCTTTCATCTTGAATAGTCTTGTTGTTTCTTCTGGTTTTAACACATGAATTTTATTGTCTTTAATCCAGTTTTGAAGTTTGTTAGCAAGTGCTTCATCATAGAATCTTACAGCCATCTATCTACCTCCTTTCATAATGTATAATTTGTATAATTCATTTATATGAGATTTAATATACTTAAATGCTCTATCTATAATATGTAAACCTTTAACTCTAAGATTACCATATTCAATTAATTTAAGAAGTGATATAATTTTCTCTTGACTTTTTTCATCATAAGTGTTATTATTAATACTTACTGTCCAGGTGTTATTATATTTATTGATTGAAAATGACATCTCTTTTAATATTGTCATAACATCAATCTTATACTTATCTTTAAGAAATTCATTTATTCTTGTTAGATTACTTTCACTTGCAAATGAATGTATTTTAACTATCAATGCTTTAATAACATAATCTTGAATAAACTTTTCACTAAATTGACCTTCTAGATATAATGTCATAGAACACCTAATTCTTTAATAACATCTGAAACAATTTCAGAGATATCATCAGCACTTAAATCTTTATACTTTGAATTAATAGTATTCTTTAATGCTTTTTTAAAGTCAGTATAGGAATCACCAGATTGAGTTTCCTTTTTAGCAGATTTTTTACTATTTAAATCGGAATTAATTGAACCTGCAGCTAATAATTTTTGAAGAGTTGCTTCTGAATTAATTTTTCCATCTTGACCATTTACATAGAAGATATTATTAAGAAAACTTGCCCAATCTTCATCAGATAATTGATTACCACCAATTTGACTCAACACTTTATCAGCAACTTGATTAATAGCATTTGTCAAATCAAGATTTCTAATTTCTTGCCAATTCATTCTCTTTAAATTGTTAGGTTCTCTTAACCAATTCCAATATTCAACCATTTTGTCAACATTTTGAAATGTATATAATTCAGGGTTAAAAAGTATATTATTTAATTCATTTCTACCTTTACCCATTAAATCTTCTTTAGTAATTTCATCATTGGCATAAAGATTATTTAAATCAATCATGTTATTTCTTGTAAGAGAAGCATTAGGATTTTTATTATAAAACGCAGGTAAGAAGTTTAAGAATGGATTAATAATTTCTTTAAGACCTAACTCGGTACATAATTTAATTAATACATCTTTATATGGTTCAATGTTTTCCATACTAACATTTCCCCATTTATTATCTGTTGCCATTGATTGTCTTAAAAATATTTCAACTAAAGAATTTTCTTCTTCTGGTGTTGTTGCATATTTTTGTGCTTCAGATAACTTTGAAAAATTAATTTCACTATTGCCATCAGGATTCTTTACAAGAAGAATCTCTTTCATTTTTTCATTTAACTTATTAAATAGTTCTTGAATTTCATTATCCATATTACTTCTCCTCATCATTTAATAAATTAAAGTCATTTTGTACATGTGAGAATTGACTATCTTCAAAAGTACTTTCATACACAGGGGCAATTTTACAAGTAACATATGCAGGAGTTACTGCAATAGTACTCATATCTTCAACCATAAATAATCTTCCTTTTGCATCATCAAGACCACTAGGAACAATAAATAAAGCACCTCTTTGTAATCCTTTTAACTCATATGGTACTTGAATCAATGAAGCACTTTCATCAAGTTCAGCATTCCACCCCATTTTCTTCATAGTATATTGATTTGGATGTTCAACAAAAATACAACCAACTTGTTCAGGTGGATTGTAGAATGAATCCAATTCTCCATATCCATTATAGCGTTTACTACCTTGTTTTGGAGACCTATAGATAACATTAATACCTATAAGTTTGACCATTTGTTCAAAATAGAATCTTTGAAGTTTTAGATTATTCTGATTTAGTAAAATGCCTGTATCTTTTTGTTCCATTATTTAATTTTAACTTTACCTTTAACTTCTTTATCTTTTGCTTTGTAACCATATGATAAACTTTCACAAACTAAATTGCCATTATCATTTGTACAAACTAAATTAAATGTTCTTTTAGATTTACTGAATGTTTCATTCATACCAACAAATCTACATCTGTTATTTTTAACACCTTTGTTATCTAAGACAAATGTAGTGTCTTTTGTGTTACCACTCTTGAATGTAATAACACCTTCAACAATAAGTTTATTGTCTTCTAAATTACAAGATGTCATTGTATATTTATCAACATTATTATAAGTTGCTTCAAGATATTTATTAACTAATGTATTAAATGTATCTTCAGATAAACCATTGAGTTCTAAAGATTCTTTAGCCATGATTGAAGGTCTTTTGTTTTCTTCTTCATCAGTAACTTCATCTTCAACTTTGTCTTCACCAACTTCATTGTTTGTGAGTTCATCTTCAACAGTAGCAGAAGAATTTTCAATTTCATCTTTACCAGTTGTTGGAGAAGGTTCTTCTTGAGGAATATCAAGAGTTGCAATTTGACCAACTAATTCAAAACCATCTTTAGAGCCACAATGCGGACAAGTTTCACCAACATTGTAAACATCTGAATCTTCATCTTTTTCTAAGAGTTCAGGTTTCTTAAAGATAGGCGTTTTACAAACTGGACATCTTAACAATACATTACCGACATAAGAATCTTTTAATTCTTCAACTGTATCTGCATCAACATCAACAACTTGTTCAATATGTTCATCATTGCCTTCTTCAATAAATTTCTTGCCTTCTTCAACTTCATCTTTATCTAATAAATCAACAACAAGGCCTTCATTTAAATCTTCATTGAATTGTTCAATTGGATAATTCTTTCTTAAATCATTAATGCTACCTGCTTCAAGACCATTTTGTTTTAAGAATTCTTTAACATGTCTTAAAGTTGTTTGAGAAGAAGCCCAGCCTAAGTAACCTTTTCTTAATAGAGTTGCTTTACCATCTTTTGTAATTTTACAAACAGGAGTACCATAAGAATAAAGAATCTTTGTACCATCTGGTCTTTCATCAACTTTTGCTTTACCATAGAATGATTTTCTTGAATCATATTCAGGAGCCATATCATGCACAGGTTCTTCTTTAAGATTACAAGATTCTTCAACTCTACCATTTTCACTATCCCAAATCTTTGTAGGATTACCATTCACATAATGTAATAATTCCCAATGTTTATCAGCCTTCTTTGATTCTAATGTTGCAATAAAATCATCAACATTATCAAGAGAAGAAAAGACTTGAGAATTTTTTGGATTAGCACCATCACTTAAAACATAATAATCTTCTTGAGATTCAGTAACAACCACATCTTCTTTTAATAAAGTCGCACCATTGATAAAATCTTTCTTGGAGACTTCAATTGTGTTACCATCTTCACCTTTAAGAAGAATTGTATCACTATAACCAATCTTATGACCACCATCTTTATCAGTGACAATTTCAAATTTATTGCCATTATAATCAACATGGTCACCAGTTCTAGCATAATAATATGCTTGACCTTTGTCATACATATCTTTACCAGAAATATTAATTGTTTGAACAGATTCTTTAATTGTCTTCTTTTGAGAAGTCTTTCTTACTTTTTTAACTTCTTCTTTAACAACATCATCACTGATGTCATCTAATGCCTTAAAAGCATCAACAATAGTAATACCTTTTACTTCTTGCATATTACTCTCCTATTTAACTTTACTTACAGTATAAACATTTCTGTTATGATAAGAATCTTCTGGACTTGTTTCTTCTAATTGTTTCTTTTTATCCATACATTCTTTTCTAGAACCAACCATTATTCTATCAATTTTAATTGGTCTACCAGAATGAGTATCTAAAACTTTAACATGCAAAGAATAAACATCATCTGCACCTTCTTTTAAAGATTCATTTTTCTTTGTCTTATATGCAACTAAAGGATAATGACTCTTTTCATGTTCCTGTTTTTTATCTTTATATTCAATAAAAAGTAATCCATTAGGAACCTCATAGTTATCTTCAACTATATCATAGTATTTAATGTTATTCTCTTTAGCATAGTCTTCTAGATATTTATATGCTTCTTCATATGTATCAAATAAATCAATCTCATCACCATCTTCAGTTTCAATTGTTTTTGATTCTTCTAATGATTCTTCTACATCATCAAAGTCATCAATAATTCCTTTAACAACAGGAAGACCAAATTTAGATTCACCAACATTTAAACCATTTTTATTTGTGATAACATATCTATCACCAGCATCAATAATGTTGTACCCTTTATATTTACACACAAAACCTTTGCCTCTTGATTCATCTAAAGATTCAGCTTTATCTTTTTTACCTAAACCCCAAGTATCAATGCCATCATAACCCCAAATAAGTTTATCATCTTCACTTTCAATTTCACCACTTGGAGATACATAAACTTCAACTGAAGCAAAACCATCTCTATCAACTAATTTTCTAGCAGTTTCAATTGCTTCTTCTCTTGTAGCAAAATTGTCTGTGTAAATTTCAGAGATACCTTGGTCTCTTAAATCTTCATCTTCCCAATATTTAATATAAATTTCTTCAAAAGATTCTTTAATAGTATCTTCTTTACAACAATGCTTTTTATAATGATTTCTTGCTTCAGGTTTTAAATTTTGTTTAGAAGAATCTTCACCTAAACTAACACTAGAAGTTTCAGAAGCATCATCACTTCCCATTGTGTGATTGAAGAATTCAGCTTCTCTTGCAGGGTCACCACAAAATCTAACTTTTACTTTTTTATCTTTCTTTTCATCTAAATCATCATTAAGAATCTTATAACCAGTTTCACCATTAGAAGCAGGACCCCAAGCAACACCAAGAGGAGTTAAACCAAATTCTTCTTTTAATTCTTGGAAAAACTTAGTAAATCTTTCAATTTGTTGTTCTCTAAAGTCATCTTCTAAATCATCAAGGTAATCTTCATGTTCAATATTAATATAGGCTGCTTCATAATATCCTGGTTCAATATCTAACATAACATCTTCAAGATTGAGGTTATATCCATATTGTTGTTCACCATCAACAACATCTGCATCCCAGGCCATTCTCTTTGTTTCTTCATTAAAGTCATAGAGTTTGTCTTTTAATCTTTCTTGTTCATCTTCATCTAAGATACACACCTTTTCTTCATCCCGATACTTTTGTTCAAAGGCATCTTTAGCATCTTCAAAAGCATCCCAATCTATTTCACCATCTTCATTTTCAAATTGTTCTTCTTGAGGATAATCTGGATTATGATGCATATTCCAATAAAATTCATCAATTGTATAGAAAACTAATAATGGGAAATGTTCTGGACCTCTACCGAAATTAGAAGTACCTTCATCAAGTTTCTTTTCTTCTTTTTCGCACTTGATATTAGTTTCAAAATATCTCCAATCACCATTTAAATCTCTCATATACCAATAAGTGATATCATCTCTTGGGTCAATAGCACCATTTTCAAAATCTTCTTTTGAGAAATCCCAAAGGTCACCATTATCATAAGCATCACCAAACTTACTCATGTATTCTTTAATATTATGATTGAATTCAACACAAGCACCATTCACTACATCATTTGCAGATTCAATGAGATAATCTTTACCAACATGATTACAAATTTCATCTATGATTGCTTTATCATCAATGCCACTCATCATAGCATCAAAAATATCCCAATAACCTGTAACTTGCCACCAAGCAGAATCTGGCCACACTCTTTCAATTGCATCTTGATAGGCAATCTCAAAAGGTTTTATCTTCATCAATTCATTGTAATCATTAATGTTACCATCAAAATGTAAACATTTGGCATTTAATTTCTCTCTAGCAGCATTTAATTCATTTCTTAAATTATCTAGTTTACTCATTTTAATCTCCTTAATCAACTGGATAGAATAAATTACTATTATTTCTTAATATTTCTCTTAAATTTTCTAATTCTCTATTACCTTCTTCAAGTAATGTATCACCATCAATTGTGTATAAAGCATTACTTTGTTTTGCATAGGTTCTAATTCTACCTAATGCTCTCTTTGTTAATGCTAATGCATGTCTTTGAAGAATATCAATCCAATAATCATTCTTAATGTCATCAACATCTTCAAACAAAGGCACATATTCAATTACAATAGTAGAAGGAACTCCACTAGAAATATTTATATACAATTTGTTCTCATGCTTGTCTTCTCTAAAAGCCAAGTCTGTAGATTGTGTATTTCTAAGTTGTAATAATGTATTATAAGTCATGTAGTTGGTTAAGTAGTTATTTAAGTTATACATTGAACCACCATTACTATATGCTAACCACACTTGAGCATACATAGGGTCAACACTACTAATACCACCATTACCAGGACCTTGGTCACCAATGGCTGCATCTCTATAGACATTAACAATTGCACTATGTTTAAAATCAGTTAAATCAATACAAGATGCAAAAGGAACTTGAACAAGTTTAGTTTCATCTATGTATCTTTGAATCTCTCTAAGAGATTGCATAACTAACTTACCAATCATCTCATCAGTAATTTCTAATTCAAGAAGACCACCAGTTAACTCAAGTTTAATTGCTTCAATATAATCAGTTAATTGCATTTATATCATCTCCAAAAAGAATAGTATATCTATCATTAAATTTAGCAACTATATAAAATTGTATAATTTTAAGCACTATTTACAATAAAAAGCAACCAAATAAATTTAGTTGCTTTAAGTTGGTTACAGGGGGAGGACTTGAACCTCCGACCTCCAGGTTATGAGCCTGGTAAGCTACCTCTGCTATCACCCTGCGATATCATCTTTAATAATTAGATTAGAATTGCCACTATCTAATCTCATTTGGGTTACATAAACACATAACGAATATAGTAGCAATTCTTTTTAATGCTCTTAATAACATAGTTTCTCCAATCTAGGTTTTAACGAGTTTTTTCTTCTCAATTAGAGCAAGATTGGCTATGACATTTGTATTTCGGCGGGGATGGAGAGGTATTGCACCTCACAAACATTAAGATTCTTACACAGGACTTTTAATCATTTACCATGGACATGAAACCTTGTCGCTTAAATCATTTTCTACTTAAGTTACAACCCCAGAAAGACTCCGAAGAGTCTTTATTCATAGATGTTACTACTGTGTATCGTTCGTTTGCACAGGGTTAGATTTCTCTAACAAGGCAGGTAACTAGTCACGCTTTACATAGGGTTTATGATTCTCACTACCTAATACGTTTGACATTCGCTCATTCTCATCAGTGACTCGTGCAGGATTTTATAACTATTGATAATAGTTCCCTGGACCCATGTCAGCTGGAACCTGCTTTTCTAAAAGTATTTTTCACCTAATTAGATGGTTTCTGTTTCTTATGTTTCTGTTGTTACCGTCTCCTACTGCTTTGGTAGATTGCTTCAGGTCAGTAGTCAACCTTTTGTTTAGAGGTCCGCTAACTCTAAACATAGAAAGGAGGTAAGGTTTATATTAACTCTATTGCTAGAGTAATATACAAAGTTATTGACAATTTTTACTCTCCTCAGCAGTGTCTTAACAGTTATCTGGTAAGAGTAGGATTGCTCATGAGCCTCCGGCCTAATCGCGGTAGATATTTAATCATGAGTGTACTTGTTCCGATACATCATCACTGAATGTAGATTGTGAACCTCTCGGCAAACATTTTATTTATGTTTAATTTGAAGGCTCAACCCTTCTTGCAGGAGTAAATTCCTGGAGTTCCCTGGCTTTAATTTCTCTATACCATTCTACGCCATCTCTGGTAGGCACCAGCACATCTCCCTCATCTAAGGAAGATACAGGAAACGAACCCGTTATTTTTTCATAGATGGTTAATTACCTATTGCTAATGGTTATAAGCCAAACATTAGTGTAGTGACTGAAACTATACTACTTTGTTCTAGATTTTACTCTAGTTACGGAGTTTAACCGCTTTTCTAATGCCAATAGGCTGAGGTAGTCCACTGACTTGCTTAATGCAAACAACATTCAGTACTGGGTGGTGGAACTATTTTTTTTAGTTAAGAATATTCACTTGTGTACTCTCCGCAACTTACGGGCTCTGTCTATTCTGCAGAAGACATTCCACGATTAGGAGTTTATGACGGTGTAGTAGATTGCGACTCTGTATCTTATATACCTCATATTTCAAAGGACTCAAAGACCCCGTCCATTCTTTCTTAACTATTATATTATACAAGATTTCTCTTGATAATACCAACTTTTTTTATACATCTTATCATTCAATGAGTTCATGACTCTCACTGTTTTACTTACCATTTGATGTAAAGGAATTTAACCTAAGCCTTAAAATAAGTTTGCTCATACTGATAGGATATCGGTGTCCTATTGTCATCAATTTTATAATCACACAAGTTTCCCACCATCTAAGACAGTGACAAAGGATATTGTGTAATTAACATCATAAGGCACATCAATTAAGACATGCCCTTGAAAGTCCCAACATTAGTTGGCAATAGGTCCTTTATTATCCTATGTTTTAATCCATCGCATTAGTTTATCACTAGTCACAAGCAATAGATGAGGTATCCAAGATTTTTTCGTAATGTGCTTTACTTTCTCCACTTGGTTGGAAGATGTGAGAGACACCTTTTCAGTTCTTTGTCTTGAACAGATATTGCAGTAACATTATCTCACATTATGTAACCACTCAAGATTCCTATCCCTTTAACGAATCTTCCTGGGGCATGTCTTCTCAATTAAGTTAGGTCTTCATGCTTGTCTAACAGCAGTTTTTTCTATAAACGAGATGTCGCCCGTTTTGCAAGAATGTTAACTTGCACATATTATTATACAATCTTTTTTCAAAATTGCAATAATATTTTTAAAGAAAAGTATATAAAAACAATACCTCTCTTTTCATTTAATTTAGCACTTTGATTTTTAGGTATTAAAAAAGATGCATTATTTCAATGCATCTTTATCTTCTTGTAAACTACTTTTCAACTCTTGCTTTAAGTTCAATTGGTTTTCTTGCTTTAATATGACCTGTATTATGATTGTCTTCTTTCATATCTTTGACTGCACCAACAAGTTTTCTTTCTGGTGTATCTTTACCAAAATGTTTATCAAGAATGTCATCATCTGTATTCTTAATTACTTTTTTAAATAAAACATCCTCGTCATCATCTAGGTCATTCCAATCAACAGTGCCTAATTTAACATCATCTTCTGATTCATCTATAATATGATTGAAACCAAAGTCATCATCAAAATCAGTACTTTCAGAAATAGATTCACCAAAATCATCATCAATATCATCTAAAGCAATATCATCAATGAATTCAGTATTTGAGACTTCAATCTTATCATCATCATTTTCTTTTGGTTCTTCTTTATCTTCATGCTTATAGATAGCATTTGGGTCTTTCTTAAGAACTTCTAAGAAATCTTTATGAGCAACTTCCTCTTCTTTAATATGATTTAATTGTTCAATAGCATTAGCATCTGCTTCTTTATCTAACATAGCAATAATCTTGTCATAACCAGCAATTGCTTCATCTTCATCTTTAACTAAGAAATCAATTTTTTCTTCAAATGTTTCTAATTTTGGTTCTTTAGCATCTTCTTTAGGTTCTTCAACTTCTACTTCTGCTTCAACATCAATATCTTCAGCATCTTCTTTTAATGATTCATCAACAACTTCAAAATACTTATCAAAATCCTTTAGTAAGAAATCAGGGCCAATACTACCCCAAGTACCTAAATTTGTTTCAATCTTCCTATTGCCTCTAGTATCAACTTGTTTAGCATCATAGATACAACCTTTAGACCATAATTCACCTTCTTCATCATCTTCCATGTAATCCTTAATGCATTTAACCTTGATTGTTGCTTTATCTTCTTTTAAAGATTCTTTAACTGCAACTAAATCTTTGGTAGAGTCAATAATATCTTCTTTATTGAAAGAAATACCAGCATCACCTTTTAACCAAATAGCATCTTCATCATACTTTTTATTTAATTCTCTAAATTGAGATAAAAGATGTTTATATTCATCATAATTGTCTTCTTCAATACCTAAGATATCAAAAATTTCCTTATCAGTTAAATTTTTCATTAGTCTTCATCCTCCACATCATTGAGCATTTCATCATCTGCATCTTTATGAGCATCAGCTATACTAGCACAGATAGAGAAAATGTCATTACATAAACTTTCAAAAGCAACTTCCCAATTTGCATCTTGAGGAGTACAATATTCTTCTAAGACTTTCCATTGGTCATATGTATAAATTAATTCATCATCAATTGCTTGATAAATATCTTCATCATCAGAGAAGTTATCAACTCTTCCAATAATAGAAGCAACAACATCTAAGAATTCAAAACTAGAACTATAATCAAAATATTCAGCAATAACATCTTTATAAGGAGATGTACTATATTCTTTATCTTCTTTAATCACTTCTTTTTCTTCTTTTAAAGATTCATCTGCTTCTTTTACTTTCTTTTTTCTTCCAACTTTTACAATTAATTTATGATTATCATCTAATTCAAATTCATCAATAACTTCATCATCATTGAGAGGGTCTGTAAATCCTAGTTCATAACCTTTTTTATCATATAAGACATATTGACAATAACCACCATCATCTTCGTCAAATGCATCAAAATAAACATAACAACCATCTTCATAAGTTCCAATTTGTTCTGACATAGTTTCACCAGATTCTGCATCATTTATTTCGTTGCATCTTTCAACAAAGTTAGAACCTACTTCATAAGTTAAAGTTAAAGAGGTTGATTCTTTCTTTTCTTCTTTTAATTTCTTTGGTAATTCAATATTAACTGATAAGAAAATAGGGAGTGATGAATCAACTAAGTCTTGTGCAGAATCAAAATGTTTAAATGCTTTTTTGAAATCATCCTTTTCTTCTTTTGTATCTTCTAAATAACCCCAAGAAATTTGATTATCAATTATATCATTAATATTTGTTAAATCAACACTACCATCTTTATTAAATTTAAAATCATAGTCAACATCAAAAGTTCTAACTTTTAAATTATTTTTTGATGTTTCAACATTATAATCATCTTCAAGAGCATCTTTAATAGCATTGATAATTGCACTCATAGAATCAGCATCTTCTTCAACTTCAATGTTATCAATTTCTTCTTGACTCATACCTTCATCAGGCAATTTTTCAGGGTCATAAGGATTACCTTTGTTTTCAGCATCACCAAAACCAATGACTTCACCATTAGGTTTAATTTCTAAATCTTTAACACTATTGAAATCATCTAATAACCAACCAGCAAGTTTTTCATAGTCTTCATTTGGAGTAATACCTGTAGTTTCACAAATGATGTCACCTGTTTTACTATCCCATGGCATAAACCAACCATCTGGTGTATCATCTTTATTAATTAACATGATACCAGCACATAATGCCCAATCTGGATTATCAGTGGCTTGAATAGCATCATCTCTGATTTCATCTCCCCAACCTTCTTCCCAAAGAACTACGGCACCAAGACCATTGCCTAAGTCATACCAACCACCAACATAGTCTTGATTATTTTTAAGGAATTCAACTTCCTCTTTTAACCATTTTGCAAGTTCTTTAATATCATTCATATTAAATTTCTCCTATATATAGTAAAATTATATACTTTATCATTTAATTTAGCAAGAATTACTTCTTATTAATAATAAAATCTTTTTTATAAATAGTTTCTTTATAGTTACCGTTATCATCAAAAGAACCAATGGCATCTTGGCCATGCTCTAAAGCAAACTTCTCTGCTTCTGGTCTATCTTTAAATAATTTATTTAATCCACAACTTGCTTGTGCATCTCCATCTGTACTACTCCAAGTACCTATTGAGTCAGCAATTGCTGATTCTTCACTACTTTGTAGTTCATTTAATGCCTTTATAAATTCATCTTTATTTATTTCACTAATTCTTTTATTCCAATCTTTACTCTTAAATTCAACACTATAGGCGCTCTTTAATACATCTTTTCCAGATAAATCTTCACCTGTATTTTTATCAAAAGTTCCACCGTTGTTTGAAAGAGTTGCATTATAAATCTTTTCACACACTTCTTTACTAAAGTCTTCTTCTAAGTGTTCTAGAGAAAGTTCTTTACTAACACATTGTTTTCTTAAATCTTTTAAGTTATCTAAGTAACCTAAATTTCTAAATTCTTTAAAGACTAAATTACCAAGACCATATTCACCATCGCTTGCAATAGAGGATTTTCTTAAATCATAAATATCTTCAATAAAGTCTTCAATACTTTCAGCAGTTGGTTCACCATTAATTAAATTAAAGTATTTATCTTCCCATTCCATGAAGAGTTTATCAAATGCACTCTCATCTAAATCAGGAATATCTTTTTGTTCAGGTTTCTTTAACCAACCATTATTTAAGGAATAAATGCCATTACTTTTTGCTTGTGGTTCATCCATTTCAACATAGATTTCACTTGGAATACCTTTGATTTTAATATCATAATTCTTATTAAACATACTTCTATAAGCACTATATAATAAAGGATATAAATCATCTGGGCATTCTAAACCACTTGAATCTGCAATTAAGTGAATATCTAAATCACTATCTTTTGTATAGTTATAAGAAACATTACTACCTAATAAAACAATATCTTTAAGAGTAAATCTAATACCATCTTCATTTAGTTCTCTAATAAATTGATAAGCAATTTGTTCAATCTTATCTTTAATTTCAGGTTTTAATTCTTCACCATCAAAGAGTTTAGGATTTAATTCATCATGTTTTTCAATATCTTCATCAATAAGAGATTTATCTAAATCAACAAAGAAATTATCGCCATCCCAACCATAATTAATTACTTCATAATCTTTGTCATTATAATTAATTATATATGTTAAAATTGGTTTACTTTCATCTTTTCTAACATTATAGTTAGCATTTGTAAGGATTTCAAAGACATCTTTACCACTTGGTTTATCAATTAGAATATTGTGTTTTTCAATACCTTCTTTAATTTCATTTGTTTTAGTATATCTTTCTGGTGAACCAAATTTTTTAATTAAATACTCTTCGGGACATCCAAATATCGCTCTAAGTGGTCCAGTCCATTGGGGTGCTAGAGGGTCAGACCTTGGGCACTCTCTACGATAAGGACAATCTTTACAACTAAATGCAACATGTTTTTCAATATCTTCTTCTATAGACTCTTGTTTTTTATTCTCACCCCAACCTAAAATAGTAATGTTTGTAGCAGGTTTGTTTGTCTTTCTATTAGATACTAAATCATCTTGACCAAGAACAATATCAAACCAATATTGAGGTGCTTGAGATAAATCAGGTTCATATAGAGCATCAGTTGTACTATATGGGTCATTTGTATAAACACTATATCTATACTTGTCTCCTAAATCATATTCTTGTTTTCTTAATGAAGAAACATCTCTAGGTTTTGCCCAGCCATTATTTTTAAGTATTTCAGTTGCTTGTTTAATTGATAATGGAGTAAAAATACAATTTTGATTACCTAAGTCAAAATGTATTTCTTTTGCTCTTAAATCTGAAGGAAGAATCTTCAACAATTCTTTATTTGCAGTTGCATCATTAATACCAGACACACCAATAATACCTTCTTCTAAGTCATCACCAGGATTAAAATCAATTTCAACTTTCTTTAATTGACCATCTTCTTGCTCATCCCATTTAACTTTTTCAACATTAGAAAGATTAATGCCCATTTCATTAGGAATAACATCTAAAGGTAAAGGACATTCTTCTGCATCTTTTTCAATATTCTCATTATCTCTAACTTGAATCTCTTTAACTTCTTCTTTTAATTCTTTGCCATATTTTTTAACATATGCTCTCGCATCTTCAATAGAATCAAAATCAGAAGTTGAATTAGCCCAACCTCTATTCATCCATCTATTTGTTGCAGGATTAAAATCTTGGGTTCTAAAATAAACTTGATAAATAACTTTATCTTTACCTTTTCTAGCAACACCATTTACTGTCTTGAAATTATGTTGAATTGTCTTAACAATTTTATATTCATTTGTTTCTTCAACAACTTCATCATTTGTATCTTCTTCTAAAGATTCATTTTTATTTTGTTTGCCTAATTTAAAATCATATTCAAATAATAAATCTAAAACAACAGGATTAGATGTTAATCTACTTTGTTTTTGATTAAATACTAAACCTTCACTATAATCATCAATTGTTTGACCAGTATTCTTGTCATAAGACCACTCTAAGAATTCTTTTGGCATATCTTTAACAATATCTTCTTTTGTAGAAATATCTGCAATCCAAGAACTCCAAGATTTATTTGCTTGATAATTAATTTCAACATCTGTACCATCTCTTTTATTTAAAGCATCAACTTTTTCTTGAGTTGACTTCATTAAAGAATCACCTGCAACAACAGTAATATTTGTAATTGCTCTTCTCAACCAAGCAAGTAATTCTTCAATATCACCTTTATAAGATTTCTCTATAACACCAGAATACTTTCTTAAAGTTTTCATACTTGCATCTTTTAACAATCTTTTGTATTCATCATAGTATGCAAGTTCAAATTCTGTTAAAGCAATACCTTCTTTTATTTGCTTCTCTAAATACTTAAAGTAAGTTTTATTCTTTGCAAGTATATCATTTCTTGCTTCTTGCTTTGCTCTATCAACATCACTCATTGATTGTGCTGGCTCATCTTCAATTTCAAAAGTTGGTTCATCTTCAACTTTATATTTGTCTAATAAAGCATTAACATCTGCATCATCACTAGAGATAAGACCATTTTCAACACATGTTTTAACTGAAACACTTTTACCATTAGAAAGAGTTAATAATGTATCTTCATCATCTTCTTCAACTTCTTCAATTGTAACATCATCACCTTTATAAGTAACTTTTTTACCAACTAATGAATCACCTGCAGACTCATAGATATCAGACTTATTAGCAATTCTCTTATCAACAAGCTCTTTAGCTGCATCAATATCTTTCATACTACCAACTAAAGTACCTTTTGGGTCATAAACTTTCCAGTAGTTTTTCATATTTGTAAAAAGATTATAACCAGGATGATATACAAGTTTATAGTCTTTGTACATTTGAACTTCTTTATCTTCTTCTAAAGAACAGTCTTCTTCTTTAACAACTTTCTTTTTGCCTTTTTTAGGACCTTTGAATTGAACAAAGTAAGCAGTATGGTCAATTGCAAATCTATCATCATCTGACCAATAATCAACATCATCATAATGTTTACTTAGAATTTCCCAAGCTGCTCTTGCTTCAGATTCAAAAGAATATCTAAATATATCTTCCTTTGTGAAATTATTAGTTTCTCTCTTTAATTCATCATATACTTGTTTCTTATTGAAAGGTTTAGCATCATCCATGTAGTCTTCCTCCATATTAAATGAATCATTAGTTTCTTTACCAAGTTTATTAATATCAACTTTAGTTGTGTCTTCTTTAACAATATCTCCATAAGATAAACTCTCATGAGCGATAACAACTTTATCAACTAAGTTTTCACCACCTGGTATTCTATATACATTATAACCATTATTTTCTGCTATGTCAATTACTTCTGAAGAGGATAAACCATAATTATTAGTAATCTCCTCAATATCAAAATAAGATGGTACTTCTCTTCCATCAGCATAAGTATGTGTTAATTCATCCATAACACTTAATATGACATCATATTCTGTTGCTTCTTGTAATCTTTTTCTCATAATTTAGTTCTATCTTAAAATTTAGCATAAATGCTATTCTTCATCATACTTTTCAAAATCATCATATGCTTTATTTATATCAGGTAACCCTTTAATTGTAGGGAAAGTATCTCTCAAATCACCTTTATGCCAACATTCACCACCCATGGCATCCATACCATTATTAAATGGTGTACCATAGCCAACATGTGGGAAATCAGTCTCATCAAATAAACACCAATTTTCATCATCTACATATTCTAAAGCATATTTAGAATTCTTATTTTTCTTATTTAAGAAGAAATATATTGTTGCATCAAAGTCTTTTGTATGATGATTAAAATCAACTCTACCTTGGTCTGAATTGTTTCCAGTTATGCACCATTCAGTGCCTTTACCGTATTTAACAGATGCTTCATAGGTATTAATTTTTAAAACTAACCAATTATCATCTTCATATATTTTTTCAGAACCTGCTTTGCCTAATTTATTTATCTCTCTTCTTGTTGGAGTTTGTTCAACATCATCTAATGCAGTTTTCAAACTATTAATTGCACTATCATGTGCCCATTCTTCATAGTTTGAAATATCAGAGTATTCTTGAGCCCTTTTATACCTATCTTTAAGATTTAAAAGTTGCTTCTCATTTCCCATCCAATAATAAATATCTTTTGCTCTATCTGGTAATCTATCTTTCAATTTAAAAAATCTATTAGCAAGTTCATCTCCTGCCCATTGTCTAAACTTTTCTATATCTTGCTTAGATTCATTTAGAGATTCACTAAAGAAACCACCTCTAATATATGCTTGATTAATTGCTCTAATAATATCATCAGCATCACTTACATCTAAATCAAATAACTCATCACCTACAGACGTATAGACTGCTAAAAGATTTTCTCCTTTACTATCTACTTTCTCTTCTGGGAATATATCATACCAATAAAATTTTCCTTCTGGTTCAAATAAGTCTTTTCTATCTAATATCTTTCTAATTGCATTAAGTTGTTCTGGTGTAGGTCTTGCTTTATCTGGCATACTTAAATATGGGTAAGTAACATTCATTTTTATACAATTATCATAAATAGCATTTAGATTGTACCCTTTTTGATATGCCCAATCTTCAAAATCACTATGTTCATATATTGGGTCTTCTCCTACTTCATCCCAATATTCTTGAGCATTATCTGGATTTAAGAAATGACCATTAGGAAGAATATAAGTTGACCACATATAAAGTTCTTCTTGTCCAAATTCTTTATCTAAAGCATCTAGAACATTATCTTTAACATCTTCATGTAAAGATTCTTTAATATTGTCATATTTGATGTTATATTTATCAGCATTCTGTTTTAATTCAGCATTAATGTTACTGTTAAAAATGTTAGGGAACTCATTTGTAGAATGAGCACCTTTAATGCTCACTATTTCTAAGACATTACTTAAGTCATATGATGACACACCAATTTCATCTAAGAAAACTATGTCATCATCATAATGATAATATGCTTTGCTTATTGTTTTAGTTTTATTAAAATTTTTAGCAACTGCATATCTACCCTTTGCAACTGCTACAATATCTTCCTTATTAAATTTACATTTCAATGTTATTCTGTTTTTGTATATTCTGAATCTATAATAATCAGTATAGAACAGTATTATTTTTGTATTTCTATCAGTAACATTATCAAAATGCACCCAATCATTATCATCAGGAATCCACTGACCCTCAATAACATCACCACTAAATAGTCTATAGAACTCATCATTTGTTATAGTTCTATAGCAAATAACCTCATCAGATAAATCATCTCTACTTATTGGTGTTGAAATTTCTATATCTTTGTTAAAAGTTTCTTCCTCTAATGATTCACCAAAGAAACCTCTAGACATAGCAAATTTAACATCACTTATAATCTCATCACTTGTAGGGTTATTAAATTGTAAGTCCCATTTTTGATGAGCATAATTTGTACCTACAAATGCTTGAATATCATAAATCTTCTTTGAGTATTTATTCTTAAGAATGTAATCAACAAAATCTTGTAATGAGTTTAGTTGACTTGAAGTTATTGAACTATAAGGAATAACAAAGTACGCTCTATCTTCAATATCAGCTTTTGAGCCATCGTTAACTCTTATCAATTTAAAGAATCTAGTAAAGAAGTTTGTTAAGTTAGAAGTATCAAACTCATTTTCTATTTCTTGCTCATTAAGACCTTCAATATCCATTAAACATTGAAAAGCTAAATCACCATGCATTTCAAATCTTTTACCAGATAATAAATACTTACCATCTGGCATAATAAATGCAGGACCACAAGATTGATATGTATTACTTACTAAATCAGGATATTTTTTACATATATCTTCCAAAGTAAATGAAAACTCATCGCCCTTAATTTCTACTTCTTCATTCATATGTTTAAAATAATGAACTTGTTGAAGTCTCTTTTCAGCTTCTTTCTTAGTATCATAAGTTCCTAAGTTCTTAGTTCCATCTTCACTTTGAACTTGATATTTACCATTATTTAATTTAACTATTTTTTCATTTAGTTGTTTAAATTCATCTAAACTATATATTTCTAAATTGTGAGGTTTAGCATTCTTCTTTAACCAAATTTCATTTTCTGGGTACTGTTTATTTGCACTATAATAAACATAAGTATGCTGAGTTAATTTCCAATCAACATCTTCTTCATTAATTTCTCCTACTAGAATAGTCTTAAAATTATTTCTATTAATGAAATTCTTATCTATTGTCCAATGTACACCTAAGTTATTTAAATCAATTTGGTTTTTATCCTTCCAAAGTAACCCTCTATAAACTTTTAAAGGAAACTTTAGATTATTGCAAAAATCAACAACACTATCAAAATCATCCTCATGGTCTTGAGTTGTCTTAGTGGCTAAATCTTTTTGAGAGTCTCCCATATTTTTAAAGTATCTCATTTGCTGATTGAAAAAATTCTTTTTAACTTCCTTTTTATTGGTGTTATATTCTTTTAAAGGCTCACTAAAGAACCCACCTCTAATATAGGCTCTATTAATTGCTTTAATAATATCATTTGCATCACTTACATTTTCTTTACTCATTAGAGAATAGCCAGCATATAATTCATTAAATTTATCTTCATCATGATGTGGATATTCTTTGTTTATCTTCTTAGCATATTTATTTACTCTATCTATATGAGCATGAGTTCTTTCATCAAACTTCTTTTGATAATCTTCTTTGTCTATCTTCTCAGTTAAATAGCCTCTACCATATGCTTCTTTACACTTCTTAAGAATCTCATCTGTTGTATAATCACTATCATAATATGTCTTAGGTGCATAACTTTTAAAACCAACAGTTAATTTATGATGAAATCTAAAATACCAATCTAACCACATTAAAAGTGAATTCCATTGAGTTTCATTAGGCCTATCATCTGGTAACCAAATATATTCTTCAAAACCACCATTGACTCTAATACAACCTAATCTTTCTAATTCTGGTGTTTCAACTTGCCAAAAATCTTCTTTTGCATAACCTTTATCATATAAGAATTGTTGAACATCTCTATGAGTAGCACTACCTGAAGCACTATATTTACTTACTGGTATCTTACTTCTCCAAATAGTTAGAAATTTTCCATCTGGCATAATATAACTTGGACCATCAATTGGTCTATCACTTGTACCTATTTCTTTTTCTGCAAATTCAATAGTACTCATATCAGCATCTTCATTCATATGCTTAAACATCTCAACATCTTTAAGTCTCTCCTCTGCTTCTTTCTTAGTATCATAAGTACCTAAGTTCTTTCCTTTTTCACTTTGAACTTGCCACTTACTTCCCTTTTTAACTATTTTTTCATCTAACTTTTTAGTTTCAATAATAGGTTTGGTATTGAACACTACAAAGGTAGTTTCTCCACTATGTTCCCAACACATACCATCAAAACCTAATTCAACTAAATGTTCTTTGAAATCTTTACTTAAAATATCTTTTTCAGTTATTTCTCTATTAAAGAACTTTTTGGCTTCTTCAAATACATCATTTGTTTCCAAATCATATATTTTAGAAGTATCTAAAATGCAAGTAAAGATGTTTTTACCATGTTCTTTCGCATACTTTTTATCAGTAGTGAACCAAACACCAGGTTCAGTTTTAATATGAGTTAAATCAAACTTGTCTATATCACTATTAGTTCCGTGATAAACCATTATCACCTTATTATCTTTATTTTCGTTAGCAACTTTTTTAACTATTTTTTCTTTAAGAGATTCTCCTGCTTTAGCATGTATATTACCACCTTTTCTAGGTTCCATAATTTTCTTAAATGTACCAGGTTTTAAATCATAAACAACTGTACCATAACCAAAATTATCAAGACCACTAAGTCCTTGAGCATCTTTATTAAGATGTGTAACATCAACACCTTCATAACCAAGGCCTTTCATAAGCATTGTAGATATAGAATCTTCACTATTACTTTCATATGCTTTATGAATAATATCTAAAAGAGTTTTTTCATTAACATTAAACATCTTACTTAATGTTTTCAATGCATACTTTAAACCTGAAATATTTCTTGCTTTATAATGTATAGCATCTTCAACATGCTTTTCAATTTCACCTGATTTCATTGTGTCAATGTCTTTCCAAACATATTCTTCAAGGCCATATTTAGCAATAAACTCTTTAACAAGTTTTCTATAATTATCTAATGACTTGTCTTGTTCTTTTACAGCATCTTCATAATCTTCACTATCATCGGATAAATCATCTAAATCATCAAAATCTAAATCAATGTCATCATCGTCTAAATCTTCATCAACAAGAGTCCAACCAATATTAAATAATTCATCATCTAATGCTTCTTCATCAAAATTAGAATTTAACCAAGTATCTAAACTTGGTTCATAACCATCATTAATTTCTTTTAATGTATCATGTAATCTATAAGCACTATCATTATCTTTTGGTTTATAGAGATTATAATTATCTAATTCAATTTCATATATTGGTCTACTTGGTTCATAATCATACTTCTTTATCTTGTTATCTTTATCTAAACCATAAGGCCCTTCTTTACCAACAAAATAGAAACCAGTACCAAAATGACCAGTACCTCTACCACCCATCATCTTTCTAGTATCTGTTTTCTTGGCATAATCTAAGTCACCCCAAGTGATTGCTTTCTCTTCATTTAAATCTTCATTTATGTGGTCTGCATATTTATAGTCTTTTATTTCTTTAGGCTCACCTAATGCTTTATAAAGTTGTGTATTTTCTAAAGAATTTTTATTTACTTGTGACCATTCTTTAGTTACATCTACAATTCTAGTATTTTCATAATCATACTCTCTTCCTGTAGAATAGTCAACAAAAATATTTATCTTTTTATCATAAGGAACGACATTTAAGTAAACATTATTGGCTTTATTATAATCTCCACTAATATATCCATATTGTTTAGCATACGCAATCATATCTGCATGTGTATTTCCATATGGGCTTCCTATTAACCACAATTCTTCTCCATTTACATGAACACCAACTAATTTAAGTGCTCTCTTACTGTTTAAGATTTTATTCTTAATTTCATAAGGAGAAGAGGAAATTAAAATTCCTGTTTGCTCTATTTCTTTTAAACTTTCATCTAGAGATTCTTCAATAACTTTAACAACTGAAGTAAAAGGAATAATGCCATGATATTCTACTGTTGAATCATTATCCAAAACATTCTCATCTATAAACAACTTTTCTTTATCTAATTTATTGGTATCTATTTTCAATACAATAATATTGTCTGCATATTTATCATAATCTTCAACGTCATCTAACCATTCTGCAGTTTCAGCATAAGAATAAGCAACATCTTTATCTAAAGCAAGATAAACAACACCTCTACCTTTACTATCAGACCACATTTTTCTTCCTGTATTTCCAAGACCTTTCTCTTTAATTGATTTTAAGAATGGCTTATATGTCGCATGATATAGATATTGTGGTAATTCAAAATCCACTTCTTCATCTAATGATTCATTTACTTTACCTAAAACTTTAACTTGGTCAAATAAACCAAATGTTTCAACATTCTTGTCATTTATACTATCATATTCAATTGCTTTAATTCCATTGTAACCTAAACCTTCTAAGATTCTCTTGAAAGCCATTGACCTTACAACTGGTCTTATAGCAAGTCTATATGGATTAACACTATACTCATCAGCAACATTGTCAATTACTTTTCTAATTGCATCTTCACTAATGTTTAATCTTCTAATAATTGCAGTAAATTCTCTAGAGAACTTTAAAGGAGTTGAAGGAATCATATCAAACACTCTAGCATCAGTTTTACCTACATCTAAAAGATTTCCTAGAGTTGCACTACATTTATAAACATAACCATTACCTAAGGCAAATGTTTTAGCATAATCATAATCTTTTGTAATCCAATTTATAGGTCTATTTAGATAACCTTCAATATCTTCAACAGAACCGTGAAAATAGACATCCTCAGACACTTTTTCGCTTTCATTGAGATTTTCATCATAATTTTTATTAAACCTGCTTAAATAGTCTTTTGAGAGACCTAAACCATTTAATACACTACTTGAGATATCTCCACTCTTAATATCAAAAATTAATCTATTTGCTAACATAATAGGAAATACATACAATCTTCCAGGATGTACATGTTCTAATTCATCTGCATCAAAACTATTGATAAAGAAGTCATCAAGTTCACCATCTGACCAATCACTAATGCCACATCTATTGTTTGCCCACATGAATAATTCAGTATAGTCTTTTATAGGTGAGATTAACCAACCATCATAATCTTCTTCTAGAACTATATATTCTGCTTCATTTTCTAAAGTATATTTAAGTGAATTTAATTTTTCTTCTTTTGTATTACCGCTAAGAGAGGCTAATTCATAACCAGCAAGTGCAGGTAAGTCACCATCCCACATAGAATCTTCATCAAATTCTTCACCTGTTATTCTTTTATACTCTTCTGGTGTTATATCTCCATTAGCACATGCTTCAAATTCAAGATAACCATCTGGAATCATATCATCAACCGCAGTTAAAAGGTCATTAAGTTCATCTCTACTATAAATTTCACATTCATTGCCTGTATTATCTGTAAAAGTTTCTTGAATAATTTGCTTTAAAACATTACTATCAATTCTTTTATTCATAATAGCATTAACTAAAATGTTGCTATTACTTTCATTTTTATAATCTGCTTTAATTTCATCAATAACAGGAGCATTAGGAATATATGGAATACCTACATCTTCAGCATTAAAAATTTCACAACTATTATCTGGATATACTGCTAATGCATATTTAGTATCTTTGTTAATAAAGAAATAGAATCTTACGCCATTTTGTGAATAATATTGGTCAAAGTAACCTGCGCCTTCTTCTCCATTAGCCCATCTCTTTGAACCACTAATACACCACTTAGTACCTTTACCATACTTAGCACTTGCTTCATAGTTTGTAATCTCATATACTTTCCAGTCATTATCAGAATACACTAATCTAGCACCATCTTTTTCTTTATCTTTAAGTGCAGTCTTTTCTCTATGCTGTTTTAAAAGTTCATCCACATATTTCTTCAAATCATCTGGAGTACTATTTTTCATCCAGTAATAGAAGTCATTGTATGGTGATTTAATTCTTGGTTTTAAGAAAATAAAGTTCTTAACTAGACTATTAGCAAACATCTCTTTATCATCATCTAGGATAAATTTTTGAGTTGTATTATTAAGAATCCAGTTTTTAAACTTCTCTTGGTCTTCTTTTGCTTCTATGATAATTTTCTCTTTTGGCATAATAAAATCCTTTATTTTGTTAATCAATAAATTTAGCATGATAAATGTATTTTAATTTGAATGTTTTACTCACGCGTGTACATACGCGTATAATAGCTTTATATAGCTTATATATAATATATACATACAGTTATATAACAGTTACAAAAGAATTATATCAAAAGAAATACTACAAAGAAAAGTTTAAATAAGAAAAAAGCACTATTTCTAGTGCTATTCTTTAACTTTAATATTTAATATCTTAACCCCTTCTATAAGCATATAGATTATTGCCGAGGTCAATTTCATCACCATCGTAGGTGGCAAGGAAGTGGGCAATGCCATCTTCACTGATGCATTCTTCAACTAAACTATCTAAGTCAATAAGATTATTATCTACAACAACTTGTGATAATTCTTCATTACTATAGATATCTTTAACAAAATCTTCAACATCCATATTAGAACAGAGATAATCTAAGAATTCATCTTTCTTGTATTCTAAGTCAACACTACTGCTTAAGGTTTTTTCAGCCCATTCATCTTCACCATCAATAATGAAGTCATCATCAGTTAAGATACCCGCATCAACCATTTCAGCAAGTAATCTATTATCATATTCAGCATCACCTTCAGATTCAATGTCATCAATATAACCTCTATAATAATCATACATATCATCTTCAAATGCACTCCAGTCAATAAAGTTATCTAAGATATATGATTGGAAACTTTCAGAGAATGCTTCTAAACCCATTTCATCATAGATTTGTTCAATTTCTTCAGTAGCAGCGTCATATGCTTCATCATAGGTGCCAACCCAATATTCACCTTCAGGAGTAATAAAGTTATGACCATCACCCCAAGAACTTAATTCAATATCTTCTTCATTAACACCTAAATGTTCAGCCAATGCTTTAATGATAAATTGAGTATCATCATCTTGAATATCATCTTCTCTTAATTTTAAATCTTCGTTCATATTGTTTTCCTCACTAGAATTATTATATGCATCAAAATCTACATTGTCAATATTAAAATCTTGTCTTACTCTTTTATGTTCACTTGGAATAAAGTCAACAAAAACAGTACAAGTATCTCCATCAATTTCTTCTAAGATACCTTCTTTGTTATCCCAAACACTATTAGTATTTTTAATTTTAACTTTTTGTCCAATATTCATAATTAATCAATGTCATCATATTCAGCATTTTTTCTTGCTTGATATTCTGCTTCTTCTCTATCTAGTTCAATGTCTTCTTCAACTTTTTCTTTGAATTCTTCAAATGCATCTTCTTTACATTTATCTTTAAACCATTCTTCCATATCAGATTCAACAGCATCAAAAACACCAAATTCAACAAGAGTATTCCAGATGTCATTGTCTTTGCCATCAATGTTAATCATTTGTCTATCAAACCATTCTCTAACACCTTCAATGAATGTATCAAATGGAATTTCATAGAAGTAACTATCTTTATGGCCTTTGTATTCAAATTCTGGATAGTAAACTTCGTATCTTGTTTTGTCATCTTTCATTATTCTTCACCTTCTTCTTCAGATTCTTCTGCTTCTTCTTCAATTAATTCTTTAATATAATCTATTGCATCATCATAAGAATCAAATTTGTGAGTATCTAAGACATTTTGAACCATATCAACATCTTGACCTAATTCATTAGCAATGCTTTCTGCCCAATCACTTGAATCTTCTTCATATGGGTCACCATATTCTTCAGTTAAGTCTTCAGCATATTGCTCTAACCATCTATATAAGTTACCATCAAGTTCATCATAAGCAGCTTTATTTAAGCCATCAATATACACATAACCATTAACTTCAACACTTGCATTATAACAACCAGCATTTTCACACCAAGATTCAACTTCCCATTGAATGTCTCTTTCACTAATATTACCTTTTTCTAAGTGTGCATCTAATTCACTAGGAATATCAGCATCAGTTTCATATGTAGGAACAAGACCTTCATCATCTAACCATCTTTCAACATCTCTATAATCAATATCTAACATATCAGAGGTTTCTTTTGCTAATAATGTTGGATTTGCTTTAATAGTATCAACAGCAAACTTCTTCATATCTTCAACCCAACGGTCATAGTAATTACCATCATAATTATTTTCAGCTGAGATAAGAACAGCATCCCAGAATGGTGTTTCATCATCAATTTCAACATTCATAAGGAACTTCGCAGCTGGACCTGCAGTTTCAATACCATAGTCTTCAAACCATCTATCACCATCATTGAACCATCTATATTCAATTTTATTAACTGCTCTGAGGATTTCACCTGCAAGAGTATCACATTTACCACTATCTGGAACTAACACATCAAATAAATGTTCAAATGACCAATCATCACCAATTGTTTTAACAATTTCATCAGCTTTTGCTTTAAGTTCATTTTCTTTAGCAATTTTGGCATCTCTTTCTGCTCTTTGTTGTGCAACTTTATCTCTTCTTGCTTTCATTCTTGCTTCAAAGTCAGCTCTTTCTCTTTCTTCTTCAGCATCTAATTCATCATCACTCATGATACCATCATCATCAGGTGCTTCAGTTAAAGTTTCTTTGTCTTCATTTAAAGAATCATTTAATAAATGGTCTTGTGCTTGAGTAGAAAGAGATTTACACATTTTTTCTTTATCTTCTTTAGACATTTTAGCAACTCTTTCTTTTGCTTCTTTTTCATCTGCACATGTACCAAAAGCAACTAATTTATCAACTAAATCTTTATCACTACAAGATTCTTTTAAGTCTTCATCTAAAAATAAGAAGTTCTTAACAATCTCACCATTCTTTTTACAAATACAATAACCTACTGAGTTAATATCATAAGTAAAATCTACTAAATCTTCTACATCATCAAAATCAGCTTCAAATGGACCTTTAACAATGCCATAAGAGCCTTCAACACCCTTCTTGACATAATCATTTACAAATACTTCAGCTTCTTCTAAAGATTCAGTAGCAAATTGGTCATCATCATAAAAAGAAAGTTTGCCACCATAGACATTATCATATTTATATGCATCATATTCTTTATCATCAGGATTTAATAAAATACCTGTTTCAACTTCATAATACTTTTTCATAGTAAAATCTCCTATTAAGTCAATAAATTTAGCAATAAAAATTATCTTTATGCTTTATTTTTCTGCTATATTTTGTTTTATCTCTAAAGATATTTGCTCTTGTAGTCTTTTGCACATTAAAATGTAACTCATTTCTAAGTTTAGTTTGGTCTACCTTAATGTGAATAGTTTCTTTTTTCATAAGCAATATTATTATAAATATAAAATTAATTATTGTCAACTAACAATTTATTTTTAAGCATTAGTAGTTACTTTTTGAGATAGGTTCTCATAAATGATATATAAGCACATAAAAAAGAAGCATTAGTCTTTATAGACCATACTTCTTCTTAAATTCATCATATTCTTCTCTTGTACACCAACCATGCCACAATGCTTTCTCATACCAATCATTTTTTCGTAAAACTTCTTTTGTAATTGGTGTAAATATATTTATTGAGTAATTACCTTTTTTAAATTCTTCTATGTATCTATTACTTCTCTTTAGCATCATATCCCAATTTCTTATTTCATCATTAGCCCAGGTACTTGGAGCTGATTCATTAGGATTATTAAATTGTATATGCTTAACATTGGTTATATGAAATTCTAATTCTGGATATTTATAGTGTAATAAGCAAGACCATATTAAATCTTCAAACCCCTCATTTTTTTGAGGGTCAATATCAACCATTGGTTCTTTCTCATAAATATATCTAGAAATCGCACATAAATTTAATTGAGCATTTTCATATTGAATAAAACAAAACCCATTTGGATGATTATCCATTTCATCTAGATAATTTGTTGTTGCTTCAACTGTTGATTCAATTATACAATCATCATCACACATGATTAAATAATCGTAATTTGATTCTAAAAATTTTTCTCTTAATGTTTTTCTTGCTTTGAGAATACCTAACTTTGAATAGTAAAAAACATTTGCATTTATTGAATCAGGCAATTTATAATCTTTCCAGTTTTGGGCAATAATTATAATTGGAATACCTTTAAAGTAGATGTCTAATTGCTTAAACAGTCTTTCTAGTCTATCTATTCTTTGAGTTCTTGCTTCTTCATTATCTGGTAACCAAGAAACTATTCCAATTACTTTATTTAATTTATTCATTATTTGTTTCCTCTTTAATTTGAAATAATTTACAAATTTCTCTTTTAAATTTACTTTTATTTTCCTCTATATTATCTTCATCAAGTTTTTCAAGCATTATAGCTTTAAGTTTATACTTATCAATATAGTAATTAAATTCATCTGAATATTCATTTAAATAGTGCTTAGTATTATCTTTAGGTTGAATTGTTTGAACAAATATTACTCTATTTAATATTTCATAATTCTTAAATAAATTCAACAATTCAGTTACACCTAAGTGATTAACTTCATGAGTTGAGTCATTAATGAACCAGTTATTAAATGTGAAGATGAAAAAATAATCGTCATTTGTTTTGCATTTATTTAGAAAATAATTAAATGTATTAATTCGTTTAGTTAATTCTAATTTATACTTAGTTGTAAATGGATTATTGTGTAATATCTCTACAAAATTAAAATCATATAATAAAGGATATGAATCTTGTGGTGTAATATATTTATTCCTTGTTGAATACCCTGAAGAATATAATATCTCAAAATATTTATTTAGAAATAAAGCCTCTATAGCATCAGTACCTTTTATTAATACATTATCTATAGGGCCTTTGAATTGACGATTTTTACCAAGTAGCACAATACTCGCACAATTGCTTCCTATTGACATGAATTTTAAATCTTCAAATTTCACAATAAAAGTCCTTTCATTAGTTCTTTAAATTTAGCAAAAAGAGATGCTTATCACATCTCTCTTATTTTTTATTGTTAATAAGGATAACAATGACACTTATTTTTTGTATCATAAATACTTAATGCATATTGAGGGCATTCCCATTCTGCCCACCTAACATATTGTCTTGCTTCTTTTAGTGTATTAAATGGTAGTTCACCAATAGCTGAATGATAAACTATATATCTATTAGGGTATCTAGGTTTAGCCATTATTTAATCTCCTCCACTTCTTCATAGTTTAAATAATTCCAATTCCCCTGTTTCATGATTTTGATAATAAATCTTATATTCATCTTTAGTAAAATTACTTCTTATATAGATTCTATCTTCATCATAGGATATTATACAATTTCCAAATATTGTTACATGATTTTTTGTATCAAATAAAATATTTTCATTAGCATGAATATCTGTTAGAAGAGTATTGTATATTTTATGAATACTGTTTTTAATTTTGTAGTCAGTCCAAAGTGCATAGGCATTGTTAAGAGAATAATCAGTTTCTTCCTTATCATCAACAGACCATTCATGCCAACTTAATGTATTGAATCTATAATCAATATGTAAACAAATATCACTCATATTATTCTAACTCTTCCATTGTCAATGCCCAAGTTTTGCCATAGTCTTTGAAATGTCTTGGTTTGAGTTGTGTATCACTAAAAGTTAATAATATCTCTCTACTATGTAATCTTGTTATTCTAAATTGATTTATAAATAAAAGTTCTTTTAAATCATCATTATCAAGTTTTAAGTATATCCCATTCGTCAATGCTCTAACTAAAGTCAATAAATCAATACCAAGTTCTTCTTCATTATCTTCTAATTGACCAAGTTTGTTTAAACAATCATCATAAGAAATATCTCTCTTTGGACAAAAATAATCAGTAGTAATATAGTCTTTATTTGGTTTTGCCAATTCAACTTCCCAATCTTGATAATGTCTTGTTAATCTTGTATTATTGTTAATATCTTTTCCATATACATTTTTCATAGCAATTCCTCTTCTTCATCATCTTCTTTCTCATTTATTGAATAGAAGATTCTATATTGACCACAATTAGTATAAACTATTTGTTCAACTTTATACCCATCTTTTTCTATTGCTTCACACTCATCACAAACATCTCTTAAACTTCCAAGTTCGTATTCATCAATATTTATATTTGCACAATACCAATGTTTCATAATAATACCTCTTTCAATTCTTCCTTGTGTTCAAAACCATAATCAGTTAGCAATATTGCACCACTACTTTTAGCAACATAGAAACATTTTTTAATAGTCTCTAATTCTTTGAGTTGCTTATAGCAAGAATTACCTAAATCTTGGTAATCTTTCATTACTTGTTCTAGGTCTTGCCTTACTTCTTCACATTCTTTAAGTTCTTCTTTAATGATTGATAAGCATTCTTTAAAATAGTCATACATTTGTTCAGACCATTTATCTTTATATTCTTCAATAAGTATTTCAAAGTCTTTTATGGGGTTTTCTTTTGCCATATCTTTTGTGCATAAACCCATTTCAACATTAACCTCTAAACCATTTAAGGTATTAGAAACACCAGTTTTATAGTCACTAGGTTCTAAATTATTCTTGTCTTTCATAATAATACCTCTTTTATTAACTTACTAAATCATAGATACCTAGTTTTTCTTTAATTTCAAAGAGAGTGTTAGCAGATTCAACATCATATCTATCTCTTCTTCTAACTTCAACAAATGCTTCTGCAGCTTTAAAAATTGCTTGTAATAAACTTAATTCTTCTTCTGTAAAATCTTCTTTAGTCATAATCTAATACCTCTTTTAATGAATTAATAATTTCTTGGTTTTGCTTTAAAATTAAATTATATACGATACATGTTTCACCTCTTCGTGCAATTAAGTAACCACCAACTATTTTTATATCAAATAAAGATATAAGAATCTCTAATGCTTTTTTATTTCTTAAATAAGATGTTTCAAGATTATTAATTCTATCTTCAAGCATTTTGATATAATCATCTTGTGTTTCTTTTTCTTCAAGTTCTTGTTTAATGATGTCAAAGTCTTTATTGATTCTTTCATCTTCTCCACATTCCATATCATGAATGTGTCTAATTGTTTTTAATTTATCTAAACCTTCGCTCATGATAACACCTCTTTCAATAAGTAATATTCTTCTCTTGTTAACAATGGTTGTTTTTCTCCTTGATAACCAAATGAACGCTGACCACAAATAAACCAACTACTAGTGCTATTATATTCTTCTAAATAATCTTCATAAGACCAATCATCAACAACACAAGTATAAATAAAGTAATCAGCATCAACTCTTTTCTCTTTAATAACAACTAATGCTCTTGAAATGTCTGCAGTATCTATTTTGAACTTTTGACAAATAACCCAATTGTTATGGAGAATGCGCCTCAATTCTTCAATATCTTCAATTCCGTATTGTTGCATATAAGTTTTAATTTCTTGATAATCTTTAAGTGCTTTTTCAATAATGTTAAACTCTTGACTAAAAAAGTTACCCATTGTAGTTTCACAACCAAGAGACAATACTTTTGGCAGTTCTTTTAATAGTTCTAATACATCTAGCTCATTCATAACAATTCTAATTCTCCTTTTGCTAACTACTAATACCACTTAATCTCACCTTTGTATGCTTTATTCATAAAATCAATAATTTGTTCTTTATTCGTAAAGTATTCTATTTGAGATATATCTATTTCACTTCTTTTAACAATAGATGCAGTTAACCAATTAATAATTTCAGCCTTTTCAAAATCAAATATTTGTGGAAAACCAAAAACTGGTTCATAGTCTTTATTAATTTTTTCACCTAAATCTTCTTGCAATTCATCTACCCGTTTTATTTCAAAACCTTGGGTTACAATATAACCATATAAAATTGCACCAATAGAACCATCTTTGAAATGAATAATACCTATCATAACAATTTAAACCTCAAATCATCATTCAGTTTTGTTACAAAAATTAAACCTTTACTAGTCCAAATAGCACCATAAAATATATCAAACTTTTCTATTGCTTCTTCACGGGTTAATTCTTCAAAATCATCATAGAAAACATCTCTTTCTTTATCATAGTGGTATTCTTCGTGAGCATCTTCTTGCTCACTTTCTTTTTCTCTTTCCCAATAATTTATCCAGATGCCTCTAAACTCATCACACAACTCTTCAATTGTGTCTGCAAATTTACATTTATTGTTCTGTCTATAACAAAATCTAATTCCTTTTTTTGTGGGATATATAAATTCAGTGCTTCTACTATTAGACTTCACTACTTCATAAATGCCACTTTCAGTTCTGATGTATTTCATAGCAATACCTTCCTATTAACATTATAATGAGGAAAATGAATTTAGTCAATAATTATTATTGTAAATTTATTCCTGTTATAAACAGAGGGATACTTCCTAATACTGGAATAAAGCCTGTATAACCCCAATAGTTAGGTCTCCACCACATTTTGTGTTCATTACTATAAATCATTACTTTCATACTATTTCTCCTCAATATAACACCAACCACTTCGTGGAGCACGAGTTAGTCTTGTGGCATAAAATAAATTCTTTACTCCATCAATGACCACATTCTTCTTTAAAAATATAAACTCACTAATCTCTTTTGGTTTATTAAAGATTTCCAATTTGGTAATGTGAATGGCATAACCATTATTTATATCGCCTAAATAGTCGCTTAATTGGTCGTAAGTAAGGCAACATTCTTTTAGTAATTCTTCTTGCTTTAATGTATCACTAGCAATTTCATATTCACTACCATAGCCGTCAACTTGGTATTCGTAAAGTCTTTCCACCTTATCGCACCAAAATCTAGCGACTACTTTGCCATTGAGTTCACAACCAGGCCAAACTTTATCAATAGGTATTTCTTCAAACTCAACAAAATCTTCATCCCACCCATAGTCATTATAAGCACATTTTATGTGATGAACTAAACCTTTCTTTGAGTTCTTTGCCACATAAGTATATACCCAACCAACATAGTCTTTAGGAAACTTTTTTCTAATTAAAACAGATAAATCACCATTTAGTAAGTTACAGCTTTCTTTAGATGATAAAACTAAAATCATTACTTTCATATTTAATTCCAAATTACTTACCAGTTGTATAAGTTAAGCTTTCTAATGTCTCATCTGAAACACTAAAACATGCAGGGCTAATAAACCAGTTAACCCAAGGGTTCTTATAATTGAATTGCCAAGTTTTAATTTCAACTTTAAACTTATAGACTCTATCATTATAATTTTCAACTTTTTTATAATAATCTTTAGTTTCTAACTTTTCAAAAGTAATATCAGAAGTAAAAGTTGTTTTACCATTATCTTCTGTAAGTAAATGATAACTTTCTAAGACATCTTTCTCATTTTTTAATTTGTTAACTTTTTCTTGATAAGCATAACCTACGCTTTGAGCATAATATGGATTACTATGAATAATACAAACAATACCACAAATAAGTGCAATAAAACCTGAAATTGGTCCGATAATCCAACAAGCCATTGGACCTGCATCATCACAATAGTAGTCCCACACTTTAACTAATAAAATACCTAAAGTGATGAGAATGACAAAAATACCAATAAAAATAAGTTCAAGAATCATAGATTAATTTACCCCCTTAACTAACCCTGCTTTAACCATATCTCTATATTTACATTTACATTTAATAAGTTTATGTTTGTTATCATAGAGTTGAATATCTCTTGGAACTAAAACTAAGCCTTCCATTTCATGTTTACCACCATTAAGGGTTGACATGTGATGCTCAGCAACATAAGCTTTTGCTTCATCAAGAGTACCTTCAAAACAAACGGGTACAGACGGTAAACCAAGTTTATTAGCAACATCATCTACATTTGCTCTATTTAAGTCAAAGCCTGCAATATTAACATCAAAGACGATGAAACTAACATCAGTTCCATTTTCTACATAATCACCACCAGACTTTTGAATTCCAGCACCAAAACCTTCACCAAAGATATAAACTTCCGATTCTCCAAAGATTTGTTCAAAGACATATTCCATTTCTGGAGTCATAAATAAATCTTTTAAATATTTATCAAGTTTTGGAGGTATTTGTGCTTTGTCAGTATGCCCAGCAATTTCAATATCATGTCCATCCCAGTGAACTCTAATATTAGTACCATCTATTTTTTCAGTACCTTGCCAGATAATATTCTTCAATGTTTCATAAGGTTCATTTAAGCCGACAACAGTTCTAAACTTTTCATCAAACTTAAATATATTACCAATCTTTTGATATTCTTTTTCCATAATTATCTCCTCACAATATTAAGTAATTCTTTAGCACTAATCTTACATTCAAGAGTAACATCAATTCCTGCATCAACACAATCAATCGCTTGTTGTGAAATTGGAATTAACTTAAGCATTTCTAAGATGCCTTGTCTTCTACCATCTTCTTCTCGCCAAGATAATAATTTTTCATATTTATCACATTCGGCATTCCAAGCTTTTTGTGCTTCTCTTTCTGCTTTTTCATTACTATCAATATAAACTGTACAACGACTGGCTGAAAGCACTTTACACTTAGGACATTCATAAATATAATCAGTGCAACCATAATAGTGTTGATAGTTGCTACCACTCATATCTTCAACTCTTCTATTTGGCATAGAGCCACAGATTGGACATCTCTTTAAGGTAATTTCTTTTTTCATGGTATTAATACCCCATTTCTTAGTTATATTATAATGTAGTTGTATTAGGATTTCAAGTATTACTTAATTATCTTCACCTACATATTTATAAGGTTCATATTCATCATTGTTAGTTTTACGAACATACCTATCATAATGATTTTGTCTATCATATTCTATAGAATCATGTAAATCATTTGCACATTCAGGACAACCATGTTCTCCACAATACATGAGCATATCACCATATTTTACTTCTCTTCCACAATGAGGACAAATACATATATAGTTCATAATATCAATAATATCATCAGCTTCTTTAAGTACTTTAATTCTTCCAATGTGGTTCATTTTATTAGTCCTTTCAATAGATTTTTATTATATAAATCATTACAATCATAAACTTTGTTATTTTCTAACCAACCAGAAGATTTAAGTTTTTCTACCTCACTATCTCCAAGCCAATGTCTAACAATTAGATTATTATCAGCTGTAACATAACTAACATAGTTATCATTACTTGATTTACCGATAGCAACTAATTTTAATTTATTATGTCTTCTAAAATTTGCCCAATCAGGACCTTGCAATCTTTTAATTATCATTTAAAATACCTACAGCTTTCTTTGCTAATTTCATATTTAACGCATCTTTATAAAAGTCAGTTCTAATCTGTTCTTTGATGTAATATGGTTTAATGTCAGCAATATCATCATCAAGAATAACAAAACTTTCTACATCATGAGTACTAATCCATTCAGCAATTTCAGCACCTCTATCACAAGTGTATTTAATTCCTTTTTGATTAATACTTACATTATAACAATCTTCTTCTTTAAAACCTAATTGATTCAATCTCTTTATAGATACACCACTACAAGTTTTATCATAGATTTTAAACCCATAAGGCTCAAAGTGTTGATTTAACTTATCAATTCTTTCAGGACTAAATCTCCATGTAGAAGATAATACAATCTTAGCATCAGTATTTTTAACAATATATGATAAAGCATTTAAAGTATCTTCATATGGCATATCCCAATCAAACCACTCTTGTTCAGTAATTAAACCATTTTTGTGTAGGTTATTTAATTGAACTGCTCTATTCTCGGAGTTCATCACACCATCAATATCTAAAAATATCACTTTCATAATCTAATTTGGGTCAAATGCAGAGCAACAATGAGTTTCACCTAATTTAAGATTCCAATAATTGCATAAATCATCTTCACAATTACTATGTTTACAATGACTACAAATATGTTCTTTATATAATTTACAAATCTTTTCATTTAATTCATCTTTTAAAGGCTTAACCACTTCTTCATATTTATCAAAATATTTTTGTCTATTTAATCTTCTTTGTTCAGCCAAAGCCTTTAATTTTTTATTATTTTCATTTGCTTGTATAGAAGTAATAGCTTTTTGTTCAAAAGTACCATCATCTTTAAATAAATATGTAATACCACAAAAACTTGCTTTATCTTCTACAATACCATCTCTATATTTATATTTCTTGTCATTAAAATAAGTGATGATATCTTTAACTCTATTAATTCTAAAATAGTGATGGTACATAGTATCACCAAAATTAGTTTCATAAGATTGTCTAAATTTATAACCTTCTTCAACTACAACAGAACCATCTTCATTAACTTGTTTAATAGTAGTAAAAGTAAATTTGTCAGTATCAGGATATTTTGAAGTACCAAATGTACCAAAAGTTTCTCCACAAATAACAACTCTTTCACCAACTTCAAACTTTAATTGTGCTTCAATATTTTTCTTAGCCATATTACTTACCTCACAGTTATATTATAAATTTATAGAGTAATTGTGTCAATAAATTTCTTATCTAACATAATATTTCTAGAGTTAGGACAACCAAATAATTGTTTAGTTGTAAGTTTTTCTTTTCTAGTCATATAAGAAGTTGCAACAACTCTATTTGCATGTTTAGAGACACCTTTTTTCATGTCAAGCATTAAATCATCAAGAGACTCATAAGCTCTACTGACAGATGCTTCTCCGTTATCAAAATAGACAACACCATAATAATAAGTCATAATTAAAACCTCCACTTAGTATTACTACAACTATTATACATCTACATCAAACTATTGTCAATAAAAAAGATGTTTTTCAACATCCATTTCCTTCAGTATATACAGTTTTTGACTTTTAAATAACAGTTAATATATAGTTATTCTATATTATTATACAATATATTTTATTTACATTAATGCAAAATTACTAAAATTGTAAAGTAAATAAAAAAAGAGGACCCTTTATAGGACCCTCTTAAGTATTAGTTAATAAGTGGTAGTCAATTAGTTGCCACTGACAACATTGACATCAACAGGTTGTGCTTCATCAACAACTTCACCAGCAACTAATAAAGCAGTGTTTAAAAGTTTGAGGTCATATAATGTTGAGAAACCTTGACTATTGCCACCATCAGCAAATTGTAATAAGGCTGTTGGAACGATTGCCATATATGGAGCATAAACAGCAGCAGATGTAGCTAAATCATCACCATTGAAACCTAAGACAAATTTACCTTTTTCAATAGCTGGGGAGACAAAGACTTTTAAGCCATTGAGTGTACCAGCAAAGTATGGGCCAGCAATTTTACCACGGGAAGCTTCTTTCCAACCTCTCATTAATGGGAGCATGACTTTGACATCAGATGCACAAATCATGTAGTTGGCAGCATGTTTACCGGTGCGGTCATAGATGATTCTAGAACCATTTTCTAAGACTTCAGAGAATGATTCATAGTGTTCAGCAAGACTAATACCGTTTGGACGTCTCTTATTGAACTTTAAGGTTTCATCCACTGGAGCAGATTCGGCTAAGAGTTTAACAACTTCAGTGTCAATTTCATAGGATAATTCACCAACGGCTTGAGTTTGGAGTAATTTACCTAAGTCAATGTTATTTTCTTGTTGAGCTTGGAAAGCAGCCATTTGAGAGTAGTAAATAGCAATACGTCTTGGTTTGGCTTCTAAGGCGATTCTTTCAACTCTAACATTGTAAATTGGGAGGTCATGTTGTGGGATTAAGGTTTGGTCATATAAGTATTTAACTTTGACTTTACCAGAAGCACCTTCAACTTTGATTTCACCAAGTTCCCAGTTAATAACAGTGATTGTAGCACCAGAATCAGCACCAACTAATTGTGGGGCAAATCTCTTATCAACAGGTGTCCAGGCTAAGACGGCTTTACCTTCGGCATCAAGTGTAACTTCTTCAGCAACAGCAGTGGAAGTGTAGTTCATTCTATCTTCGGTCATTGGACCTAAAGCAAATGGACTATTGAATTCGTCACCTTGTTTGATACCACCTTTATTACTACCAGCAACAAACTTGTAGTATTGGATGGAACCTGTGAAGGATGGCATTGGTTGAACGATAACTAAATCGTTAGCAATGAGGTTTGGAAGAACGACTGTAGTAACATCTAAACAGAACTTTTTGAAGTTACCCATGTCAGCTCTTTGTGTACCAACAGAGTTGGCAAATGCTTCGTTCATTTTGAATTTGATGAATTCAGAACTATTATTTAAAACTTTAGCGATTGTTTCTTTTTGGGCTAAGTTTAAGGAAGCATTTTCATGATTTTTAGCATAAACGCTTTCAGAGACAGCTAATCTTCTCTTATAAGCTTCAGTTAATGAAGTATTCATTATTTTCTCCTTAATTAAATTATTGTAATATGATTTTATTTTATTATTAGACAGTTTCAGCAACACCCATAAGTGTATCATCTACAAAGTCATCTGTATCTTGACTTATTGGTGCTTTTTCTTTACTACTAATCTTCATTTGGACTTTTCTGTCCACATTGAATGGTAATTTACTTATGTTAAGTTCATAACTTTGAATGCTTTCACAAACTCTATCAATATCATCAAGTGTATAAGAATTACTTAATTTACCTTTGATTTCATCAGCGGCAATACCCATATTCTTTGCTCTTAACTCAATATATTTATTGACAGCAGAATTGGCTAATTTCTTATAACCTTCTTTGATTTTGTCTGATTTTGCAACCTTTGTTTGTAACTCTTCAATAAGTTTATTTGAATTGTTTAACTTCTCATCATAAGATTCTTTAAGAGCATTAACTTCTTTTTCATGGTCAGTCTTTAAACTGTTCATGCTTTCAGTAAGTTTTGTTGTAGATTCATTCTCTGCAACTTTCTTTGCTTCTTCATTCTCTTTTGTGAGAGTGTCAATAACTTGACTCTTTTGTTTAAGTTCTTCTTCTAAAGTTGAAACCTTTTTAGAAAGTTCTCTAGAATTTTTAGCAATAGTTGTAAGTCTAATAACTGTAGATTTACTTCTTTCTAAGTCTTCTTCTAACTTGCTAACTTTAACATCATTAACTGCGGCTTGCTCTAAGAGTTCTTTGATTTTGCCTTCTAATTCAGAATTCTTACTAAGTGCTTCTTGTAAGTTCTTGATTAATTCTGCGGACCCATCATCAATGGCATCAGTAGTTTTTTCAACAACATTTGTAACTGTAGAATCACTAACTTCTATATTCTCTTCCACTTCTGGATTTGAAACTTCTTTTGGTTCCTCAACATCAATATTGAGGTTATGTAATGCTTCTTCCATTACTTTTCTATCTTCATCACTTGCTTTTTCAAGTGATTCACATAATGCTTGTTTCATTGTCTTTTGTTTACTAAGACCTTCAGTGAATTGTAATCTAGCACTTTCAACTGCAGGGACTAACACAATGTCAAAGCATTCACAATCGTATGTTTCAGGGTCAACTGCTTCTTCACCATCCTCATCAGTGTATAAATCACCAGTGCCTCTAGATGAAATACCTAAAGTTGAACCATAATCACATAAAGTCTTTAAGATTCTTCCATTTGGAGTATCTAAGATATCTAAGTAGGCAATAAGTCTACCATCTTTATCTTTCTTTGGTGGTTCAGGCATACTAACAGCAATCTTTTCCATATCAATTTCTGTTCTATCTTCTGGGTGGCCTAATTCACCATACATGACTTTATTATTGAATTTTTCTTTCATGATTGGGTTATTGAAAACATTTTCCCACAATTCTTCAGAATACTTTCTTCCGTTTCTTGTAGGATTAACAACATCAGCAACAGGACCATAAAGTCTACCTAAAATGTGTCTCTTTTGCTTTTCTTCTGTTGTTAAATCTTCAAATGCCAACATCTCTCTAATTTTATCACTCATTTATTTTATTTCCCTCCTAATTTGGAAGTTTAATTAATATATAAATGTATGAGAAAACTCTCATCTAATTAATTTAGCAAATTAATTTAAATTTTTTATTAATTCTTCGGTTTTCTCTAACATTTTCTTGTTATCTTGATTTGTATGCCATGTAGATAAACTATCATCTGTAGATATACTTTCTTCACTCAATGAATATTTATTAAATATATATCTCTTGTCAGGAAATCTTTTTCTCAAAGCATTTACAAATACTCTATCTTCAAACCCTTCTTCTAGTTCAGGATTCACATCTATAAAATCTTGTTTCTCAAATACTTCTCTAGATATAGCAAACAATTTTAGTAATGTACCTTGAAATTCATAAAACAATCCAGGATTATACTCTATTTGTTCTAAATATTTTTTACCATCTTCATCATTACCACATATTATACTATCATCATCTAGCATAATAAGATTATCATAATCACTTTCTAAAAAGATTCTTCTTAATTCTTTTCTAGCATTTACAATGCCAAGTTTATCATCATATCTATAAATAGTTGCCCAAGGAACTCTAACTAGTTCTGATTTCCAATTTTGTGCAATAATGATGACAGGTAGTTGAAACAAGTTATAACACTTACTTAATAGATTAAATAATAAACACAATCTTTTATTCTTTTTCTCAACATTATCAGGAAGATAACTAATTATACCTATTACTGTTTTCTGCATAGTGAGAATATTATCTTCTCCCTTGTACAGTCTCAAATGCAATAATGTCTGCTTTAATTAATCTAATAAGTTTAAGTGCAGAAGTAATATCATAATCAGTATAATATTTATTTAATACTCTAGTAACTTCTTCTGCTCTAGCATGTTTAAAGAATAATTGTTTATTATCTAATTTCTTTGCAAATAAATTAACTTGAAGAGCATATGCATGAAGAGTGGTTATAATTGTTTCAACATCATCAACATCTTTTACAATGTTTTTATATAAAGGACTCTTCTTGCTATTATAGTTCTTTCTCATTCTTTCATAGAATTGGACAATCTCTAATGGTCTATTATCATTAATAAACTTAATTGTAGAGAGTTCAATCCCAGGAGTTGTAAGAGTATTCTTAATTTGTTGTGATGCTCCTGCAACTCCTCTCTTTTCTAATTCGGTTAACAATAAAACTAAATCGTTCTTTTGTATCATATATAATAAATCCTTTCAATTGATTGTAATACTATGCATTACCAGTTAAATGTTTGTTTTCTTTAATTTATTGGAAATCTTTCTTTTTGTTTCTTCAGTAATATGCTTACCCCTCATACCATCACCAAATCTCTTTCTTGTTTCCTCAGTAATTAATCTACCTAGAACATACCCTTCTGGACATTCATAGGCTCTGGTATTTTTAATTCCGTTATTGTACCAATTTAATTTTCCTAAAGGTAACTTTCCATTCTTCCACCCTTCTTTTAAATAATCATTTAACTCTTCCTTTTTGATGTGTTTATTTACTTTACCATCATTTATCACAATAGTTCCACCAGTTGTGTTGTAATCTTCAGGTTTTCTACCTGCATGAACTTTAGTTATCCACTCATCTTTAGTTATATTAGTAAGAATCATACCTGGTTGGTATCCTTCTGGAGGGACTTTGTCTTTCGGAATAAATTTATTTTCAACTCCATTGTTGTACCACTTACAATTAGAACTTCTTTTTCTAATTTTTTCCACTCTTTCTTTAGATAGTTTTTTACCTTTAAGAGAAATTTTATTTGCCTCACCAATCTTTTTTCTAGTTTCTTCAGAAACTTCATGATGTGTTCCTCTTAATTTAGAAGCAATTTTTTCTTTAGTCTCCTCGTTCATCTGATAGATTCTACCTAGTTGCCAACCTGCTTCTAGATATATATCTAATTTATCCTTATCTATAATAGTGGTTACTACACCATTATTTATATGTATTCTACCTGTATATAATTTGCTTCTTAATTTAAGTGCTTCCTCTACTAACTCATTATAAGTTTCTATTCCAGGCAATGCAGTATAATCTTTCCAATAATTCGTTGAATCTTGATTAGTGAAATCTCTATGCATTTTTATAAGTGAATTTAAACATAAACTTTTAAACCAATCCACAGATGCACATTTATTTAAATAATAGTGTGCTAATAAATGGTCACTATGTGTAAGATTGACAATATTTTCTTTGCTATTATCAATAGGTAGTGAGCAGTGTTTATAATAACTTCTGGGAATGATGTGATGAGACTGAGTTTTAAATTTCTCCTTTTTTGTTTCTCTATTGTTTTCAATTATTTCACAATACTTGTCCAAATATTCATTATCTTCAACAATACCTAGTATTAATAGTTTTTCCTTGAGGGTCATAGGATGCCTCCTTTAATGTATTCATTAAATTTAGCACCCTATTTACCGACTCTTAATCATTATCAACCAGTGAGATTCCCATTTCATCAGGACTTGGTAAATAACTTGCTTCACCTTCAGTTGGTGCTTCTTCTGTAGGTTCTTCTACAGGTTCTTCTTCTGGCATTTCAAGAGTTGGTTCATTACTTGGAATTTCATTTGTAATGTTTATGTCAGGAGAAGATTCTTTTGGTGTGTCTTTTTTATTATCTTTATTGTCATCACCATTCTCTTCTTTTGCTTTCTCTTTAGCATCAATGTCTTCTTGTAGCAATGAAATAACTTCAGGGTCACTAACTGTTGATGCTAATAATGATTTTAAAATCTTAAGTTTAAGAATGTTATCATCAACAACAGCATTGACTTGAGACATAACATCTTGAACAACACCCATTTGATTTCTTGTATGTTCTCTTCTATCTAATTCTTCTTGAGTAACAGGAGTTTGCATTCTTAATCTAAATCTATTAATGTATGTTGAGTAACCTCTATCAATAAGAATTAAATTAACATAGTCAGTTAACATTTGAATAAAGATATTTTGAATTGCTTTAATTTCTTTACCATATCTACTTGAGATAATTGTTAATGAACTACCACCATTAAATCCTGTGCTATCATCAGTTAAGTTAAAGAATTGTTTAGGAACTCTCATATCTCCATAGAATTTATTTTGGAAATAATCTAAGTCATTTAAATTCTTTGGGTCATAATCTCCACCAAGAATTTGAGAAGTAACATTTCCTTGACCATTATGTACTGGTAAATAAAGTGTATTTTCAACAGGTCCTGGATTTGTGTACTCTTGAATAGATTTACCAACTTGCATAGCAGATTTTTGTTCAATAAGTTGTTTTAATCTATCAACATAAAGCTTTGCTTGGTCTTTTGACATATCACCAATATCAATATTAAGAATTCTAATAATAGCAGATTTTGTTAATCTACTTAACAATACGGAGTTCTCTAATAAAGATAATTGTCTCCATGTTCTAAATTGATTGTATAACAATGATTGACCTTTTCTAACTTTAAAGGTATTAATAGTAGTTGTTTTATCTTCATCATATTCTTTATCATCAGTAAAGATTGCAACTTCTTCAGGACATCTACTAGCATTATTATTATTTAAACAAGCATGAACGAAGTCTGTAGCATTATAGATATCAATATCATTTTGTTTAACTTTATAAAACATAGAACTATACATGTCTTGATTTGTAATATTACTTTGAATATTAGTTGGTGCTTTAATGTAAGCCATTGTTTTACCATGTTTTGTTAATTCAAACATCTCACCAGGATTAGCAACCATTTCGGTGTAAAGTCTATAGTGGTCAGAATCCTTGTGTAAGTAAACATTAATATCTTCTTCTAATTTATCTTTAACATCTTCATTTAAAGCCTTAGAAGATTTGTTAAACATTTTATCATCATCTACATAGTCACTATCTCTAAATAATTGTAAATATAAATCACCATATTTAATTAAAGAATAGACCCATTCATAAGCATGTTTATCAACATTTAAACTATCTATAATATAATTGACAAATTTACTTACATCATCATCACTACTTTCACACCATACAATTTGACCTTTTTCATTTGTTTCAATAACATCTTCAGTGTATGTTTCAAGTATAGCAGAAACTCTATCATCTTCCGCCATAGTGTCAATAAGAGAATAAACAGATTCTCTAGTTTGAGCAACATTACTAAAATTGTCAATAGCTGCCAAATCTATTGCACTTGATTGTATGGCGTCTAAAACTTGTAATGTAAATGAATCATCTACATCAACACCTATTTCTTGAGGCTCTTTTGGAACTGCTTTAACTTTCTTTCCAACAAGATTTGTATTGTCTTTAGTTTTATTATTTGGCATATAATCTCCTTTGTGAGTAATATATCATTAAATTTAGCATCATTTGACTACATTGGATATAGAATATCATCATATGAACTGCTTACATTTTCATCTAAGTCTTTTGAACTAAACCAGTCTCCCATTTTCTTTAATTCATTTTCAAGGTCAACGGTTATTTGTTTATGTATTGAGGTTTGTTTTTCATTAGAGTACAAAGTGAGTTCAGCATCTTCTCCATAATCATGAGCATACTCTTCTGCATGGCCACTTGCATTATAGATAGCACCACAAACGGCGTCGGCTTGGTCCTTACTACCTCTTTTACCACCATCCGGGTGGTCAATCTTTCCGTTATTATTGTTAATCTCTAATTGTACTAATTCAGTATATAATAATTCTGTTTTATATAAAGAAAGTCTACCTTCATAAATAACATTTTTAAGATATTGGTAAGGTCTACAAATTCCACCTTGTTCACCGGGAATTGATTCAACTCTATCAACTGATAAGATTTTACAATCAAACCCCTCACCTGTTAAAATTTGTTGTAAGTCTGCAGATTGATAAGTATCGGTTGTAATACCCTTAACATTAAACCCTACTTTTCTTAACCATCTAACAAAGTTTCTATTCTTTTCAAATGATATTTGCCTACCTGTTGGTGCTTGTATAGAAGTACTAAATGCAAGTTTAAACATTAAGTCTTTACCAGGGTTACCATCGCTTGTAGGTTTCTTACCAACAATCCATACACCAGCAATACCGGTTTTGTCTTTACTTTTAGACATATCTAGGTGTACATATAAAGGTTTATTCATGTATTCTTTATCTAGAACATCACCATTAAACCAATCATAGTATTGAGCAGTATCATCGGGGGCATCACCACAACTAATAATATCAGGAAGTGGGTTTTGTCTTTTAGCATCTACAATATCAGATACTCTACTTGCGGATAAGAATTTATTAGAAGAAAAACTAGAGATACCTGCATAGTCACAAAGTACTCTTTCAAGACCAGTCTTAGCATCTGCTTCAAAATCTATAGGTATTTCTATTAATGTATAACCTTTTTCTCTATAGAATTCTAAGTTATCATAATCTTTTCTAGGAATAACCAGGTTATCTAGGAACTTATTACCTAAACCTACCCAGAATTTTTCTTTACTATATGTACCTTCAGGTTTAACTTTCCAAACAGGTTCATCAATAATTTTAACATTATCCCCTTCAGTTTCGGATAACTCTTTAATATAAGATTCCATAAATGATTGTTCACTTCTCTTAGAAGAAGCAACAACTAATAATGTTGGATTCTTACCCTTATAGATAAATCTTGTCTTCATACCACCTTTAGCGGTATCAATCATATCTTTTGCTTTTTTCTTTTGAATCTCAACATCTTGATTCTTTAAAAAACTACTTATATATTTCTATATTTAGACTATCTCTTAATCTTATATTGTTTTGTCCTTTATAAGACCCTTTGCACTTCAACTAAATCATTTCATATTTAGTTTACTCTACTCACTTGTTCTAATAAGTATTTCTCTTATTATATGTTTTCGTTAGTCGTTACACCTTACATTTAAGTCTTGGCACGGTATTGAAGTTAATCGTTCACCGTTAGCACGAATAGTATTCATACACCCTATATTTATAGGTTCACAAAGTTTTTCATATACATTTCTGCATAAGGAGACCAGTTTAGTTAATCTCATCAAAGAAGCAATTATGAGAACACACACAATTACTCTTAGTTTTTATTAAAAAATTATTGTAGGGATAAGCATCAATAACATCATAGTACTGTTTAGGTATATCTAGTGTATGATGTGTAATACTTTTTATCTTCATACCATAAGTTTCCTCCCCTTAACAAAACCTTCTGGGCATTTTTCACAATAAATTGCTATTTTACCATTATTGTACCAATGATAGTTCTTAGGTAAATTTGATTTCATCTTAGATTTAATTCTACCCTTAATAAAGCCTTCAGGAACCATTTCATTAGGATGTAATCTTATTTCTCTTATTCCATTATTATAAATTATTCTACCCCTATTCTTTTCTTCAACAATTTTATGAGATTTTTTTAAATGTTGAAGATGAATATCAGACTTCTTTTTACCTTTTAATGCTTTTGATACTTTTTCACCGAAGTTAGCTGGTTTCTTTTTACCAGTTAATATGCTTGAAATTTTTCTTTTAAATTCATCATTTCTAATTTTACCTTTATTGCCTATTGATATCTGTTTTCGCGTTTCTTCTGATACTTCTTTATGGTATCTACCATTTTTTTCACCTTTATGTAATTCAGACCACTTTTCTGTATCATTTAATGAATTACCGCCTTGACCACCTTTATGTATATTATAACCAAATGCTTTATCTTGTGCTTTGTAAAGTTTTATATACAACTTCTCAAGTTCATTGAGTTCTTCTCTTGAATAGCCAAAACAAATTATTTCTCTTGTAATTACACCTTTTCCATATTTTTTTAGGTCTTCTTTCCATAATTTACCACTACCATAGTAATGTATATCAAACTCAGACTTCTCTCGCTTCCCTATATAAACTCTATTTGTCTTAGTATTTACAAATTTATATATGTAACCAAATGGTTTTATATTTTCATCAAATAGTTCATCATCTTCAGTTAAATCTTTAGCCATTTTATATGTACCATTCTTAAGCATGAATCTATGTGTTGGGGTACATTTAATAATAGAGCCGTCTTCAAGTTCAATTTGATATTCTTCATTTGTTTTTAAAGTTGGCTTTACTGTACAATGCTCACTAATGACCTCTTCACCTTGTTCATCAATGGATATAACTTGAATATCTTTATCTACTAATGTATCCAATCTCTTAAGACCTTCTGTTGTTTTAATCATTGTCTCACCATCAAGACAAAAGAAAATTGGACGACCAATAACATCATCACTTTGAGAACCTATAATCAATTCTAAAGGGTCAGGAGGGTTCCAATATGGATTATTATTTCGTTGAGTCATTTTGCCCTTATTCATAAACCAAGGGCTTTTTTGAATTGTCTTTTGAAACTTATCTGTTGCAATTGCTTCTGCTAAGTCTAACTTAATATTCATAAATGCAAAAGCAATCTTTTCTGTATTCTTAATATGATAATGTTCTAGAGGGTCTTTAAGACACATAACTCTATACATTAAATATGGACAAATAACACCACAAGCAATTTCAGATTTACCAATGCCTCTAGCACCAGATTCTAATAATGTGTCATAGTCAGTAGCAATATTTGAAGGAAAAATATCTTTTAATTCTTTAAGCCAAAATGGATAAAGTTTAAGTTTACCTGAACCATCTTTCCAAGCATTTCCTAAATATTTATCATCATTTAAAAAGGTTTCAATGTCAACAGGTATTTCTTTATAATCTGCATAAAGCAACTCCGCATATGTTCTAGAGGAGCCATCTTTAGCAAATTCTTTTAATATCTTTAGAACAGTATCTTTTTGCTGTTCATTTAAATTCTTTAGTAACTCTTTTGAATCGTCCATGAAATCTTCACCAACTTATATACTACATTTAATTTAGCAAAAGAAAAAGGTGAATAATCACCTTATTTCTTAATATTTTTGAAATATGC